CAAAATGCCACTCCTGGTTCTTTTGTTTATTTTGGCAACAAGGCTAAATCTAGTTCTAGTGCAATGAGTTTTTTGGGAGCTTATTCCACCAAAAATAGAAATTCTGCTAAAAAAACTTTTCCTTCTCCTCGTATTGTTGCTAATGCTACTACTGCTCCTTTTGGTGGTACTATATTTCTTTATGAACAAAATGGTTGTGTCTTCGCGCAAACTCCTTTACCCAATAGTTCTACTACATGCTTCCAATACATAGAAAGCAAATATCCTGGTGTTAATTGTAAACAATTTGGCGCTACTCAGCCTACTACAACTTCTAGCGGCGCTGCTGCTACTGAATGCAATTGTTGCCCCACTCCCGTACAAGGCGACTACTAGTATTATTCACGCTTTGTTTGCCGTTACTACAAATGAAATTTTGGGTAGCTTATACTTCAAAATATAGAAATTCTGCTGTACATTCTTTTCCTGTACGCCTCTCTGTACTGGTTATAATTGTGATATTATAAGTGGTCATATGTAATCTTATTCTTTTCTTTAACAATAAGATTCTTCATGTCATCGCGCTCGTCTTCTCTTTTCCCGGTATGTGTTTGTATAGATTATGTAAATCATATGCGACACCATGTTCGCTTATTCGTTTGCCTTGCATTTTCCTCACAAACTCTTCTTTGTTGAAATGTATTTTCTCTCCTTCTAAATGTGTCGTTTCTAAAATAAATTTACTGTATTGTCCTGGTTGCCAAATAGGAATTTTTAAATATTCTTTCATCTACTATACTTTTAGAAAATATACTTTTAGAAATATACTTTTAGGAAATATACTTTTAGAAAAAGTATAGCAAAAAAAGAAAGAGTATAGCAAAAAAAGAAAGAGTATAGCAAAAATATTTACGAGAAAGGTAGATTACTTTTCTTGAAAATGTTTAGAAACATCTTTTTTTGGTATTAACGCTGAATCACATGTCATTTCTGAAACTTTATTTTCTGGAACTTTATTTTCAGTAAATTCAATATTCAATTCAACTTTTTCTTCATAAATTTCATTCATAATTTTGTTAAACTCTGTTAAAGTATCAGAAATACTTACTTCTCTGTTCTTGTCTTTTTCTACATCATAAATATCCAAAATAGTCGATATAATTGGTTCTCTTAAAATATCTCTTTTGTCGAGCTCTATTATTTGAATCCCATTTACCTCTGGTTCTTTGTTTTGAAATAATTTATATTTATGAATAAAATCCGCTAAACCACTTGCTAAACCTCGATCTGTTTGATTTAAATCTCCAGTAATCACCATTTTGCTTCCTAAACCAATTCGTGTTGTCAGCATAAGCATCTGATTGGGCGACGAATTCTGCATTTCATCTGCAATAATAAGCGCATTTTTAAAAGTTCGCCCTCGCATATATGCAAGTGGGGATATCTCAATAACATTGGCATGTATCATGCTGTCAATGTCTTTTTGTGAATAAAATTCTAAAAATATGTCAAAAATAGGTCGTGTCCAAGGATCCATTTTTTTAATGAGATTTCCCGGTAAAAATCCGATATCTTCTTCCACTGGAACAACTGGTCTGGTAATAATAATTTTCTGATATTTTCCTCGCTTCAACTCTCGTATTGCCGTATTGCACGCCAGAAGTGTCTTTCCCGTTCCCGCTGGTCCAACAGCAAAAATAATTTTATATTGGTCGTCATTCAAATATTGATTATACAATTCTTGATTCGAAGATTTTGGTTTATAAAATTTAGATAGTGATTTCAAATCAGGCATATAATCTTTTTTAGATGCAAACATTCTTGTCGAAAAACAAGAGCGAAACGCTAGACAACATGCCAACATTTTTAGATTCATACTAGTTATAAGCAAGTGATGTTTAAGTACGAATTATATTAATTATAAAAAATAATTATATTACTCTTTTAGAGTCAAAGTAATATTTTCAATAGAAGTTTTTTCTTCTTGTTCTTTCAACATTTGCTCATACACTTCTTTTTTAATAAAAATACCATCCGTCTCTGAAAACCAAGAGACCTTTTCTAGCCGGTCAATCGTATGTTTCAAATAACCTAGTGTATTGATACCAACGCAGTTTGGTAAATTTGCCGCACTTTCTAACAAAACATGGGTTTCATTTTTTCCCAAACATCGAATATCATTTCCAATTTGATCAATGCCCTGCAAAAAGACAAACTCCACATTTTTTTTAATAATAGTAGGATCTTCTTTGAAACACGGGTCTATTTCTTCAGCAGGCATCATTTTTTTACGTTTATGATAGAGAGACTTCCAAATCTGTGAAACGGCATCATCATATATTTGATGTTTAAAAAGAACTTTATCTATATTATCAAATAAGGCAACTACACTTTTATCCTCATCTTTTTCCAAGCACTCTTTATAAAATACTAAATTTTTTACAGTTTGAACAATTTCGGAATCAGACAAAAGAGAATTTAATATTATTTTTTTGCAACATTCGTAACCTGATTCTTTATCATTTACATAGGAAGCGCTAATAGAATTAAAATATTCAACGCGATCAACATACAAATGTTTAAACACAAATAGTTTTGTTGAATTAACATCTCGGTTATAGTTTTTAAATCGATGATATAATCCATTAACTAGTAAATGATCTCCTTGTTTCAATAAAACTTCCATGGCGCCAACAATTCCTTCAATTCTCTCAACATCATATTCCACAGTTTTACAAAAATATTTCAATGCCTCATTTGACTCATTTTTCTGCAAAAGTAAAGTACCGATAATAAAAGCAGAATAATACTTCTCTTGAACCCAGTTTGGCAAATCTAAACATTTTTTATACCACTCAATAGATTTATCTATCATTTGACAATCTTTATAACTTTGCGCACAATAAAATGCATATCTACATGCCATGCCTATATCACCTCCTTCTTTCTCTTTATCAAATGCCTTTTCTAGGATTATAGCATCATCATAATATTTCGTAGGATTTTTACTGCGATCTCCAAGACGACCAGACTCAATATAATAAGCGCCATTTAAAATAATAGCTTGATCTTGGCTGCCATCTTTAGAGGTCAAATATTCGTGTAATACCCCCTTAAACTCCCACTGTTTTCTATTAGCAATAAGCAACGGTCGTACATAGGTAAAATCCTTGCCAAATTGAAGATGATACATATTTGCATTTAATGATTGAGGCAACCCAAAATTTCCGCATATTTTATCGTCTGCATCAAAAATAAATAAGTAATCCGTCTTATTATATGCAGCTTCCAATGCTTTTGTTCTATTATAACCGAAATCACGCCATTCATGTTCTACCAATTTTCCTGCAATCTTTTTTTCCTTAAAATACTCTTTGATCATTTTCTTTGTCTTATCAGTAGATCCAGTATCAGAAATGACCCAATAATCAATGGGAATATAACTCAATATGTTATCCAATGTTTCACGAATAACATGTTCTTCATTTTTCACAATCATATTCAAGCATATTGTTTGTTTTGACATATATACTAAAATCGCTGATTTAAATTCACGAAAAATATCGCGACCAACCATCTTTAAGTTACTTTTAAACATATATTATGCATTCAGACTGGGGATTTTTTGTATAAGAAAAAAACGTTTAAATTTCTTCATACCATCAGCAGTATAGCCGTCGCATTTTCTAATTGGTTCCATCTTGTATCCATATACGCGTAAAATCTGTCGAATAAGATTGAGAAGAGGCCATTTCTGTTTTGCATTGGCTTCTTTATGAAGACTTGTTAAAGAAGAGGAGCTAAATACCTTTCTAAGCTGATCAATTTCTTGTTTCAATTCATGATATATAGAAAAATTCAACAATGCTTCGCGATCTATTAGAATCTCTTTGTCTATAAAAGAAATACCGACGCGATCGAGTATTTTTTTTGTGGTTTTATCTATTTCCATTATACAATGCAAATAGATTTTTTAAATTAAATGCCAAATTGGGGAATACTAAATATCTCTCCCGTTTTTATATACTTGGCAATAATTTTTGGATTTATCTTGTTACAAATAATATCTTCTGCCTGATAAACATTTCCTGTTTTGTCAATATAATATATAATTCCCTGTATATCTTGAGCCCATACCTCGATTTTTTGATTTTGATCTTTTACCTCATTCTGCGATTCTGCAACTCCATGTGGAGTGCCTTTCATATGCGTTCCACAATATTCATCGCCCTCCTTCTTCCGGCGGGTGCATTGTTCTCCATTCGCACGCTTCGCGCAGCATCGATCAAAGAACGGAACAACATTCTTTACACGCTTGCGCTTCATAAAATCGTCTTTTTCCAACGTCAAACGTTCATAATCATAAATATATTGAATGAGTTGATTTCTCGACATTTCATTTTCCGCGTCAAAATTCAAGACTTTTTCTCGAAGTTCATCTTTAAAGGTTGTGATATATGCTTCAATTCGCTTATTAATGCGGCGCTCCATTCTGGTTCTTTATATTGATTATTATCTAATCTTATATTTATTTCAATTTTTATATATTATAATTTTTAACTTAAAGACGCTATTTTTTGGACTCAGTGTTTATGACTTGATTTTCTTGTTGTAAATAAAACCATTCTTCTGTTTTTACTGCAATAGTTTCTTCTAAAGAGTGTGTTTCTTTTATTGGTTCTTCTTGTACTTCTAAAACCGGCAATTCAATTGGCGGTTCCATTGGCTCTTCCAAAACAGGTTCTTCGACAATTGGTTCTTCAACAATTGGTTCATCAACAATCGGTTCTTCCAAAACAGGTACTTCCAAAACAGATTTTTCAACAATTGGTTCTTCAACAATTGGTTCTTTGATAACAACCGGTTTTTCAATAATAATAGGCACTTCTAAAACAGGTTCTACTAAAATCTGCGCCGTTTGTTGTTTTACAGGTTCTTCTTGCAAAGTTTGTATTTCTTTTTTCTGTTCATCAATCATTAATTCTATACCATTATCCATACTCTCCTGTAATTCAGTCATGAGAGAACCATCAATATTATCACTTTGCAAAGTCAATAACATACTATTTCGACGCGTTTTATTCATTTGGACCGTATCTTCAAATTTAATATCATTGGTAATTTGACTAAACATTAATTGCAACTTTGTCGTAAAACGTTTCAAATATTTGATATGCAATTTATGAAAAAATTCTATATAGGTAACAAAAAGCGTCAATTTCTCTCGAATGACGATATTATTATATTGAAACGTAGAAACAAAATTATCAATATTTAAACCAATACTATTTTTCATTTGATGGATTTTTAATTCGTGTTCTTTGTTTAAAAAGTATCCGTAAATAGCTTGCAACAAAACAAGCAAATTTTCATGCAAATTCTGGATCAATTCAAATTCATATTTTTTAAAAGGTTCCAAATCTCGATATACTGGAAAATTTATATTCATCAATGTCAATTCCAAAATTTTCTTATCAGAAATATTTTTTTGAATATAATCCACAATAATTTTGCATAATTTGTAATATTCACAATACATTCGATTAATAATTGCATCAAATAATCGATGCATATCATCATGCTCGATATCAATTAATTTCCCCTGAAAATGAAAAGAATCTAGTCCAAACATGAAAAGATTATTCTTATTATTTTTTATAAAATCAGCATAAAAATCTTTTAACTTCTTAATTTTATCTGATAGTATTCCAAATGTTTTAATATTCTCATTTTTAAGATCCACAATCTGTGTAAAATTCTGTTTCAAATTATTTAAACGAACATCCATCTTATGCATTATTTATGGAAAATAAAAAACACAATTATTTTTTTCCAATATTATAAATTCTATTTATCATATATAATATTTTATGGAACTTCCTTCTGAAGATGAAAATCACGCTTTAGAGCAGCTAACGACCATTATCGATGGATCCACAGATTGGTCTCAAGAGCACGAAAAAATTCTCATTGAATGGGCTGATAAAGCCATGTGTTATCGTTGGCTACACTCGCGCGCCAACTCTTTATATTCCAATCTAAATGCATGGTACACTATTCCGGTCATTGTTATTTCTACTCTTACTGGAACCGCCAACTTTGCATTAACTCGCGTGCCACTTGAATATCAGAATTACTTTGCCATGGGCGTGGGCGCATTCAATATTTTAGGAGGTATTGTTACAACGATACAACAATTTTTAAAAATCACACAACTTAACGAATCCCATCGTGTAAGCAGTATTGCATGGGATAAATTTTATAGAAATGTCAAAATCGAATTAGCTAAACACCCATCCGAGAGAATGCAATCTATTCAAATGTTAAAAATGTGTAAAGAAGAATTTGATCGTTTGATGGAAACTAGTCCAGTTATTCCAGATAAAATTATTAGTAGTTTCAAAAGTTCATTTAAAAATAGCGATGCATTTGAAAAAATTGTCAAACCAGAAATTTGCGATGTACTTGTTAGTACGGAATTTTCAAGAAACCAATGGTTTAATGATGAAAATCGCGAAAAACGAATGTCGGAAGCGGCAAAGGTTCAATTGACAAAAGAAAATCAACAAAAACATACAAAAGAAATGAATTTGCTTACATTAAGAGATTTTAAGAGAACCTTTTTCAATTTAAATAATCGTGAAGCTATGGAAGAAGAAATTATTGATAATCTCAAAGATAAGATCGAGGAAGAATTACTAAAAAAACTGATTGAAGAATTTAAATCAGAGGAAATTGTATAAAAACTGGACTAGAACTGCGTTTATTTCAGGGTCTGTGGTAAAACTAACATAGTAACTAATAAAAATAAATAGAATGTTATATAAGTACCATACGAATTTATATTAAAGCCATAAAAATTAAGTATTGTAACAATAATATACATAACTAATAAAGACATGACCACTGTTCCAATAGCTGTACTTGATTTCATATTTTATATAATAGCATATAAAATATAAATACTTACTTTACAAAATAGAATAAATACCATTCTTTTCCCACAAAGAATTCATAGTACTACTATCTAAAGAATGACAAGTCAATGGAATTTGTTGATCATATTCTTTTACAACATATGTTGTTCCATGACAATGCAATGTATCATCATCTAATTCAACTCCCTCTCCTAAAAATACACTATCATAGTCTTGTGCCCACATACTATCTCGATCAGATATTCTTAAATAATTAACTAATCTACGATGTTCCAATGTTGCGCAAGTTGTATCTTGTTTTAATAATTCTTGTGTAATTAATGAAGTATCTGCAGGATCATCCTTTCGATTTTCTATTTTCTTCATATTTCCTAGAAACAAGGCAAAACGTATGATACTTCCTTTTAATGCTGCATTTTCTTTCTTCCAGGACATAAAATATTCCCATGTTTTTATCTTTTCATCTTGCAATTCTTGCTTTTTCTCTTCTACATATTTCAGCATGGATTTTTTAACTGCATATTGATAATCATAAAAATAATAATTTGATCCAAACATACTTTTGTTATTAGATCGACTTTCTCCAAAAACGGAAATAAAATTTTCTTTGTTACTAGTTGTACCCATATAAGCTATTACTGGAATTTCATAAGGGTCCATATTAGCATCCTGCAAAAAGATAAATTCTGGATATTCTTCGAAAAATTGTGTGACTTTTTGATTGACCCAGAAACTACCACACACACTTTTTGTATTGATTAGTTCATCCATTGTTAATAACCACAAATCATTTTTACTGTTTAGATCATGCATATCAATCTCATTTTCTGAAATATCAAAAAATAAATAATATTCTTTTTCATTTTCATTTATAGTTTCATTTATATTTATAGTTTCATTTATATTTTCCTTTGTATTTTCTAATTTTTTCTCTAGGTATCCACAATATTTCATAAATCCTTTCTTTTCATAGCACATCATCATTAAATCGATAGATTCACATGCCTTTAAAAAAACATTATTATGATAATTTGAAAACGATGCAAAGGATATTATCTCTTCATCTTGACATTTATGCATTAAAAATTGCAAAAAAGGAACCTTCCCCTTTGTATTTACTTGAAATGGACAAACATAGATTCTTGCACCCTCTTCTACATTACATGGTTTTTCATCTATTAGACTCTGCAACGCGGAATATTCATAAAAATCAGATATATGAACTTCAATATCTCTATTTTCATATTTTGGCTTTTGTAGTTCAGTTCGTTGATTTTCATATAATTCATCCAAATCTTCTTTCGTATTTGTAAATTCTGAACTTGTATCAAAATCATCTTCGGATTCATCCTCCAATCTACGCATGCCATGGTTCTCAAAGAAGGATGCTTTCTTCAAAGAACTCTTATGAGAAGTACGCGGAATCATGATATATTACTATAGTATTTCATGATTTGTTTATTTCTTTTTAAAATTTATATTATATAATCGATTTATTTGTTTAACTTCATTTTAATAGTTTCTTTAATTTGTTCTTCACGATTTTCCAAGATATATTTAGTCAAATCCTCTGCCTTTGTAGGATCAGTGGAATAATAATTTTGTAAAACTGCCATTAATGTTTTACCATTTATCGGTTTTTTTGTTTTATTTTGCTTATATACTAAAGAACCACCATTGATATCAAAACAATCAATTTGATTTTTTTTCATGACATTTACTAACGAGTCCGTTAGATGCTTCTTTTTATTTTTGCGATCTTTCAACTCTGTTTGTAGTTTATTAATTTCTGACTCTATTTTCATCCATTCTTTTATATTTGTTACTAATTCTTCTTTCGTTTCCATATTACTATAACCATCTATTAAAATTATTCTATATTATTTTTTATTTATCTTCTTATTTACTATGTCTCCCACACAAACTATCTTGTTTTACTTTACAGCCGCACAGAGAGCCCTTTTTAAAACCCGATTTTAATATTTCTACGCAACCGCCAATCTTTTCTACATCTACATTCTGGATAATTATATTTTCCGATTGCATTTTTTTCTCTGGCTTCATTTTTTGTTTTTCTTGCTTCGCTTGCTCTTTTGCTTGCTTTGCTTGCTCTTTCGCTTGCTCCTTTTCTAGCTTCGCTTGCTCCTTTTCCAGTTTTGCCTTCTCTTTTGCCGCGTCTTTTATCTCTTTCGTTTTCAACTTTTCCATTTTTGCATGGTCTTTTACAGCATAATATTTATGCTGTATGCAATATGTTTTCCCATCTAATTCCAGCAATTTTACATTGATATTTGTACATTTTGTAGTTTTTACTATTTTGGTTCCGTCTTTTCCTACCGATGTATAATTCATTATATAAGCACACTTTCCTTTTATGTAATCATCTATATTTGCATTTTGCAACTTTTCTTGTGATTCGTCGAAACAATTTACCCCATGAACCTGATTTATTCCAACTATTTCATAATAAGGCAAAAGTGTTGATTGAATATTTCTACAATAAGGGCATCTTATTTCTCCCGCCTTCAAGACTCGTCTTTCTAAACGATTAAACGTTTTTTTATGATTCAAAATATCATTATAAAGAGGAACATAATTGAATTTGTGATTGCATTCCAATTGAACCCAATTTTCTGTCAATGGAGAACTAGTAATTAAACAGAGATCAAGATCAGATGTTTCTATAGGTTGATCCAATGATTTATATAATTCCTCATAAAAGTTTAGACCACCATTCTCAATAATATAATTTTTTGCCATTTACAATTAATTATATTTGCAATAAGTCTTTATATTTATTATCTTGTACTTTGTTATATTATGTCACCAGCAACGTGGGGTCCGGCTATTTGGGCTTTTTTACATACAATTGCAGCAAAAATAAAGGAAGATAAATATTCTACAGTAGCACCACAATTATTTTCATTTATACAAAAAATATGTAGTAATCTGCCATGTCCAGATTGCGCAGCACATGCCCGAAGTTTTTTATCAAAAATTATTTTTTCAAGAGTTGCGACCAAGCTAGATCTTATCCGACTTTTATTCATATTTCATAATTCAGTGAATCGCAGACTAAAAAAACCCGTATTTACCATTAATAATATTGATAGATACTCTAAATATAGTCTTGTTATTGCATATAATCAATTTATTGCTGCTTTTTCTACAAAAGGTAATATGAAACTTTTAGCAGATTCTTTTCAAAGAAAACTAATTATTCAAGAACTTAGAAGATGGTTTTTAGCAAATCTTCATAATTTTGAATAAAAATCATATTTGACAGTTGCATAATTGTCGTTGGCCGATTTTGAACCGACCCGAAAATGTAAAATTTTGTCGAAATGCGTCACTATTTAGGCGATTGACAGTTTCTTTAAGTTCGTTAGCCGATATATTATTTTTCGGTAGAAGCATGAGAAGGCCCGCACCAAAATACTGAACCGTGCTTAAAAATGCTACCTTGGGTTGTCTCGTAAGAGTGCATATATAAATGCATGGTTTCCCCATATGGTCTCGTATTTTATGTATGTTTCTGGGGGCACCCCATTCAAACCAGTTTTTCTCTGTGAATTTCCGAATGGCTCGTTGCAAAAGTATTGGTTTATGTTCAAGTAAATAATTATTGATTTCTTGAGTTTCTGTGGGGAATGTCTCTGCAAAAATATATTTTTCTACCTTGTTTTCGCCGTTTAACACATCTAGATTTCCTAAAATTGCATTCTTATATACTTCTTCTTTTCCGCTTACTAATCCAACGCAAATTTGAAATACATCGTTCATTAAAAATGCTTTCTCTTTCTCTTTCTCTTTCTCTTTCTCTTTGTGAAATGTAACAAGTCCGTTATTATGTTGTAACTGCATTTTTACACCATTATAAAAGGTTTCGTGTGGCAAAGCAGCGTCTTTACAATACCGAAATGCGAGTACATCAATACTTGCTCCTTGGAAAAGATGTTCATTGTGTGGATGATAAATATGCGTGAATGTACCATGGATCATCATATCTATTATAACCTTTGAAGCACTGGTTGTTTTAAAGAAATCAGATGGAACAATGAAAATGAGTTCGCCTCCTGATTCTAATAATAAAAATGATTTTTTAATAAAATCAATATATAGATTACCAGTTTTTGTACGTACAAATGGCGGATTACCAACAATCGTTTTAAATGTTTCTTTTTCTTCAAATATTGTCAAAAGAAAGTTCTCATATCGTATTACCGATCGATTTACAGCTGGCAATACATCAATTGTTTCATCAATTTCAATCATAACAAACTGTTGTGTTGGCCTTTTTTGTAAAATGGATGCAACTAGATCGCCGCGACCTATAGACGGTTCTAAAATTCGAATAGGATCATTCAAGATGAAACCTTTGACCGCATTCTGCAAAGATTCGTCAGTTGTAAAATACTGTCCTAGCGATTTCTTCGCATGCTTCATAGATTATTTATACATGGATAATAATGTCTAAATAAGTTCAATTTTTAATTTTCTATAATGATTTTATTTTTTCTAAAAGAGTATCTTGATCATTATCGCTTTTTGATTTTATTTTTTCTAATGCGTATTGACCACATGGACCACAATGATCTTCATTTGATAAATCTATTTTATTGTTCATCATTGTATTACAATTTTCTATTCTCCATCTACCAACCGGTTTGGGAATATCCTTTGTTAAAAACTTTTTAATAAGAGTTGTTATATATTTCATAATATATGAGTGTTGTTATGCTTTAAGTAATTTTCTGAAAGAAACAATATCTATGCAATTAGTTGTCCATTTTTATATACATTGCACTTAAATGTCTGTTTTGATGGCATAGAGCATACATCCTTGTTATTAGATATTTCATTGAAAAATAAATATCTTTGCGATTCACCCATGTAAAAAAATGCAGGAATGAGTGCTCCCATACAAGCTCCAAGAAGTACATTAATAAACACTTGCGGTTTGCTTTTAATACAATTTCTATAAAAAAGAATGCCAATGGTAACAAATAAATAAAGCAATAACAATGCAATTACCATGTAATTCGCCGCGCTATTTATAATCATCGGCATACATAGATACATCAATGTAAAGGAAATGACAAAAACACTTATATAACTATTTCCGTATTCTCCGTATTTCGTCATGGTACAGACAGTCCCATCGTTTGCATATGGGTCCAAATTAAACAACTGAAAAATAAAAATACGCAAAAAACAGATTCCGAGTAGAAGAGCCAAATAGATAGCTCCTTTTGGACTACCTACAGCAGTAGGTAGAATAAGTATAATGCTTGCTAGAACGATTGGCGAATAAAATACTAAAAATTCAATGATGTTCATTGGGTTCGAGAGAACTAATGCCGGTTTTTGTATATCCATGTGCTAATATTACAGTATATAATTTTTATATTCTATAATTATTTTTCAAAAATAAGTTCAAATACTTCTGAAATATCATCTACACTATGAAAAATAATATCTTTCACTAAATTGTTTTCCTTATATTTTCCCATAAATTTTTCAAAATCTCTCAAATTCTCTCTCGGAAAAATAAATTCTTTCGCGCCACCTTTTATTCCACCAATAAATTTTATATCTAAACCACCAATTTCGGTCACTTTGCCGTCTAACGAAATTTCTCCAGTTATTGCGATTGAATGTTTGATTCTTTTATTATTCAAGATACTATAAATAACACTAGTAATGGCAGCTCCCGCAGATGGACCATCTTTCGGTACGGATCCTTCAGGACAATGTATATGAATCCCTGATTTGTTCGAATTCTTTTGATTATATAATTCATTTATTTTATCTTTTCTCTCCAAGTCTGTTATTGTCCAAGCCAAGGTAAGTGATACATTCATACTTTCTTTCATAACATCTCCCTGCATTCCAGTAAGTTTCAAATCCATAAATGTTTCGCATGGAAAAAATCGTGCTTGAATAGGAATGATCCCGCCATGTCCCAAAGAATTTGCCCATAAACCATTGATTACACCTATTGCACTTGTTTCATGAATTTTTTGAACCTTTACTTTATTCTTATCCTTAAAGTATTTTGTTTTAACATCAGGAATTGTAATATCAAGTGGAAATATATAATTTATATTTTTATTTTTCAATATATCTAAATTTATTTCTCCGACAATTTCCAGTAAAATCTCCTTCAATTTTCGAACACCAGGTTCAACTGTATATTCTTCAATGATTAAAGTTAATACTTCCCGAGAGAAATGAATAAGTCCAGTCATACCCATTTTTTTGTAGATGGCCGGAAGCATATGTAGATTTGCAATTTCTAATTTATCTTCTAATGATAAGCTTGAAAATTTGATGCGATGAATTCGATCAAGTAGTACTTTATCAATTGCATCTACATCATTATATGAGAGAACAAAAAGGGCTTGGGACAAATCCAAATTGATTCCACTAAAATACTTGTCTTGAAAGGAATCATTTTGTGTAGGATCTAATAAGTGAGTTAGAATTCCGACAATCTCTCGCCCATGTTCTGTCCTACTAATTTTATCCAACTCATCTATAAAAATAATAGGATTCATACACTTTTTATCCATAAGAATTTGCACAATAGATCCCCATGTTGAACCTACATATGTATAATTGTGACCATGAAGCGTACTTCCATTCGAATCACCTCCCATTTGAATCATGGCAAATGGACGATCTTCGCCATTTTCATCTTTTAGACATTGTGATAACCCTATTTTTGCAAGAGATGTTTTGCCTACGCCTGGCGGCCCTTCAAAGCCAAAGCAATAACCATCTTGTTCTCCATTGATCCATTGACAAATAATTCTCTCGATTTGAGTTTTAGCATGATCGTGGCCATGAATAGCGCCATTTAGCGTTTCTTTTACATTCGAAACATAATCAGAAATTTCATCGAATTTTTTTGTAATCGATGTAATCGTGCCATCTGTTATAGTATTGACAATGCCAAACCCTAATAATAGTTCATTTTTAAGAATCGGGCTTATCCTTTTATAGGAAACTTGAATGGCTTCAATCAATTGAACCTTTTTTAGCTTGGAATATTTGATGAGATCTTTATATTTATATTGAACGCTATATTCATTTAATTTTTTAACAATCTCGATAAGATGTTCTTTTTGCAATGTAGATAAAAATTGATAGATACTTTTATCGTTCATTATGCTAACATTCTCATTGGCTTTATTCAAATAAATAAATTTTAAAATCTCTGCCCCAGTATAATTTTTTTTGATAGGCGCAATCTCTTTAAATTCTGTTTTAATATTTTCCATAACATTCATTATTTTCTCTCGTCGATATATTTGAAAAGGAATTTTTAATAATCCATCCAAATACTGTCTTGCTTTTGATCCAGAGTCTTCCGATTTTGATTTTATTTCCTTTAGTTTAACCATGGCCTTTTCCTTTACCATTTCTGGCACCTTCAACAAGCAAATTTGTTGTTCAAGGGGTATCTTATTGACATCAAAATTCGTTAATTCATTTGTATATTGAATTGTTTTTTTCATAGCATCGCGAAAAGAATCTTTAATAGACCAAGGAAAACTATCAAATAAAATTGTCTGTTCTGCAGTATCTACTACACCATTTGCATCATTAGACAACAAATCATACAATAAATAAGCGATATATCTGTTTTCGCAATGACCGCCATGAATAAGAAACTGAATAAGAATGGTTCGTTTAACATATAGTTCATGATAAACAAAATCTTTCACCATATTGGCCAAGGATTTTTGTTTATATAATTTAAATTGTGTTACTATTCCAAAAAATTTTTGGTATATTTCATGATAAGTATAAATAAGACATTCTTTTAATGTCAAAGACCGCATAAACTCATGAAAAAGTTGCATATTCATTTCATTGCTAGAAATATCTTGCGGTAAAAAATCCACGATTGATTTTTTAAACTGTACAATATAAGAATTTTGCATAAATTTCAAAACGACATCATCTACAATACCATATATAACAATTGTTTTTTGTTGTGAATGTTGATGAAAATATAATTTCACACCATAGACCTTCATATGAAAAGATCGTACTGTAGAAAATATATCATTGCAATCCAAATGATTCATTTTTTCAGAATATAAATTGCCGTTTTTTTTGGATGGATTTGTTTCAGATTCTCCGTATTTAATTACTTTGTAACTAGTTGGATGAAAATATTTTTGTAATATTTCATATTTTTCTTTTTCTTTTTCTTTTTCGTTTGCTTCATTTTTGTTATTACCAAAACATATATGTAATAAATCATCAAAAGACTCTGTTCCATACACTCTGAACAAACTAGATAATTCATTATTAATTATTTGCAATTCAGAAATAGCCGCATCTACAGTCATTGTCTCTTTTTTTTGAGACAAATTTTGCATTTTTTTACTAATTTCATGTAATAATTGAATACATGTATTTACTTCGCTAATTCCTAAAACATCTAGATATTTATTTTTTTGAATGTGTATGATTGTTTTTTGAATAATATCTTCAAAAAATACGATTTTTTTATGCACAAGAATGACAGGATCATTTTTTTTTTCGTCATTCGTGTTTTCATCCACAATACCCATTATTTTATTCATTGCTACTATATATATATTTACTATATCTTTAGATTTTACAAACGGGGATTATATCTATATTATAACCATATAAACATTTGCTAGTAAAATAATATAGAGAGATATAACTTGAATGGGTATTCCTAGCTATTTTTCATACATTGTTAAAAATCACAGCGAAATTATTCAAAAATACATAAAACATCTAATGAAAGTTCATCATTTATATTTAGACTGTAATTCTATTATTTATGACGTTGTTCGCAACATTAATTTTGACCAACTCACAGAAAGTGCGCATCAAGCCATTATTCAAGAGGTAATTGTCAAGTTGGAAGCCTATATTTGCACGATAGAACCAAGTGCCAACGTAATGATTGCATTCGATGGAGTCGCTCCTGTTGCCAAGTTGGAACAACAGCGAACGCGTCGATACAAGTCTTGGTACCAAGCCGAAGTTTCAAAGAGTATCTTTAACAAGGAAGGGACCGATGCCTGGAATACCACAGCTATTACTCCAGGCACGCTTTTTATGCAAGAACTCAGTGCAGGTGTGTTGAACCATTTTCAAAATTGTAAAAAATTTCCAAAGAATAATATTATTATTTCTACTAGCAATGAATGTGGCGAAGGCGAACACAAGATTTTTGATTATATTCGAAAACATCCGTTGGAGCATGAAGATCAAGTGACAGTTATTTATGGTCTAGATGCAGATCTTATTATGCTTTCCATAAATCATCTACCAGTAAGTCCAAATATTTATTTATATAGAGAGACGCCGGAGTTTATTAAATCTATTGATAATTCATTAGAGCCAAATGAATCTTATCTATTGGATATTCCCAGACTTGCAGAAGTGATTACAACGGATATGAATGGAGGATTTAAAAATACATCTTGCAATCGAGTATATGATTATATTTTCTTGTGTTTTTTCTTAGGGAACGATTTTTTGCCGCATTTTCCTGCAGCAAATATTAGGACGGGGGGTATTGATAAGTTACTGAATGCTTACAAGGAAACTATTTCGGGAAGCGAAATTTTGACGGATGGCAAAACAATTTATTGGAAAAATGTAAGAAAATTAGTTGAATTCTTGGCCCAACATGAAGAAGAATGGATTTGCAAAGAGATGACACTTCGCGATCGAAGAGAAAAGTTCAATTATCCTGAAACTACGCCAGAACAAAAATATGCAAAATTTGAAGCCATCCCAAATTATGAGCGTGATATGGAAAAGTATATTGATCCGCGGAAGAAATTCTGGCAATATCGCTATTATAAAGCTCTGTTTCAGATTGAAATCAATGAAGCAAGTTGTAAAGAAATTGCAACAAATTACTTGGAAGGCCTAGAATGGACAATGAAATATTATACTAAGGAATGTCCGGACTGGCGTTGGTATTACAAGTCAAATTATCCTCCCCTCTTTTCGGATCTTTTAAAGTATATTCCCCATTTTGGCGATCAATTTATTGTGAATAAAAAACAGGATCCAGTTACACCGCTAGTACAATTATGTTATGTGTTGCCAAGACATAGTTTGCATTTTTTACCGGAGCCGTTGTTTAAAAATCTTATAAAAAAACATGAAGATTGGTATAAAACTGATTGCGAGTTTTTGTGGGCATTTTGCAAATATTTTTGGGAGTGTCATATCGATTTGCCACATATAGATATTACTGAATTGGAAGATATTGTGGAAGACATACCGCAAAAAGGTTGATGAAAAAAATTGAAGTGTAAAATCATAAAAATGTGATTACAAAATAAACCATGTTTAGCTATCGAACTATCGTAAAACGTCAAGTATTTTTACCGCGCAGATTGTTTCATTCTACGGGGTTCCCGCAAAAACCCGATCATTCATTATGGATACTTGCGTCTGTTGCAGGATTTCTTTTATACAAAAATCGCGAATACTAATTCCACACTGAAAATCAGAATTTCGATGATTTATTCTGTTATGAAACCATTTGCCATAACAAAATAAGAATTAAAATCTCTGCTCTCATTTTCTCAGTGATGTCAATTATTTGATATTTTTTCCCAAAAGTATTTTCGGCCAATCGATTTTGGACATTTTTTTTGTCCATTTTCAAAAAGTCAAATTTACTTTTGGGGAAAAAATAAGCAAAATATACACACAGAGCATAATGCTCTTAAATTAGACTTTTCAACCGAAAAACTGTTACTGTAATTTTAAAAGTTTTCAAAACAAGGATTTAAACATTTTTTTGTGTTTCCTAATAGTATAGTGAAATGGAAACGGCGGTCTTCAAAAATAGTGAGGGTAATTTTTTATGCAAAATGTGTGACTATATATGCTCTAAGACTCAACATATGAAGCAACATTTTTTAACAGTGAAACATAAACGGAATACGGAAAAGGTTTTTTTGGAAACAAAATCGTTTTTGGAAACATTCAAAAAACACACATGCAAATGCGGCAAGAATTATAAGAACCGCGATGGATTATGGAAACATAAGAAAAAGTGCAAAAAGTGCGACGATGAAGAAAAATGCATAGACGAATCCGCGGAAAAAACTTTTGACACGATATATGATGGCGACACTACTATTATTGATAAAAATTTGTTGGTTGAAATTTTGCAGCAGAATCAGGAGTTCAAGGATTTAATTCTGGAACAAAATAAGCAAAACCATGAATTACAAAAAAATTTGATCGAAATTGCCAAAGAAGGCAAATATATTACAAACAATAATACGACAAACAATAACCGATTTAGTATGAACATCTTTCTAAATGAGCAATGCAAGGATGCTTTAAATATTATGGATTTTGTTAATTCTCTGAAATTACAGCTTGCTGATTTAGAACGTGTGGGAGAAGTTGGCTATGTGGAAGGTATTTCTAAAATATTTGTCAATGGGCTTAAAGAGCTTGATGTCTTTAAACGACCGATTCATTGTAGCGATGCGAAACGAGAAACCCTGTATGTAAAAGACAAGGATGTTTGGGAGAAAGAAAATCAGAAGAATGATCGAATGAAACATGCGATCAAACATATTGCTCACAAAAATATGATTCAATTGCCAAAATGGCAGCATGAACATCCGGAATATAAGGATTCTGAATCGAATGTGAGCGAACAATATATGAAAATTATTTATGAATCAACTGGTGGTTATACAGATGAAGAAGATGATGCAAACTTTAATAAGATTATTTCAAAGGTTGCAAAAGAGACGATGATCAATAAAGTATTGTCTGTGGAAAATTAAAAGATAGTATAATTTTACATCATTCTATAATGGTGTAAAGCTATGATTTCTTATTCTTATAATTATACTTTCAAATCCAATAAGTGTTTATATTTATCCCGGATAAGAGCATTTAATGTTTCAGCTTTGATAACCTTGTTCTGTTTCAACATAGTTGCGCCTTCCTGAATGAATCCCTTTGCATTACGAATGATATACTCGGAATACTCATAAGCATCTTGAATAAGAACTGCTACTTCGGTATCAATAATTTCCTTATATTTGTCACTAGTGCTAGGGTAAATCAACTTCTTTCCCATACCATAATAACAAACCATTTTCTCCGCCAATTTAAGCGCTTCTTGAAAATCGTTGATCGCACCAGTCGATACAGATACACCATAAAATGCTTCTTCCGCAATTCTACCACCCAACAATATCATTAGATGTTCAAATAGGGCTTCTCTCGTAAGAATATTAGAAGCAGAACTTTCAAACACAGTGTATGCAGGGCTATTCGGCGCGGACAAATTAATAATCACCTTGGTCATCTTGGAGTGGTGCGTGGAAAGCAGGCCAACAATACAATGGCCGAGTTCGTGAATAGCAATCTGATCAATGATGTTTGCAGTAAATTCATGATCCGTTGGCTGCCATCCGGCAAGCATCTTATTCATAATAACATCTAAATCTGCGCTAGTAAATTGATTGCGATTATGTCGTAAAGCATTCAACATAGCCTCATTCGTCAAGTTCTCGATTTCAGCACAAGAAAGACCATTTGTTAGCTCCACCAAGTCTTCAATGATAACAGACGAATCGTATGGCTTACCCTTAGAATGAATTTCTAGAACTGCTTTTCTCGTAACACTGTCAGGATTACCAATATAAATGCGCTTATCAATGCGTCCGGGACGGGTTAGAGCACTATCCAATAAATCAGCGCGATTTGTGGCGCCAATCACAAATACGCCCGAGGTATTCTTGAAACCATCTAATGCAACAAGAAGTTCATTCAATGTACTATCACGTTCATTGCCAGATGTGTCGCCATCGCTCGAACGCTTGCGCCCTAGCGCGTCAATCTCGTCAATAAATATAATACAGGGTATATTTGAAATAGCTAATTTGAACAGTTCGCGAATTCGACTCGATCCTACTCCAACATATTTTTCTTGAAATTCAGAACCCGATACCGTGATAAAAGATGTATTGGCCTCGCCGGCTAAAGCCTTTGCTAAAAGCGTCTTACCATTCCCGGGCGGGCCTTCTAAAATTAAACCTTTGGGTGTGCGAACATTATAGGGCGCATACTTGGTGTAATTTGCCAAGATATCAATGCATTGTTCTAGTTCTCGTTTAATATTTTGATATCCACCTACATCGCCAAATGAAATAGGCGATTTAGTAATGATTTGAAAGTTTTCGGATGATTTTACTTGATTACCTGCTCTACGTCCAAATGTTCGAATCGGATTTCCATAGGAGTCGTAATACACACCTGGATGGTCATTTTCATTATTATTTTGATTTTCTTTTTGAACTTCTTCGCCTTCTTCTTCAAAACCATTGAGACCAGGAAACTGATTTGCCATGTTTTGAAACATACTCTTATTTAAAACGATGCGAAAACCGCGAGGTCTATTAGCATTTGTTGTACTATTTGTATCCGTTTCATTAAATTGTCTCATAATTCTTGTCACAAGGTCTTCCACGTTTTCTTCCTCATTACGAAGATGCCCATTGGCAATCTCATAATTTTGAATAGTATGATTCTTAGAATTGATGCGTTTAATATATCGTTCGTAATGATTCTGTGAAAGGGGATATTTTCTAAATAAATTCAAGTTGGAAATGTCTCGCACAGAATTAATAAATCTGTGTGAAAACCCATTACAACTAGCAAACGAAAGAACCAGTGATAGTAAAAAAAACACTGATTTCATTATAATATACTATAATGAAATTATTTTTATGTTGTTTATAATTTTTTATCATTTATTTTTCTTCTTTTGTTTTTCCTTGTTTTTCCTTTGGTTTTGGTTCGTTTTTTACTGACACGTCTTCCTTTGCTTCTTCGTCGTCTGTAACCGCCAGAGGAATAATTTGTTGCATTCCCAACACTATCAACTGGGTGAAGTTCATAATAATCCATTTCATCAAGAGTGGAAGGTGACATCCCGTGTTGCACGGGTGCATGCGTAGGTACAGATTCCGGAATTACCTCGTCTTCTCTTGCAAGTATATCGCTACTAAACTTAAATGCTTGTTGTTTTAAAGTTTCAAAATCTGCATTTCTAAGATGATTTACTGTTCCCATTAAACCACCTGTAATTAATGCAGCGGGCGATATCGTTACTGTTACAATGTTCATTAGATCTAGAAGATCTCTTTGATTTGCATTTCCCGAATAACATGAAGAAATCAGTCGCATAAAATGAATTATTGCTTGGGCTCGAGGACTACTACATTGCACACCCATTTCTGTAAGAAAATATGAAATTAATCCGGTACCCAAAAATTTAGAAGAATTTATACCTTGAATTACATCAGCGCCCCTCGCAGCAAGAGAATAATCCTGTCCTATAACTTGAAACATATCATTATCAGGGGTAGAACTTATATAAGCAGATAAAAGATACTCGAGAATTAAAATTCCTCCTAATATAAGCCATGGTAACGATTTATATCCTATACTCTCAATTATTTTTAATAATTCAGAATCCATGCCACCCTTCTTTACTCGTCCCTTCTTTCCTCCCCTAGATTGTTTGCATGTTATCTCAAATGCTTGAAAGAATGTATCTATTGCAATTCTTGCTTCTTTTTTATTTTCTAGAGTCAAACTCATATATATATATATATAAAATAATATAGTTCTTATAAAAAATATATTATTATCTAATGACGTCTTGTTCTTCTTCTGCGCGTTGATCGCCTCTTTTTGCCGCCACGCTTGGATTTTCTTCCTCTGGTTCGTCGTCGTTTGCGTCCGCCATTAAGGTCTTCACTGTATGCAGCTGGTCCCCTCATAGAAAAAGGGTTAGCCTCATCAACATCATAATCTGGCTCATAATCTGGCTCATCTGGGCCACCAAATCTTGGGCTGCTTAATCCAGAGTTTAATCTCGTCAAAAGACTATCAACTACTTTTGTTACTTTTGGGGTTGGTCTGCCGCCGCCACCGCCACCAGCAGCATAAACTGCTTTTATATCATTAAACTCTTCTGGGCTGATATTTCCTCCATCATAAGCTGTTTGAGCTTGTCGCATTGCTTGATTTTGTTTAGCTATTCCTTCTGGCGATGATATCATAGCACTATTAAAATTTGGGGTATTTCGAACTTGTTCAAGACTTGTTGCTCTAGACATTGCTCCTCTTTTTGCTATTATTCCAGTATATATCGAACATGCAACAAAATATAGACCATAATAAACAACTGTGCCAGAAGTTGATCCTGTTATAAGAAGTGTTATTAATTGATTAATAGCGCCATAGTTACCAAATGCAGCTTCAGTAATAAATTTTATATAGGTATTTGTTTCTTTACACACAGGACTTATTCCTATATAAACAAGAGTTGTAGAAGCCCAGCTCCCACATTTTCCACTTAATGAAAATTTTACTGCAGGCCATAACACTGCAGCTGCAGCTTCCGAAGTTGCAAGCATAGTTAAACCAAAAATTAATAATAATAAAAGTGTTCCCATAATGTAGTTTATTATTCTATCTTCTTGCTTTTTTGCTATCATAGCGGGTGACATAACTACTGTTTGTCCTGCTGCTGCTGCTTCTTCTTCAATTTTCTCTCGTGGAAACAAAGATGCAAGCATTTCTTCAAGAGTGGCTCCTCCTTTAAAAGAACGAGAACGAGAGCGACCAGATTTAGAACGAGAACGTTTTCCACCTTCGCGTATGCACATACTATTATTAACAGCAGTAAATTCTGCAAGTATTCTCGCAATATTTGGATCACTTCTTAAATGATCCACTAATGCATGCATCTCTTGTTTTTGTTGTGGAGAAATAACAAGACACCCATCTTCCATTATATTATACTATAATATAATATTATTATTTTTTTTAAAGAAGGATATAAAAGTATAGCGCCTAAATTATAGAGATGACTTCCAAACAAATTATCGCATCTTTTGAAAATCGAAACGAGTTTTTAAAATTATTGCAAGCAAATCCAGGTCTAGTCATTATGAAGCTCGGCGCCACCTGGTGTAATCCATGCAAGGTGATTGCCCCAGTAGTCCATGCTTTTTTCGCATCGTCGCCGCAAAATGTGATTTGCGCGGATATTGACGTGGATGAGAGTTTTGACTTATATGCGGTTTTAAAGCAGAAAAAGATGGTCAATGGAATTCCTGTGATATTGCTGTTTAAGAAAGGAAATGTAAGTTTTGTTCCTGATGATAGTGTAACGGGTTCAGGTCCTGCAGAATTGGACGCATTTTTTAAACGATGTAATATTCATTTAAAGTCTGTAAAAAACTTATAAAAAATGTATAAAAAATGTAAAAAAATAAATATATAAAGTGTTTTTACACTGTATATATAATGATTACCCCATACATTGCAAAAAAAATTATTTTAGGCATCATTTCTCCACACGGAAGCACTGATTTAATTCACGCAACGCAAAACGGACTTGTACCAAAATTATTACAAATACAAGCAGCAAATATGGCCGGGTTTCAACTACTAACACAGTTACATCAAGACAAAATAGTCGATATACTGTTTTTATTGATGTCACTTGTACATTTCAGACATGATATTATCAGTTTAAAACAGTTATCAACCAATTTTTGGATTTTGGCTCTTTTTACACTTCCTGAAATAGTATTCCACTGGGTTTTGTTTGGAATACCGTCTTTAAATGCAAGTGATCTATTTTTATTGTATATGACGTTTTTACATGTACCAAATCATTATTATATGAGTTGGAACTTTATCAAAAAGCAAAAAGGCGAAACCGCTTTTCTTCTAGGTCTTTTTACCATGCTTTTTTTATATTTTGGCGAAGCTCTAAATTTTTCAAACATGAATATACAAGTGCTAGCTTTGGTCAAATCATTTGTAGTTAGTCATGTTGTATATAATGAAAAGTATGTATATAAAAACCGATCAATGATACCCGGTATTATAAAATATATGTAACAAACTTGTAAAAATTAGTTAAATTTAATATATAAAGTATTATATGAGTGTGGATTTGAATATAGAACATTATGATTTAGAAGATATTTTGAATCTCTTCAGAATACCCGCAAATTTTGATGAAGCCCATTTAAAACGTGCAAAGCAGGTAGTTTTAAAAACACACCCTGATAAATCCGGTCTTGCGCCAGACTATTTCATTTTTTACAGCAAAGCATATAAAATGTTATATTCTATTTGGGAATTTAAAAAATCGGCGACAACCGAAACTATCGATAATTATAATACAGATTACGATTCGATTACCTACAATGAAGAGCAAAAGAAGGAACTCCTCGACGAATTTTTCACGTCGAATAAGAAAAAATTCAAGAATACAAAAGACTTTAATTCGTGGTTTAATCAGCAATTTGAAAAGAATAAATTGGAGCAGGAGGGTGATGCAAAAGGATACGAGGATTGGCTGCGCGGCACCCAAGAGGGAGAGCCTACAACGCATGCAACAGGTCTCGCAGATATGGCGCAACAAATCGATAGAAAAAAGGCCGAATTGCGCTCACTGATCGTGAGAGAAGATGTACAAGATATAACAAGTCGTTCTGCAGGAACAAACATTATCAATTCTGCACCACAAACTTATGATTCTGATTTGTTTAGTCAATTGTCATTTCAAGATTTACATAAAGCACATACGCAATCAGTAATCCCTGTCACAGAAGAAGATTATTTGGTAAAGCAAAAATTTGGGTCAGTCAATGAATTTGCTATATATCGATCACAGCAGGACACCAAACCCTTATCAGAACAACAGGCAATGCAGTACTTGAAACATAGAACGCAGAGCGAAGATACCTTGGCGACAAAACGTGCTTATCAACTGGCAAAAGAAGCGGAATTAGTGCAAAAAAGAGAACAAGATTTTTGGGCATCTATTCAGCGGATTCAAGACAGATAACAAATACTATAATTATAAAATATCAAAAGGTGTGAAAATAAATTCCCATGCTATAATATATTAAAATGAAAGATTACATGAATTATATATGGATTGTCATACTTTTGATTGGCTGCGCCTATTTATTTCAAAGGCATCAAACCAAACAATTCAATAATGGACGCGAAGAAGTAAGTAATGCCTCTTTGCAAAAATATTTATTGAATGACGGAACAACTTTAGATAATAGTAAAGATAAGCGTCCAATTTTGTGGATTCCATTGCACCATGAATACAATGCTAGAAACTGGCAGAGCTTTGGATCTCGTAGTTCTTTTAATTTGAATCAACCCTATTTATATTTGACAGTGAAATCGATTATTCATTGCTGTGGAGATTCCTTTCGCATTTGCTTGATAGATGATGATTCATTTTCAAAATTATTGCCAAATTGGAAAATCAATATGGATAGCGTTTCGAGTCCAGTTCTTGATTATTTGCGTCAATTAGGTCTCGTTTCTTTGCTTTATCATTACGGGGGCTTACTTGTACCCGCGTCTTTCTTATGCTTTCGGGATTTAATCAATATGTATCAAACTGCAACGGCTGGAAATAAAATCTGTATTTGTGAAACGATTGACCGAAACATTACTGCCACAAGTTATAATTGGTATGTTAATTTATATTTTATGGGAGCACAAAAAGAATGTCCCGTTTTGAAAGATCTGATGAATTTTATGGAGAGAACAATATCGAGTGATTATACCGCACAGGCAGAATTTTTGGGAGAATTCAATCGCTGGTTGCGATACCGAGTAAAAGAAGGGAAGGTCTCGGTAATAGATGGGAAAATGATTGGAACACGAACTATGGAAGATGAACCTATCTTGGTAGATGATCTTCTCTCGAATAATTATTTGGATATTTACTCAAATGCATATGGTATTTATATTCCAGCAAATGAAATTTTAAATCGACGACATTATGAATGGTTTGCAAGAATGTCACAACGTCAGATTTTAGAATCAAAGATAATTATATGCAAATATATATTGCTTGCAAGCGTACCGGATGTACCGAAAGGTACCATTGAGCCATTTAAAAAGAAACCAAATTGGGTTAGTTTTTGGCGAATGCCTTCGGGAGCGCCGTTGTGGGGTTTAAAACCCAATGTATCTCCTACATATTTAGTAAAAGAAAGTTATCCAGCGAGATTACCTTAAAAACTATAAGAAAATATGAAGAAAATATTTTTATTTATTCATATATTGTAATGAGTGCAAGTTATTTAATATTTGCAGGGTTAGGAATTACAGGTATAACAGCATTACTTCTTGGAGAAAAAAAGACAAGTTCTAGCTCTAGTTCTACCAGTTCATCTACTTCTGGATTGGAATTATCATCATATCGTTTGCCATCGTATAGCCCATCTTCTTATGCAACACAGTCATCTTATATAACACAGCCATCTTCTTATGCAACACAGTCATCTTATGCAACACAGCCATCTTATACGCCACAGCCATCTTATGCAACACAGCCATCTTATGCAACACAGCCATCTTATAGACCACAATCATCTTATGCTACACAGCCATCTTATGCATCATTGTCACAAATACAACCAAAATATGGAGGAAAACATAAAAAAAAATCATCTAAATCTAAGTCTTCGACAAAGCGCAAGAAATACTAATATTACGATATTTTAAAAATAGATGAAATAAATAATACTATAAGAAGATTTATCATATTTAATTTGTGTTGTATAAGTTACCTTATTATATTTACAAATTTGTCTTAATACAGTTGTAAATGAATTAAATGATAATTTTCTTTCTAAATACTTTTGTTTAGACACATGATAGAACTCTTTGCATTCTTCTAAAAATTTTGGAATATCTTCTTGTAAAACTCCTCTTTTATAAGATTCTGTACTGAATATATATAATTTTTCTGATTTCTCCGCAACTTTGTCTAATAATTTAAATAAAATTTCTGTAGAAAATTTTTTTTTGAATATTTGGCTGTTGCTCATTTTATATATTACTTGAGTATAAAAATATTTTAACGCATCAAATATATAATAATTAGCAGATATTAAAAATCAAATTATTACTAAATAGTGCCAATTCTATTTCATCTTCATGTATGTTGTGAAAAATAGTAATATATTTGCAAATATGTGGAATAATGATATATTTTTGATCTTCTGATAAAATAAGGGTTGTTTTAACAAATAAAAAATAATTATCTAAAATATCCATCACAGAATATCCTTTATCATAAATCGAATATAAAATAGAAATTGCTTCGTTGATATTTTTATCAAGAATACATTTTGTATAATCTTCAAATGTGGTAAAACTTATATTAGTACATACTAAATTTGCCAACTGCAAAGTAATTGATTGGTTTAATAGCTTAAATTTTTCCATATAATTAATCAAAGTTTTTGCAGTATTATTACTTACGTCTAAAATAAAAGGAATTGCGTCTTCCTCAATTTCTATATTTTCACTAATTTTAATTTTGTGCAATATTTTTAATAAGCTTTCTCGCTCTAAAGATTTTATTTTTATAATTGTAAATCGCGACTGCAAACTTTCAATTACTTTTTGCATATTGTTGCATGATGCAATAAAATGAACATTATGACTATATTTATCAATATAGTTGCGAAATACTTGCTGACTATGTTCATTGATAAAATCAACATCATCTAATATAACAAACTTCTTTTTTTGTTTTATATGGGAAGATGTTTGACAAAATGTTTTTACATCATTGCGATAATAATTGATACCTTGTTCTTTTAGACTATTAATATGTAAAATATTATCTTGATAATCATTAGGAGTGTATCCTGTATAATATTCGCGAATAATAGAATGTAACAAAGAAGTTTTTCCAGATCCCATATCACCATTCAACATAATATTTATACTATTCATTTTAATAAGAGTTTCCAATATTCCAGTAAGAGACGATTCAATTTCAAAGTCTTTTAAAAACATAGGCTGATATTTATAAATGAATAAATTGGTATCCATGCCGCGATAATAAATATATTCGTAAAATATTATTTAAGCTTATCTCTTATAATTATATTATATGCCAAAAAATTTTTATGAAAAATTAGAAGTCCCCGAAACAGCCAGTTCTGATGAAATTAAAAAGGCATATCGACGCTTGTCCTTAAAATATCATCCTGATAAAAATCGAGATAAACCTGAAACTGTGGAAATGTTTCAGAAAATTAGTGAGGCGTATGAAGTTCTAGGAGATGCATCAAAGAAGCAAGAATATGACATGTCTCGAAAAAATCCGTTTCAACGAATGCAAATGCATGGTCAAGATTTTGAAAATATAAATATAGATGAATTATTTTCCAATCTCTTTTTTGGTGGCCAACAAAATCCGTTTTTTGGTCAAGGAATGCATAACGATATGGGTATGAATAGTTTTGGAGGAGGCGTACCAAATATTCGCATTTTTCGAAATGGAATGCCTGTAAATATGGGACCAGAGAAACCCGCGCCTATTATAAAAACAGTATTGATAAACATGTCACAGGTATTAAATGGTGCAAAAATACCTGTAGAAGTTGAGCGCTGGATCATGGAAAATAACAATAAAATATTTGAAACAGTCACGCTGTACGTTGATATTTTTAAAGGGATTGATCAGAATGAGGTGATTCTTTTACAAAATGAAGGAAATGCAGCTCATCCGACGTGCAAAGGAGATGTAAAAATATTTGTAAAAATAGAAAATAATAGTTCTTTTATCAGAAATGGTCTTGATTTGATTTTAGAACATACTATTTCGTTAAAAGAGGCATTGTGTGGATTTATGTATGAATTGAAGCATTTAAATGGTCGCGTTTATACAATCAACAATAAAAGCGGAAATATTATTACACCTGAATACAAAAAAGTAATCCCGAACATGGGATTAACAAGAGAAAATCATGTGGGAAATCTAATTTTGCATTTTCATGTGAATTTTCCCACGGCACTTACTCCGGAACAAATTATAAAGTTATCAGAAATTTTGATTTAAAGAGAAAATATCCAGTTATATTGGGGTGCCTCTTTAGCTTAGTGGTAGAGCACCAGTCTTGTAAACTGGAGGTCAAGGGTTCAATTCCCTTAGGAGGCTATTTTTTATTTTTTATTTTTTTATAAAAAATAAATACTTAAACTTATTCTCAAGTAATAGGAGCTGGCCAGGGCCATGGAGGATTCGGAAAACTCCAATCCGCGCTAACAGGAGCTTGAGTTGGGTGTTTATGATAAAAAGTTATAACCTTTGCTTTATCTTTAAATTGTGGAACCATATTATCTATTATAGAAGCATCAATTTTAGTATTAAAAACAGCTTTACCATGTATCATTGCATCTCTTTCTGCAGCCATTACTTGACTTATAATTGTTTGAGATGCTGCACTACTTTCAGGAATTGAATTATCTGCTGCTTTTATAGTAACTAAATTAAGATAGTATTGTTTAAAACCAGATGGATTGGTATCCGCTAAATCGTTCAGTCCGACAGTTTTTAATAAATCTTCACTAAACTGTATTCCAACACCATTAGGTAAAGTATTAACCAATAATGCAGCCCCATAATTCAATTTTTGCAGTCTTTGCAAAGAACCTACAAATTCAGCAGCGTCAGTTAGACCCATATTATATAATAAATAAATATTTTTTTTTTTACAGAAAAAAAAATTCAATATTTTCTAAATTATTTGACTTTCCTAAAATAACCGCAATTTTTTATAATTTTATAATATAATTATAATATAATTATAATACTTATTTATGGCACAATTTCCACCAAATATGACACAGGTGCCATGGAATCAACTAGCGCCTGAAACGACTTATTATATTCAATCAATATATAATAACCCTGGTCGATCTGGTAAAAAAGTGGGTGTATTTGATAAAATAGAAGACAACGACGGAACACGATATGCAAAATTTAAATACTTATCAGATCTTCCAGGTGCAACAATGGATACTGGACTAGGAACCCTAGAAACCAATAGTTATTCAACATTCGCTACTCGTTTTGCTCTTCCAACTGCACGTAATATTGAAAAAAGAAAAGCTATGCAGAAGGCGATAAATGGACATTTTATGACGAAGAAAGAAGAACAAGAACAAGAACAAGAAGAAGAACAAGAAGAAGAAGAAGAAGAACAAGAAGAAGAACAAGAGAGAAGAACAGGGAAAAGAAAGAGAAAAGAAGAACAAGAAAAAGAACAAGAAGAACAAGAGAGAAGAAAAGGGAAGAGGAAGAAAAATATTACAAGTATTGGAGATTACTTATCTGAAGGTTGGTTTGGTGGAACTCGTAAAAGGAAATATAAAAAATCAAAGAAATCAATCAAATCAAAGAAATCAAAGAAATCAAGGAAATTAAAGAAATCAAAGAAATCAAGGAAATAAATTTTACTCGATAAACATATGAAGTTTGAAGATGTGTGAGCAACTATTAAAATAATAGCAAAAAGAAGGGTTATTTATTATTTTTATAATAAATAAATTATATATGAATACAATCGAACAAAAACTCTTAGAACGTGGATATATACCAGTTTCTCTAAAAGAAAGTGATATTGGAGAGGAATTTCTTTTTGTTTTTGCTAATAGAAAAACTCGTGGAATCTTTGATGGATTTATAAATCCTGAAACAGGACTTGTGCAAGTTACAATATCTAAACCGGCTGAGTTATCACCTAGGTCTTCTAGGTCTTCTAGGTCTTCTAGGTCTTCTAGGTCTTCTAGGTCTTCAAATTCAAGGTCTTCGTCTAATCTCTTACAAACACAGATGATATCTACGAGTAAAGGATTAGATGCAGATGGAAATAAAGTCGGAGAGGGTTTTTTTGTTTTTCGTATAAGCGATATAAATAAAAAACGGTTAGAAATGATGAATAATGCAAAAAAAAGGGGGAAAGTGCCAACATTACCTTCAGATGTTATTCAATATATGAGTCGTTTTGGAGGAAAAAGCAAAAGAAAATTAAAAACTCAAAAAAGAAAGAGAAAATCAAAAACTCTTAAAAATAAATACAAAAGATCAAAAAACAGAAATAAAAATATTGTGTAAATATATCCATGGCGGGCAGATCGAGAGCAATTAAGAATGTTCAATCACATGTAAATTGGCTAGATAATCATTCTGGAATTGGTCCCTTGAAGCAGGGCACTCCTCCAAGAACAGGTGTCACACATTATTATTGGTTTAATTTGCAGAGTCAAGCTAATCCAAGTGTCATCCCGAATCCTGATATTTTAACGGGTCGAGGTAAATATGTTGGTTTCGGAAATTTGATTTGGTTGGGTCACAAACCACCACCTTACAAGATTTCTCCAAAAAATCATTATGCTAATATTTTCCAGCCAGTTTATTAATAAAATTTATTATTATACTCATTATGTATAATAATAAAAGATGCTATGCCAATATAAAGATCTGTTTGGAAAGGTTGGACAAGGAATACATTCCTATAAACTTTTTGGTATTTCTATGGCAGATGTAGCAATGACCATTTTAGGAGCTTTTATTATTTGGTTATTTGTTCCAAATTATAGCTTTTTCTATATTTTGTTATGTTTATTTTTATTGGGTATTATTTTACATCACATATTCTGTGTCAGAACAACTGTTGATAAGCTTATATTTGGTTAAAAATTGTAAAAAATAACGTATTTAATTGGTCTTTTTTTCTTCTTCGTTATCAAGATCTTCAAAAGAAATATATTTTTTTTTATCCTCATCATACAAAACTAACCACAGATTATTATAACAATCTGCCATAGATAACTTTACAATAGTATCAAACATATTGCTTTTAGATAAAACTTCTTCATGAAAAGATTGTAAATTATATCCGGGTATTTTTGCATTCATATGATGAATATGATGATACTCGATGCCCATGTAAAAATATTTTAAATATTTAGGTAATTGTATAAATGAACTTCCCGATAAACCACTATTTCGTTTTGTCCATTCTGTATCATTCACTACATAGGATGGATTAAACGAATGTTGATTATGAAATATCATAAAAGAAAGTGCTGAAGATAATGAAATCCAACATATATAATGCATCAATAACCCGTATTCATATAGCTTAAATATATATATAAAAGACAAAATATTATTTAGAATATGATTGAATGTGATTCGCAATAATGATTGAGTAAAAGTAGTTGGATGACGATATTTTTTTATAATATATATAAATTGCTGAAAAACTCCGAAATATATAATTGGAACAACCGAAAAAAAAATCAAGGGATTTTTATATACTCTATAAATTAATTGTTGTATTTTTGTTTTTGATAAAAATTGGTTCTTGGTAAATATAATTGTTTCATTAAAAAAATAATGCTGCTTATTTTCAATATTTCCATTCGTTAAATGATGTGTATGATGATCCAATATCCAGTTTGGACTCGTTAAAACCAGCATTCCAGTTATATGTGAAAGAACATAATTTAATTGTTTATTTGGGGTATATGATTCATGGCAACAATCATGAAAAATAACAAATGTTCGATTTGTTAAAGCGGCCATTAATAATGTAGTAAATATACACAACCAGCTATTTTTGAATATCCACGATAAATACAATGATGAAGAAAATAAAAAAGTATGCAATAATAAATCTAAAAAGGCGGATTTATATGATGATTTATATTTACTTAAAAATTCACCTTCGTTTATTTTACTTGGTATAATTATTTCTATAGTTTCTTTTTTCATTATGTTAAGATTATATTATCTTTTTTATTTAAGCCATTTATTATTATAGTTTAATAGGCGCAACAATGGGTACGCCCCAGTTCAATGCATATTGATTGCTTCCACCGCTCATTTGAAGACCTAACCGTGAATAACTTTTGGAACATGGATACTGCGAAGTACAAATCGTGGATCGCAATAATTTAGCACGCCTTGTTGCAATCGAGGATGCGCCAACACCAGCGCCAGGGACATACGTGTTATTTACATCAGCATAGACGCCGGTAATCAATCCTATAGGTGGATTTTTACGGTTGCCTCCGCCTCCTGATCTCTTGTATTGAAACCCTCCTTTTCCTACATAAAAATTTCCATATGGCATTTCTATAATATTATATTATTATATTATAAAAATTTTTTTATAGTTTTTAAACCTTTCGTCCTAAATTAATACAATTACATGTACTGAATTTCGCGGGATAAATAAGATTTGCCTTCAATGCCGTAGTATAAGAAGACGAATTGCTTTGGTTTGGATAATCTCCGAAACAACGAGGACACGGCCCTCCTTTGTTACAAAGCGAACTTGTATATCTTTGAAAGGATATAAAATCGCTAGAAGTAAAAACACTAGAAATAGCTGAAGTTTTAGTAAGAACACCAGAAATAGCTGCAGGTCTGGCAAAACATCTTAAATTATTGTTGCTAGAAACAGAAACAAAATAAGGGTTCGACGAATACTTATAACAACAGCTCATAATATATATTTTACATATATTATAAAATTTGCATATGATATATAATTTAAGAAATCTTTCTGGTGGGAATATCTGAAGATACCAAGTAAATCGAGTTTTCGGTTATTATAATATATTCAGTACCGCTTTTGTAAAACTTTGCAATAGGTGATGTATATTCATCTTCACTTTTCACAAGGAGCTTTTCTCCATTATCTTTTACACCAACGAGCGCTTTTTTGTCTAGAGATGCAGACCAATAATCAAACATAACGGGCTTATCTTCAACAATGCCAAGTTTGGCAGAATGTTTTAAAGTTACATCACTCGGCAAACGATAGTTTGCCTCTGACATAGTTTTTCCACCTTCAGACATTATATGGTAAAATTTTACTTAAGCTTTAAATACTTATATATTAAATTAAATAAAAATAAAAGATAGTATTAAAAATCTAAACAAATCCGAAACATAAATCCAAAAAATAAATCCAAAAAAAGAATATAATAATACTACTTTATATATGACAAAAGATAATCAATACTCGTTAAATAATCAAGAAAATTATAATTTAAAATTAACTGCAAGTATATCAGAAATACAAACAAAGTATAATCATTTATTAATAGAATATATACTTTTTATACTCGAGAATGTAAAAATAAAAGATATAATTTTTTTAAAATTTATAATGCATCGCGGTTTATTAACCATTACGAATGTATTTAATATCATTTTATTTTATACTAAAAATATTGATGTTGCATATTTTCATAGTCAAAAAGCATTTTATTTTTATGTGGAATTTATAGGACAAATATCTGAAGACCAGCATACATTCTTACAATTAAGTTCAAGGGACGCTACTTTATTTGTATATAAAAAAACAATATTTTACATTAATAGTGAATTGAAACAAACTATACACGATAAAGAAGAAATTCAACTTCTCAAAAAGAATGAAATACTGCAGCATATATATCAAAATTTATTAGAACTAGTTTCAAATATCTTTGATTTTAGTACAAAAGAGGAACAATCATATCATATAAATAAAGTAGGAAAAATTATACAAAAAATTGTACATCATTATACATTTTCTTACGAAGATCTGGATGTATTGAATTTATTTATTTCAAAAATAAAACAAACTTCTTCCAAATTATCAGATGAAACTGTATATACTATAATTCATGTATTTTTGAAAAAGTATCATTTGTTAATTAGTTCTGATGTAAAAACTGTAAAAAATATAAAAAATAATATATTGCGATGGAATGAGGAAGAAATAAATATCTCAATATTGGATAGACTTATTTCTTGTTTATAGCCCAGATGTAGTAATAGTAATATTCTTACGTCTAACTTTTTTCTTTTTATCTTTTATAACAAGAGATTCTGTGGAAGAAGTTAATTTTTGATGTATCTGTTGAAACTCATTGGTCAATAATGTTTTCAAAAATTCATAAATATAATATAAAACATATTCTTCACACATTCCGACAATAAGAATACTTCCTGTCCTAAATATCATAAAACTTACTTCTATGATTCCATTCTTGTTCTTTTTCTCCTTCTTCTTTTTCTTATCCTTGTTCTTATCCTTGTCTTTTTCCTCAGAAACTTGAGACCCGGTTTGTATTTTTAATTCTGGGTTATAATAAAATTTGCACTGAATGCCCGGATAAGAGCATGGATCATATATGCATTGAATATTATACTTATATTTTAGGATATCGTATAATATTTCACGATTAATAAAGAATCCACAATTAAAATTAGAATTAATTAGAACAGTGTCGCTTTTTTGATTATAATCAAGTGGCTCTGAAATAAATGGCTGTAGTGTTAATTTTATAGTTTGAAGAACTTCGTGAAAAATCTCGTCAGTTTGTATTCCCGGAATTTCTAATTTTCCTGTATTGAAAACTTTAATATGAAACTCTTTAAATGTCTCTTTAATTCTAATGCGTAAGATCATGACAAAACAATTATAAAATGCGCTCTTTCTTTTGCAACGATAACTCATAATATCTTTTTTAGAAACACCTACACTGACCTTTCGAATATCTTTAAATTTAATTCTTCCACTTGGATTATTAATGCTTGTCATAATTTGTTGATCTACATATAATTCATTTTGAAGGCATTCTTGAATATAAGCAACCTCTTCTATAGTGGTAGAATTAAACTTCATTTGTTTTTTAATCACTCCATTTTGTGGAGTGGAATATGAAATAACTGGTATTTTCCAAAAAATATCTTTCAACTCAATTTCTTTGTCCAAATATGCTATTTTTGATTTAGTTGAGATATATATTTGTCCTGATTTAGGAGTTTCTAAAAGTTCATCATTTAAAATAACCTCGGTTGAATCATATACCTCATTTTCATCATCAGAAGCATTTGATTTTATTGATATAAAATTTGTCCATTCGTCATCGATGGATGTCATTATAGATTGTCTATTGTCTTCTTTAAATTATTTGCTTCAATTATTTTATAATATATTAATAGATGAAGACATATAGAGAAGTTCAACGAGGCAATTCAAAACCAATGGCAATAATAAAAAATGGAGAAAATAAAGAAAATGGAGAAAAGGAAAAAAAAGGTAAATATCATAATATAGTGGGATATAGCTTAACAACTAGCTTGATTGATCCAGCCAATTTTTCTCCTCCAAATATGTTTTTAGACACATTAAAAAAGAGAATGACGATTTATGAAGACTTTTCTAAAAAAGTAGAAAGACGTGAAATTGAATAATGAATATAATGCGTATTTTTACATTCTTGATAATGCATAATATTTTCAACAAAATTTAAAAAGTCTGTGGTTAGAACTTCTTTTTTATTTCGAATAATATAATTCATAAAATTTTTAATAATATTTTTTTTATCCATATTGTATATTTGACTAATTTCTTGTAAATATTGTGGCATTATTTTTATATTATCTTTATCCTGTAACATGGTAAAAAACTGTTGCCAAATAGAATCATCGATAATATGAAAATCAAAATTTAAAATATTTTGATTGGACTGCATAAAATTGATCATACTTCGAATATCTGATTTATATAAGCTTTGAATCTGCTTTAGTGATGATTGTTGTATATTTAACTTTTCACTTTTTGCAATATTGGAAAGAAAACCAACGATATCATCCTGTGGTAGTTGATTAAATCGAAGGCGCAAAAATTCATTTTGTAATCCTTCATCTATTTTACTTATATAATTGCAGATAAGACAAAACCTTACAGAATTTGAATAATTTTGAAGCAAATACCGCAAAGCTTGTTGGGCATTTTTTGTCATATAATCTACTTCATCCAGAATAACAAATTTCATACCATCATAAAAAAGAGATTTAGAATTGACAAATTGATTGATTTGATTTCGAATAATATCGATTCCTCTTTCATCAGAAGCATTTAAATGAATCATGAGACCTTTATTCTTTTGGTTTATTTTTTCTTGATATGCATTCACCAGATTAATAATTGTAGTTGTTTTTCCGGTTCCAGGCGGTCCGTACAATAAAAGATTCGGAAAATAAGAAGTTTCTATGATGTTTTTTAGAATTTGTTTATTTAACGGATCTAATACAACGGAATCAAAATTAGTTGGCCGATATGCTTCCACCCATGGAATACTGCTCATTACTATTGTATTGTACTGTTGAAAACATTTATATACTTTTTACGAAAAAGAATTGAAAAGATTATGTCATATATAATAAATGACATTATCGCTTAAGAAAATGGCATCCAAAGCTGGTTATTTAGAACTTATATTTGGACCCATGTTTTCCGGAAAAACATCAAAATTATTAGAATTATATAAGCAATATACCTTTTGTAATATTCCTATTGCCGTAATCAATTATGCATGCGATACTAGATATCATAATACAATGATGTCAAATCATGATAGTGTAATGATACCGTGCATTCAAACTACAAAATTAATTGAGATCATGGACAACATTAAAAATGTTGATGTTATTTTAATCAATGAAGGACAATTTTTCGAAGATCTTGTACAGAGTGTAGAATTTATGTTGAAAGATAAAAAGGTTGTGTATGTTTGTGGATTAGACGGAGATTTTGAGAGAAAAAAATTTGGTGGTATGATCGATCTTATACCTTTATGTGATAAGGTTACAAAATTGAATTCAATGTGTAATTTGTGTAAAGATGGAACTCCTGGAATATTCTCTCTTCGATTGTCAGAGGAAAAAGAACAATTGGTGATTGGTTCTACAAATTATATGCCAGTGTGCAGATATTGTTATACTACACATTCTAAAGAGTAGGTTGGAATTAGAATTTTAGAATTAGAATTGCAGAAAAAGTATTTAATAAAACAATTTAAATCAATTGTTAAGTAAATACATTATAACCATGTCAGAACCGCAGATAGCAGTTGTAAAACCAAAAAGAGGCAGACGTTCTAAAAAAGAACTAGAAGCTATTGCTCTTGCAGTTCAAGAGAAAAATGTAAATGTAATTATAGAAAATAAAATTATTGATAATACTAATAACATTGAATTGAATATAGAAATAGAATCGCAAGAAAAAGAAGATAAATTTGTTTGTAATGAATCAGCAACAATAAAAGAAGAAAATACAGTATTAAAAGCAACAGCAAGAAAACGTGGAAGGAAACCCAAGGGTGGAAAAATTATTCAAAATACAAATTTGATTGTTACACAATCTGAAACAAAACCAAATGTAATTTTACATCTTAAATGTTGCAGTAACGATTTACAAAGTGTAGGATTCCACGATTCTAACTTTTCCGCATCAACTATTGAATCTTTTAATTTTGATACATCAAAAAATGAATTATCTTATGAAATTGTCTCATGCAGCCCATTTGATGTAAAAGATGCGTCAAATGATGTAAAGGATTTTTTTGCAAGTAGTCACGAGTGTTTGGATGATACAAAAGATATATGGAAGAAATTAAAAATTCTAGAACAAAATCTCCATAAAAATAATATTTCAGATAAAAAATCCGCATGTTTTTGGTGTTCATATGATTTTGATAATCCTCCGATTTACATTCCCAAGTATTTTATCAAGGATTCTTACCATGTGTATGGTTGTTTTTGTACGCCAGAATGTGCTGTTGCACATTTAATGGAGGAAAATATTGATAGCTCTATAAAATTTGAACGTTATTATTTAATTAATCATATTTATTCAAAAATTTATGATTATAAAAAGAATATTAAACCGGCTCCTAATCCACATTATATGTTAGAAAAATTTTATGGTAATTTAACAATACAGGAGTTTCGTTCTTTATTGAATACAGAGCGTTTATTTTTAATTGTGGATAAACCTTTGACACGAATTTTACCAGAATTTCATGAAGATAATGATGACTTCATTATTAATAATAAAATTATTCCTTCTAATAACTATCAAGTTAAAAAAACGCCTTCAATGATACAAAAAAAACCGCAAACAAAAAATAATATTATTAACGAAAAATTTGGTTTTAATGCTGCAAGTTGTTAATTATTATTTGTTGTTTCTTGTATTAACTTTTCTTCTTGTTTCTTATTATAATTACGTATAGAATTATCCATTTTATTACGTAATTGACGATAAATTTCCTGATTTACTGATTTAATTTCTGGTACCTTTTTTTCAGTAATTCCCATATATTGTTTTATTACTTGAATGTGATCTCCATTTTCCTCTTTTAATTTTTCGAGAGCAACTGTGTGTGTGTAATCCGTCTGTCTTAGGATAATATTGACTTTTTCTAGGGTTTTTTCTTTGTCCATATTTATAGGGAATATGATTAAATATTTTTTAAACCTTATTAAATAGAATTATCTATATTTGAATAGATACATTTGGAATGACTACGATTGCAAAACATATTCAACCATTTTTGGAGGACGTAAAATCAAGTGTTGTAAAACTAGTATATGATATTCGTTATTTACAATTGGAAAAGGAACTTGAAAAATGTAAAGTGATTGCCAAACAATATAAGAATGAGCTAGAATCATTGAAAATGGAATATGAATCCTACATGAATGAGCAAGAAAATATTCATTTAAATATTGAAGAAAAAATGAACTTTGATATGAGTATATTTCATCAAATTTTAGAGGAGAAAGAGGAGGAAGAAGAGGAAGAAGAGGAAGAGGAAGAAGAAGAAGAGGAAGAAGAGGAACAAGAAGAAGAAGAAAAGGAAGAGGAACAAGAAGAGGAGGAACAAGAAGAAGAAGAAAAGGAAGAAGAGGAAGAAGAGGAAGAAAAGGATATAGCGGAGCAAAAAGAAGAAAAGGAAGAAGAGGAAGAAGAGGAAGAAGAGGATATAGCGGAGCAAAAAGAAGAAGAAGAAGAGGAAGAAGAAGAAGAGGATATAGCGGAGCAAAAAGAAGAAGAAGAAGAAGAAGAAGAAGAAGAAGAGGTATTTGAAATAGAAATAGATGATGTAACTTATTATGCAACAAATGAAGAAAATGGACCTATTTACAACCAAGATGAAAATGGCGATCCTGGAAATAAAGTTGGATACCTCAAAGACGGAGAGCCTTTTTTCTATTAATCCCTTTTTTTATTAATCCCTTTTTCTATTAATCCCTTTTTCTATTAGTATATATAAATAAATGAATTTATGTGCTCCTGCATTAATCTATGTTATATTTTCATTAACACAAGTAATCATTGATACAATAAAAGGATTATATAATACTGCGTTCTTAAAAATAATTGTAATGATATGTATTACCTTTTTATTGAATGTATTGTGTGAAAAAGGTTTAGGATTAATATCATGGTTAATCGTATTTATACCTTTTATTTTTATGACTTTTATTATTGCATTACTTTTATATATATTCGGGCTTGATGCAGCAACTGGTTCGATTCATTATACATGCGATAACTGTGTTTCTCCAAAAGTATATCAGACTCAACCAACCTTTTCACAATGATATTATTATTTATTATTTTTTCTTATTGTTTTGATAAGAAATAATACCAACTATTTTATAACAAAATTTATAACAAAATTTATAACAAAATTATGAAACTATTTAAACATTACATAAAATACTATGTACAATGTTTGGTACATTATTTAATATAGGCATGTATTCTGCTGCTATTTATTTTAGTGCAAAATATTACAAGTATGATATTGATGGATTTTTACTGTGTCGAGCACACGATTTTATGATTATAATTAGTTATCTTCAAATCATGTTTCAAGACAATGAAACCGTAAAATTTGTAAAAGACAAAATTCATACATTTAGAAAGCAGTTTATTAACCCAATCGAAGTAGTAAGAGATAATAAGGTAATTTGTAGTACTACTCCTGATAAATTGCAGGAAAATCCACCACTTGATTTTGATATTATTGTATATAATGTTGAAAATGAATCTACTAAGAAAATAGATAAAATAATATTTAAGAATTTTTCTTCGGATTTTCAAGCATATAAAATCTGTAAATTAAATTTTATTCAAGTTCATCTTACTGTTTTGGGTAAGACTTATAAGGTTGATTTGCAGAATAAAGATTATAATTATTATATTAAAAATAATAAATTGAATTCTGTCTTTTTTGCTTACTATTTGTATAAGCATTATCATATTAATCATTTAAAGAATGTAACTTATACCTTGACTATTATGGATCAAAATGCAAATGTTATCACATTGACAGAAAAAGATGAATTAGTATTTGGCGAATATGGTTATGATTTATATAAAAATGAACCAATACAAGAGGATGAACCAATGCAAGAGGATGAGCCAATGCAAAAGAATGAGCCAATGCAAGAGGATGAACCAATGCAAGAGGATGAATAGTATTGATACAATATGGTTGCGGTAAATAAGAAATCTTATAAAACAATATAAAAAATTGAATACATTATATGTATAATGGTAACTCCGCAAACTACAATGGCAACAGATACAAATAAAGAGTTTCACCGTTTAGCAGACAAATGGACCATGTGGGCTCATTTGCCTCACGATACAGATTGGAGCATCACAAGTTACAAGAAAATATATACGATTGAAACTGTAGAAGGAGCAATCGCTATTGCGGAGACTATTCCCGAGGTTCTTGTTAAGAATTGTATGTTGTTTTTGATGCGTGAAGGAATCAAACCAATCTGGGAGGACCCCAAGAATCGACAAGGCGGATGCTTCTCTTACAAAATCATCAATAAAAATGTTTTTGAAGTGTGGAAGGATTTGAGTTATGTTCTTATGGGTGATTCTATTAGTAATCAATCATCATTTGTTGCCAATGTAAGCGGAATTACCATTTCCCCAAAAAAAAATTTCTGTATTATTAAAATCTGGATGACTTCTTGTGCAAATCAAAATCCTGGAATTGTTACAACCGATGTAAAAGGACTTGCTAGTCAAGGATGCTTATTCAAGAAACACCTTCCTGAATATTAATGTCTATTCGTGGATAAATATATTTATCCACAAAAAACATATGGGTCTTATAGCCAAATAGCTATAGATCTTAATAGTAATAATGTGTATAAAAATATACATTATTTTACAAGTATAAAATATTTTTTAAGAAGACGGTAATGCCGCGAGGCACAAACGGATGCTTCCCAAACTAGCGACATCATACTTTACTACAAGTGGTAAATCATTTTCCAAATACATTTCGATCTGCGAACACAAGTTGGTACATTTGATAAAATATCCAAGATTTTTTAATGAAAATTCGCCCTGAATGACTTTGGAAGAATCTTGCTTCAAAATAAATCCCATGCTTCCATCAGATTCAGCGCGATGAATCTCAGCCGATGCAAATTGTCCAGAACACTTGAAAATAAGCTCATTTCCTACGGACTTGATTTCCAATTTATCAGAAATACATGTGAGATCACGAATGATCTTTTGAAAATCAGTAGAAGGTAGATTGATCACCGATGAGAACTTGACATCTGGATATTCTAGTTCTTCTGAATCCGGTTCAATGAGTCGCAACTTTTGAGTTTTGCACTGTTTAATTTCGCCATTCTCAAATTTGAGTGCCAAGTGACTAACAATACCATCAATATAATCGTCATTTTCAATATAAATAGTCAATGTATCATCATTATCAATCGAATTGATTAACTTGAATAAATGAAACATATTGACGCCTATAATAATTTTCTCTTTTTTACACTCGTAGAATTCAAAATTCTGTGCGGCCAGAAATAAATGTGCCAAAATTGTATGCGATTTATCCATATTAATAATTCGTATTCCATCCGGTTGAAATGTAATATTTGTTTCTAGTAAAATATCTTTTAGAGCTGTCATGAGTGTTCTAAATGGCGCTATTTGAACCGTTTTAATTGTTAAAACATTCGATGCAATTGTTCCATCCTTGGACATTGTTTATTGTTAATTTATTTTGATAATCTTTAAATACTTATGATAGAAAATAATTATTTTAACGCACCCTTGTTTTTATAACAAGTTTGTTTTTGGAACTCGATGTTTTCCATATCCATATTTTTTTCGCGCTATTTTCGCATGTCGCAACGCGACACTATTTGGTCTGCAACCTTCTTCTAAAATAGAATAATCAACCGCTGCAGCTTTCCCACCTGTAATAGCGCTCGCTAGACGCGCATAACCCCAAGATTGTCCAGTTTGATTTGGCCTAGACCCAGAAGAAAAATAGGCTCCTTCTCCCTTACTTACTATTTTTTCTAAAGCTTGCAAAGAACAACCTGTTTTTTTTGCTAAATTGGCCGATGGTTCTATCGAATCTATTTTATATAAACGTTTTGCATTTGAAACATGATTAGATGGTTTTGATTTGAAAGATGCCACTTGTTTTCTGGTATAATAGATACCTTTTTTGTAAAGGCGTTGTGATTTTTTCAACATTCTTGATTGCTTTTTTTTATCAGATCGTGTTAATCTATCTGGTAAATATCTTTTTGTCACTTTTTTTGCCACTTTTTTTGTAACATTATACATTTACTATAATGTTACATTTTTTCTAAAAATGTCTTTATTAAAATTGCTTTACACCTTTTCTCATGTAAAACGCCCATTTTACACGAGAATTTACATAATTTATAAATAATAAAATATATTATACTGAACTTATTTGAAATAAATATGGCTCAATTTTATCAATTTCTACTACTTCTTCATCTGATTCTGCTTCATATAAAGATAAAGTAATTGTACGTAATCCCGAATTTAAATCCTTAATGTCTTTTTTGAAACTTTTGCGTTTAGTACGAAGTTCTCTTAATAAGTCGCTTGATAGTTTTAATGGTCCGTTTATATGAGATACATTTTCTATATTATAACCTAATATGCGTAATCCAGAGCCATCAATTCTCTGTACCCTAATCTGAGTTCCCATTCCCTTTAAATGTCTATTAATAGGACCATCATCTTCATCTCTTCCAGTTATTTCTTCTAATGTAACGTCATTTACTGGTATTCCTAACATAATAGGGGATTCATCTGCACTATAATTCTCCCCTCCAATTTGGCGTTTTGATTTATTATTTTTTTTGTAATGTTTTCGTCTAGTTTTTTGCATTATATAATGTAATTGTATTATAATTTTCTCTTGTAAAATGGGCGTTTTACAAGAGAAAAGGTCTAAAAATTATTTAACGACGCATAAGACGCATGCTACGTCTTAGCCGACGGGTGTTCTTCGACTTGCGGCAAAACGAACGTTTGGTTCCAGAGGCAGACTTGCATCCAGGCTTTCTGTTGCAAGTACGACCACGAAGACCGCGGCATCCGGAGGATTTAATGCGCATACGATAGACGGCAACGGCACTTCGGCTAGGCATTTTTATAATATATAAAAAGAAAAAAATATAAACCCCCGGCGATACAATAAATATATGGATGACATTTTCCTAAATTGTAATGAAAAAATGAAAGAACTTTTTACTAAATATAGTTCAGATGCTTATATGTTTCAACGTTTTCAATATCATATCCTTACTATTCTCCCATCCGCCTTGGAGAATGAATCAAAAAATCACGCGGACCGTGTAACTAGAAATCATTTTTTATTGAATGAACAACAAATATTTATTCAAGTATTTTTAAGCAAACATCAATATTATTATTTGCCAAATAATAGTTGTTTTTATCATTATGATGGTAAAAATTACTCCATCATAACAGAAGATGATATACAACATGAACTTTTAACAACTATTTCTAAAGATAAGACATTGATGCAATGGAAGCACAAAACAAAAATAAATATTATTAAACAAATAAAAGATCGTAATTTATTTACTTCAACACCCGAGTCAGAAACATTTCAAACTGTATTAAATGTATTATATCCAGCATTTTTTTCAAATAAACAAGAAGCCAAGTATTTCTTAACTATTATTGGAGACAATATGTTAAAGAAAAACTCTGATCTAATATTTTTAATAAAACCTAAAATGAAGAAATTAATTGGAGAACTAGAAAATATAGCATATTACACATTAGGTTTAACAAATATTGCAAATAATTTTATTACCAAGTATCATGAAAATTATGATTATGAAAAATGTAGATTGCTTAAAATAAATGATACGGTTTCATTCGATATTTGGATAGATATTATAAAAAAATTGGGATTAAATTTATTTTGTGTTGCAGCCCATTATTCAAATCGATATACAAACTCGGATGCATTTATTATAAATTACGGAAATGAAGATTTGCGCAACTATACATTTTATTTAAAGAATAATACAAAGCAAGATATCATACAACATTTTTGTGACTATTCGATTGAACAATCTAATTCCAAAAATTTATCTATGAATTGGAAAAATATGCATTATTTATGGAAATTATTTATTGCAAATTATTCTTATCCTAGTATGATCTATTCAAATGCTTTAAAAGGTTTATTGAGTCAAAAACTTTTATATAATGAAGAATTAGACTCTTTCCCAAATATTACCAGTAAATATTTACCATTGACTAGCGACTTTATATTATTTTGGGAAAATACGATTACTATTTTAGGAGAGGGTGAAGGAGAGGAGGAATTTGAAGTAGATGAAATTTGTTCTTTGTTCAAAAAATGGAAACAAACAGACAGTCAAACTGTAACAAATACTACTATTAATGAAAATGATGCAGTAAAATTAATTTCTCATTTTTTCCCACATGTGGAAATTGTAGAGAATAAATACTTTTCGAATATACGATGTTCTTTATGGAATAAAATGTTAGATATTCAACAATCACTTGATACATTTAAATTGACAAAGGATAATTTAATTAAAGATTTAGATACAGAATCATCTCTTGTTTCATTTGATGATATTTATAAATTTTATTGCGAATATTGCAGTAAAAATAAAACAAGAATTGTTAGCAAACAATATTTTGAAAAATATGTATGTACTTCTCTCGCAACACATATTTTATTTGATAAATTTATATCCAATGATTGGTTTCTAAATTAATGTCTTCTTCTTCTTTTTGTTCCTTTTCTTTTGCCGCCAACATGGGCTCTTCCCATTGAGTCATAACGAGGTGTATAAACACCGCTTCCCATTTGATCACTTCCGGGAACTGGCTCACCGTCTAAAGGACCATAAGGACTGGAATAGCCTCCTCGCATTTTCTTGGATCCACGGCGTCTCATAGTTCCAAGTTTAACAAAACCAAACTGTCCCTTTTTAGTTCCATAACCTGCCCTTACAAGACGCTTTTCCCTGCGCGCAGTTTCAAACTTCTTTTTACTGACAATACGTCCATGTTTGTTCATGTGCAAATTTGATTTCGTTAAACCGCCGCTTGTTTTGTATGCTGTTCCATGCCACACTTGAGCGCGAGAACCTTCGAGCATCTCGTGCTTTTTTCCACTGACCATATAGTGACCACTTGCAGTTTTGTTATAACGAGTCATTATAAATGAACGAGAGAAAAAAATAAATAAAAGGATGAATATAATTCTAAAGTTTGTTCTAAAAACGATTGCGAATTCCTGGAATGCGATTTGGTTGTGTTGAATAATTTACATAATAATTATATGCCGGAGATTTCGGATCTAAATAAACATAAGGCGTATAGATACCGGGCGTTGTTTGATTATTTTTCAAAAAAGTTTGAACTTCGGCCAAGGTTCCAAAATTACCAAATTGTGTTCTTCCTGAAGTAGAATATAATATAGAGTTTGTTGCACGTTCTACTTGTGTCCTATTAACAATTACATCTGAATTTGCATTGACTTCTTTATTTGTAATAAGATTACCACTATCTGTGCAAATAATATTTCCGTTAAATATTGTTTGTCCCATCTGGTTTGCATACTGAGAAGTTGCACATGTTCTTGATCGTTTTCCGGGAATGATTCTAATTTGCGACATATAATATAATACAATAATTATATTTATAGTTTTATTTATAAAAAATATAAATCTATAATATAATTTTTACTATAAATGATGGATATTGCACCCTACGACCAAACAAAATGGATAGTTTTATCTTCCTTTTTTTTCACCATTCCAGCCATGTATGCTTACCTTTATCACTTATATAAGTATTCTATTTTACTAGTATGTACATCATTGATCTCAGCAAATTATTGGAGAAAAGCAACTTATTCCTGGAGACGAAATATGGATTTACTTTTTGCAAAGTTCGCATTTATCGTATTTGTATCGAATGGCGTTGTTTATGTTAAAAAAATGTCTTATGTTATTACTGGATATAGCGGGCTCATTATATTGCTATATTGCTATTATTTATCAGGAAAACTATTAGAAATAAAACATAATGATTGGTACAAGTTTCATATGGCATTTCATTTCATTATGATGTATGAACAATTTATTATTTTGGATAGCATACTGCTAGATAGAAAATTTTTACAGGGGGGACCCTGATATTTTTAATAAAATTGAAATGGAAATAAAGAGTTAATAATATGTAACTATATATCTAGTATGTCTTCAGAAGAATTATCGCATAAATATCAGCAAAAGACGGACAAGCAGCATATCCTCGATAACCCAGATACCTACATCGGTTCTGTGGAACTCGTAGATTCTCAAGTCTGGCTGCTTAATGAAGAAGGTGATAAAATTTATGAAAAAAATATTTGTTACGTTCCAGCACTTTTCAAGTTGTTTGATGAGGGCATTGTGAATTGTCGCGATCATGTTGTTCGCATGCAGCAGGCGGTTGAGAATGATGTTAAAAATGCTATTCCTGTTTCTTACATTGACATTGCGATTCAAGAAGATGGCACTATTGTCATGATCAACGATGGTAATGGCATTGATGTTGCGGAACATCCCGAATACAAAGTATGGATTCCTGAGTTAATCTTTGGTCACTTGCGTACTTCCACAAATTATGACAAGACAGAAAAAAAGATTGTTGGCGGAAAGAATGGTTTTGGATTCAAGCTGGTTCTTATTTGGTCTGTTAGTGGTTCGATTGAAACAGTGGATCATGTGCGCGGACTTAAGTATTGTCAAGAATTCAGCAATAATCTAGATGTTATTGGGAAACCAGTCATTACAAAAGCTACAAAGACAAAGCCTTATACTAAGATTACATTCAAGCCGGATTATGCACGACTTGGTATTCCTGGATTAAATGCGGATATGATTGCACTGCTAAGAAAGCGAGTTTATGATGTCGCAGCAGTCACTGACAAGTCGCTCAAAGTCAAGTATAATTCACAGCTTGTACCAGTAAAGAACTTTGAGCAATATATCAATCTGTATATTGGACTCAAAGAAACCGCAGCACGTGTCTATGAGGAACACGGTCCTCGATGGGAATATGCTGTTGCATTGGCGCCCAACCATGAATTCATGCAAGTGAGTTTTGTCAATGGCATTCATACTGCCAAAGGTGGCAAACATGTTGAATATATTTTGAATCAGATTACCCGCAAGCTGTGTGCATTTATCGAGAAGAAGAAGAAGATTTCGGTCAATGCGAATAGTATCAAGGAACAATTAATCTTGTTTCTTCGCTGCGATATTGAAAATCCAGCATTTGATAGCCAAACAAAAGATTTTATGAACACGCCATCGTCCAAGTTCGGATCCACTTGTCAAGTAAGCGACAAGTTTATTGAGAAGTTGGCAAAAATGGGGGTCATGGATGCTGCTTGCGCGCTTACAGAAGTGAAAGAAAACAAGGCAGCAAAGAAGACGGACGGATCCAAGACAAAAAATATTCGCGGAATTCCTAAGCTGATTGATGCGAACTGGGCCGGCACAGAAAAATCAAGCCAATGTATTATCATCTTTTGCGAAGGTGATTCAGCCAAGGCTGGTATCGTTTCTGGTCTTTCGTCCGAGGATAGAAATTCGATTGGCGTGTATCCTATGAAGGGAAAGATTTTGAATGTACGCGGCGAGCAAGTCAAGAAGATTAGTGAAAACAAGGAAATTGCAGAGATCAAGAAGATTCTTGGTTTAGAGACTGGCAAGGAATATACGAGTCTGCAAGAAGTCAATAAATCGTTGCGTTACGGAAAGGTTTTATTCATGACGGATCAAGATTTGGACGGTTCTCATATCAAGGGCTTAGGGATTAACTTGTTTCAATCCGAGTGGCCAAGTCTTGCACAGCTTTCAGGGTTTATCGGATTTATGAATACGCCTATTTTAAAAGCGCGCAAAGGATCACATGAATTGGTCTTTTATAATGAAGGCGAATATGAAACATGGAAGACAGACAATGATAGCAAGGGATGGAAGATTAAATATTACAAGGGTTTGGGTACCAGCACTGGAAAAGAATTCCGTGAATATTTTGAGAAGAAAAAGTTGGTTGGTTTTAGTTACAATGGAAAGACGAGTGACGATGCTATTGATATGGTGTTTAATAAAAAAAGAGCAGACGATCGCAAGGGATGGCTTGAAGATTATGATCGAGATTTGTATCTCGACACATCACATAGTGTCGTGCCTTATGAAGACTTTATTAATAAAGAACTGATTCACTTTTCAAAGTATGATTGTGATCGAAGCATTCCCAATGTGATGGATGGTTTAAAGATCTCTTTGAGAAAGATTTTGTATTCCGCATTCAAGAAGAATCTGCATTCGGAGATCAAGGTCGCACAATTTACAGGATATGTAAGCGAACACTCTGGTTATCATCATGGTGAAGCATCCTTGAATGCAGCTATTGTTGGCATGGCGCAGAATTTTGTTGGATCTAATAATATCAATTTGTTTGCCCCCAATGGACAGTTTGGCACTAGATTGCAAGGTGGAAAGGATTCGGCATCGGAAAGATATATTTTCACGGCGCTCAATAAAATTTGTCGAAGCATCTTTTCAGAATATGATGATGCTATTTTGAAATATTTAAATGATGATGGGCTTCTTGTGGAACCGCTATTTTATGCTCCCATTATTCCGATGATTTTGGTGAATGGTTCCAAAGGAATCGGTACTGGTTTTAGTACGGAAATTTTGTGTTATAATCCTGCAGATATTATTGCTTACATAAAAGACAAGCTCGCAGAGCAACCCTTGGTAAAAGAGTTTGTTCCTTATTATGAAGGATTTACAGGAACCATTACAACAACTGCTCCTGGAAAATATTTGATCAAGGGCAAATATGAAAAGGTTGGATCAGATAAGATTCGTATTACTGAATTGCCGGTAGGGACATGGACTGATGATTTCAAAGAATATCTAGAGACGCTTACAGATACAACTGACAAGGCTGGAAAAAAGGTTACACCCATTGTCAAAGACTACGATGATATGAGCAAGGATACAACCGTTGATTTTGTCATCGTTTTGCAAAAAGGCAAGCTGGAAGAACTAGAGTCAGTTACACTAGATAATGGGTGCAATGGTCTTGAAAAGCTTTTCAAGCTCTTCACAACGTGCGGAACAACCAATATGCATCTATTCGATGCTGAAGATAAATTGAAAAAATATAGTACTGTTTCGGATATTATTGATGACTATTATGAGACAAGATTACATTTGTATCTTGTAAGAAAAAATTATCTGATTGATGCAATTCAAAAAGAGTTGTTACTTTTGTCAAATAAGAGCAAGTATATTCTAGAAGTACTTGCAGGAACAGTGGATCTAAGATGGAAGAAAAAAGAGGAAGTTGTGCAGATGCTTCAAACAAAAGGATTTGCTATTATTGCTGAGGATGAAGAGTTCAAGTATTTGACAAGAATGCCGATGGATAGTGTTACGGAAGAAAATGTCGATAAGTTGAAGAAGGAAGTTGCACAAAAAACGGAAGAGCTGACCAAGTTGCAAGAAATGTCAGCGCAGCAAATGTGGCAGCACGAACTAGCAAACTTGGAAAAAGAGTATTATTCGTATAAGGAGGAACGCGAACGCCAGCAATCAGGCGCAACAAAAAAGGTCGTTGTAAAGAAGAAGGCGAAGCTTGCTGTAAGTGACAATGACAAGGTTTAAATTTATCTATCATTCAGTAAGATGAGTGTTTCTATTTCTGGGTACAAATTTTTTAGTGCGTCTCTATGAATCCATGGCTGATGACAACCAAATGTTATTTCTGAAAAAACCCATTCAACTGAAAATAATTTTGCTTCTTCGAAAGATGGTTTATTTAACTCAACCTTGGTAGTACATGAAAAAAATACATCTTCTAATAGTGTCATATTTGGTTCTATCTCTTTTTCTATGATTTCAAGCATTTTCGATTTTTTTCTTAATGATAAACCTCCATTCCCAACATTGTGTCCATTTTGTAAAGGTTCCCATGGCCACGGTGCGCCTACATAATCATATTGAAGAAAATGATGTATCAACTCTTTATTTTTTTTTAGAATCATGGTGTCTGTTTGAAATACTAAAAAGGTTTCCGTGGGAATATGATTATAGAACTCTTTGTTTGACATCAATAAATCACTATATTCTTTCTGCGTTAAATTATCTATTTTTAGATTGATGAGAGAAATGCGATCCTTATATTTATCTAGACTGGTATTAATTATGTCAAGTATATATTCCCAATTCATATTTCCGTGAAAGACAATAATGTTCCAATCATCAGATAAATTTTCTAAGAAATTCTCCAAAACAAATGAAAGCGCTTTATGACATCTTGGTTCTACAATGATTGCAGTATTCATATTATACATTATTTTTATAGATTTATAGATTATTTTTCAATGTTGAATGTAAAATTTATTGATACAAATATAAGAGTAAATACATAAATGTATCATACTATATATATAGTACCATGAAAGGTTATTATTTATCTTTCACAACTTTATTTTTATTATTTCCAATCATTATTTATATAAATAATCCCAAAAAAACAGTTAGCGAAACTATTTTGGCATTTTTATTATTTGCCAATATTAGTTTCTCATTTTTCTTCTGGCTTTATCCGACACAAAATTCTATTATTCATCTTTATGATGGAGTTTTAGCGAAGATTTCCTATATAGTATTTTTTATTTACATTCTCTTTATAAAAGAGATCAAATATAAGTTTAAATTACTATTTTTAATGATATTCTTATTTTCAGCTGGTATGTTTTATTATAGTAATCATTATTCAAAAGAAAGTTGGTGTTCTAAACAACATCTTGTATGTCACTCTCTATTCCATTTGCTAATTAGTATTGGATCAGCAATTGCATTTTTATAAAAATGTTATAAAATGATGTCCAATTGAACTTATTAGATGTAGCATGCAATGATATTTATTGCCAATATATTTATCGGGATGGTAACAATAAGTGTTACTATAATATCCATAAAAGAATAAGAATATACACAGTAAAAATGTTATTACAATCAATGAAATATAAATTTGATTTTGATTATCTGTTTTACTTTTATTGTATAACAGATAACCGCCGTAGAAAACGACAGATAAAATAAAAAGTTTATCTAGTAGATTGGTATAAATATTCGTATGATAATGAAATATAATAGATGTTATGGTGAGGCCAAAAAACAAGAAACAATATATATAGTATTTTTTATAAAAGGTAGTCAATACATTTGTAAGAAAAATAAAAGAAGAAAATAATAGTAAAATACTTATCTCCGTATTTCCCATTTTTAAGATATTATAATTTATATATACATTATTTTTATTTGCATAACGTATATAAAGATTTTACCGAAATCTTATTAAGTTTGTTCTCATAAAAGGTCTAGAAATTTGATAATTTATTTTTTTTGGAAAAAATTTAGAATATCTTTTATTTGCATATAATAATGATCTTGGATTTCTTTTGATGATAATATATCGTTTATTATTATATGGTATTCGGATTGGTATTCGTATTGGTTTTACATAAGAATTAGGTAACTGATCATTCAACCAAGTTAGTTTTTTTGTTTCTGGATATTGATGAAATAGTTCGTCTTTTAATCTCCAAGGTTGATGACAGCCAAATGTTTGGTCTGAAAAAATATTTTCTATTGAAAACAATTTTGCTTCTTCGGCCGACGGTTTATATAATTCAACTTCTGTGGTACAGGAGAAAAAAACATCTTCTGGAAGATTTTTTTCTTGTTCTTTATCCATAATCTCAAGCATTTTTGATTTTTGTCTTAGTGATAAACCGCCATTTCCAACATTATGACCATTATTTCTTGGATCGTGTGGCCATGGCGCGCCAACATAATCGTATTTTAAAAAATTATTAATCAAATTTTTATAAGGTGGAAAAATCATTGTATCTGTTTGAAATACTAAAAATGTTTCTGTAGGGATGAACCTATAAAAATTTTTGTTTGAAACAAATAATCTACTATACTCTTCCCTAGTTAAATTATCTATATTTAGATTTACTAGACTGATTCTACCTTTGTATTGTGATAATTTGTTATCTATAAGTGATTTTATATATCGTTTATTAAGATTACCGTGAAAAATAATAATATTCCACTCATTGGATAAATTTTCTAAGAAATTTTTAAGAACAAATAACAATGCTTTGTGTATTCTTGGTTCTACAATAACTGCAGAATACATATAGATATATATTGTTTATATTATTAATTATTCATTATTAATTACTTAAAGAATACAAGTTTTTGTTTTCGTATAATTTTACATATGTTTTAAATTTTGATCCAGAAATAGTAATGTCCTTTAATAGAATATTTTTGAGAATTTGTATCATTTCTTCATTTGCACGAAGAATAGCTAGTGCTTCTCTGTACGCTTCATTGACTAAATCCAATGATTCTTCATCAATTTTTTCCTTGGTTTTTTCGGAATATTTATCTCCCATACCCATACTTCTACCTAAAAATGGATTTCTATTTGATTCAATATTTTCATTGTAAAAAACCTCTAGATCTTTACCCATACCATAATTTCCTATCATTTGCTGAGCTATTCCATTGGCTTGTTTCAAGTCTTGTATAGCTCCGAGAGAAATATGTTCATCTCCATAAAATATATATTCAGCTGCTTTTCCACCCATTGCAACAATCAACCGTTTTTTTAACAAGTCTTTTGTATATAAACCACCTTCAACAATCTCAGGATATTCATTAAATAGAGTATAACCTCCTGCTCCATTATATGTGCTTTGAATTGTCACTTTTTTCAGATCAAAATATTGATTAAAATGTTCGGCTAAAAAAGCGTGACCAATTTCATGATAAGATACTCTTTCTAAAGTTGCATAACTTCTAGTATCCACTCGTTTTACAATACCAACTAGTAATTTTTCCAAGGCGCCTTCTAAATCTTTTTGTGAAATAACTGAATTCCCTTGGCGTGCAGCATTAATTGCTCCTTCATTGATCAAGTTTTTAAGTTGGGCACCAGAAAATCCAGCTGTAAGTTCGGCTAAAAAAGGAATGTTGATTTCATTACTAAATTGTTTATTTCTCATATGCACATTTAAAATACTTATACGAGATGGCTTATCTGGGAGAGGGACATTGATTAGTCGATCAAATCTTCCGGGTCTGAGTAGAGCAGCATCAAGAACATCTTTGCGATTCGTTGCAGCAATCACTAGTACTTGATCATTTTGTGCAAATCCATCCATTTCTGCCAGAAGTTGATTCAATGTTTGTTCTCGCTCATCGTTACCTAAATTAACACCTGCTCCTCGCTGTCTTCCAATCGAATCAATTTCATCAATAAAAATAATGGAAGGCTTATTTTCTCTCGCAGTCTTAAACAAATTTCTTACTTTAGAAGCACCAACACCAACAAACACTTCAATAAACTCGCTCGCAGAGACAGATATAAAATTTGCATCTGATTCACTTGCAATCGCCTTTGCAATCAACGTTTTTCCTGTTCCGGGCGGACCCTCTAGTAAAATACCTCTGGGTACGTCTGCACCGGCCGCTTTATAAACAGTGTCATCTTTCAAATAACTGACAATCTCTGTACATTCTTCAAAAATTTCTGGACTTCCAGCCCAACTACTGAGAGAAATATTGGCCTTGATCATATTGATTTTATCTTGTCCTTGACCTTGCGAACCAGGCATTCCAAAAAAAAGATTGGATCCAGGCATTGGCCCACCGCCTCTTCCTCGTTGTCCTCTTATTATAGATTGAATAATTCCAAAAATAAGAGTTGTCCAAAAAAGCGAGCTAGCTAGTGAGCCAATAGTTTGTAATGTATTTATAACTGGATCTATCTGTTTTTCTAAAATAGTAGTATCAATATTTTGATTATCTGCCATGCCAATAATTTTACCCGATATGGATGGATTTGAAAAAACTAGTTTTTGCGGAATTCCTGATTCAGGATTTGTTTCTTCAAAATATATTTTGCGCAGATCGTCCGAAAAATAAACGGTTTCTACATTTTTATTCTCAATGTCCTTCATCAATGTACCTAGAGTAGTTCCTTCTGTTTTTGAAAATAAATCTAGTCGAGTTGAGAGAAAAAGTTTTTTATTAGGGAAGGTAAAACAACACGTGCTTGCAAAAAATGAAAGATATAGCAGATATTTCATTTATTTTATTGTAGAAAAGCCTTTATATTTTTTATTGGTATAATATATGACACAATATTTATTTAGTAAGCCCAATTTAGATCCATATAGAACTGATGTAAAAATTCGAACATCTTTACAAGGTGTTGAATTATTAAACCTCGAAGAATTCAAAGCTGTGTTTAGAATTCCACTACGTAGAAGCGGGCGTCAAACTAAAGAAACAGCAGCAGCAGGAGAGGCAGCAGCAATCGAAGCCGAAGAATTATCACTTAGTGCAGCAATAAAACAACTTACAGAAAATGTATGTCAAAATAAGATCAATGAAGCATATCTTGGACAATCCTTTTTAAATGCATATAATTTGGGAGGGCTTTCAAAATATCCAGAACCTGGAGAAGTAGAAAAAGAAGTAGCAGTAGAAGGATTAACACTTCCTGAACTTTCTTTTGAAGATCAAAAACAACAACAACTGCGTAATAATGGTATGTTATCACAATTAGAAGAAGCATCACAAGCATCACAATCACAATCTGAAGAAGAATCGCAAAGAGAAGAAGACATACAACTACAAACACAACGAGAAAATAAATTAAAAAGAGTAACTAAAGAAATAGAAGCAGAAGAAGAAGAAGCTAGAGATAAACCCATTACGTTTGATTTACTTATTGCTTTTGCTCCAGGATTTCGCGATGGTATTGCAGAAGCCAACACAAAATCAATAGACGACAGAACAGCATTATTGTTAGAGAAAGTTGTAGGATTTATCATTGTTCAGTTGGGAGAATGTACAATTCTTCCCAATGCATATGCTGTAAATTTGATATGTACTCGAACGTTAGAGTTAGACGACGGAACAAGTACTACTATAAAAGGTGCATTATTAATGGGTGCATATTTGTTTTGCATTAAAAAACTTGTTAGTCATGGTGTGCAACAAGTTGGAATACTAGAATTGGCAGACGGTTATAAAAATTTTGCCGGATTTTCTTCTTACACTAAAATGATGTTTGATAAAGATATTGCACTGTGTGTAGAAGGTTGTTTTTATGATAATACAAATCTAGCAATGTCGGTGAATTTACAAGGTTTATCTGAACAAGAGATTATCGATCTTGCAACAGGAAAACTAAAACGTCTGCCAGGACCTTTTGATGACACTGGAATGTATGGACTAGTTCCAACAAATCTGAATCAGAATAAGTTGCAAAAAATAATGGCTGTTTATGCAAATCTAATGTACAAATTTCAAGTTGCAGATTTCCAATTTCGTAATGGAGATGAAAGATTTATGAACCAATTGTTAGAAGCACCATGGTCAATATTACCAAAAAATCAATTAGAGATAGTTAATGTATTATATAGTCGTTATTCTAAGGTATTAAGTCCAGCATTATTTCCATTTTTAATTAGAAAACTTCAATCATACATACAAACATTGATTCTTACATTTCGCAGAATGCAGGATCCTCTCGGTATTCAAACTCGATCAGACGCACTAGCTCGCAAAAATGATATGAACGACTTTGAAACTCCTGCGGGTGTTGCATCTCGGTCTGATGGGTTTGGTGACACATCGAGTCATGTACTTAGATCTACAGCAGCAGAGCAGTTGAGACAAGAAGCAGAACTAGAACGCTTGAGACAACAACAAGAAGTAGAGCGCTTGAGACGAGAACAAGAAGAAGTAGAACGCTTGAGACAACAACAAGAAGAAGAACGCTTGAGACAACAACAAGAAGAAGAACGCTTGAGACAACAACAAGAAGAAGAACGCTTGAGACAAGAAGCAGATATGAGATTACAAAAATTTAAAAGAAAATCGGAGACTGTACTTGAAAAAGAATCACATAAGGGCGGAGGAAAAACGAACAGAAGGAAAAAAACGAAAACTAGAAAAACTATGAAAAGAAGGAAAACTATCAAAAGAAAGAAAACTATAAAAAGAAGAAAAACTATGAAAAGAAGAAAAACCATAAAAAAAAGGAACAAAAGTAAAGAAGCTAAAAAATTGTAAAAATGTATCATAAAATGATAGATTTTTTATTCATCTTCATTTCTCTCTAAGAAATAGTTAAAAATATCCTTTTTAAGCTCGTCACTGAAGGTTTCGGTGGGAACTAGAATTCCTTCTTTATTACGTCGTATATCTTTTATTGGAGAAAATTGGTGCTCTACCAGAATCTTCCAACGTTCGCTATATTTTCGATTCTTCTTGCTTCCATGATAATAATGTCTTATTACACCAGGAACATATCCAAGCCGCAAAGTTTGCATATTTTTTTGAAAATGCAAAATATCATTTTTATAATCATCTGTACAATCTTCATTAATGGCACTTATTCCATTTTTCAATAAAGAAAGAACCATAATATGATCGCCCGATCCCAAAATAGAATTTTCATACAACCCACCAATTTTTTCGTATGCTTTTCGTGTTATTGCCCATGCATATCCAGGATGCGAATAATTAATTCCCGAACCAGAATGTTTTTTGTTCTTTATATATTGAAATCCGGCACTATTAAACACGCTCATGGCCATTTTGGAAGAATTCATATCTACAGCATGACTAAATAATTGTACAATATCGTGAGAACCATTCAAAATTTTAAGCGTATCTTGTGCCCAAGTGGGACTATCAAATTCAATATCCGCATCGATCCATGCAAATGCCTTATAGTTTTTGGGTAATAAGTATTTTACACCTAAATTAATCATATTTTCTTTGTGCCAAATGGGACACTCTGTTCTAATTTGTAAATGTCGCGGATTTTTTTTTTCTGTAATAAGAAATCGTTGATTTCCGTACGCAAGTTCAACAATATACACAATAACATTTTCTTCTTCAACGTTCATCCGATGAATAAATTCTTTCATAAGAATATAACGTTTTGCAAAAAGACAAGGATTTGAAATGACTGCAATAACATGTAACTTATTCTCGATTGGATCATTATTTTTAATAGCACTTTTAATAATATTTTCATGATATTCTATAAAATCTATTTCAATCCCATTTATAACAGTCATTTATACTAATTTAATAGATTATTATTTTTTGCTTTATTTATCACCAATAATATTATAATTAACTAATTTTGGAAGGATATCATGATGATATAAAATTTTACCCATCATGAGATCTTCAAAAATTTCAGTTTGTCTTAATTCTTCTAAATTAGATGAATTATACCAACTAAAAATACATTGAATGGCTTCTTTGCTAAGAATATAACTGCATCCCCCATCGAGCCAAGGTAAATATCCGCCCGAATAACATTTTTCATGCCAATAACTATCCAAATCTACCTTTCCATGATGATACGTATTTCCTTGTTCCCAAACCCACGGATAGATATTACGATCATTTAATTTTTGTCCAATATAATGATAATCTTGTAACTCTTTTAATTTATATAAACAATCAATATTTTCTTTTGTAAATACATTATCATGATCATCTATTTTAATAATGTGTGTTATGTCTGAAAAATGTGAAGAATGTAATATATATTCCATCATCAAAATCATTTTTTCAGGCAAACCGTCATATTTGTCGTTGCACCTGAGATGTAAGATACTTGTTTTTTTATCATAGTATGTTTTATCACTTCCTCCCGTAAATATAATTAAATTTTCAATACCTTTGGAAGTAATTTTTTCCCACAAATGATTATGTTTATTACATGATAAGACTACTACCAAAATTTTCATCGATAATTATATATATATAATAGACTAAAAATAGAGAAAAAAACGAAAAAATAACAATAAACATTTAAAACCACGGTTTTAATATTAATTGTTTATCATTATTAGAAGTCATAATAGGTGGGGCCATGGGAGTGTACATAGTACTAGCATCTACAATATATTTATGATATCCTTGCGCTTCACCATACACTTGAGGTATGCAATAATCTAATACCATTTTATTTAATTGTTCCACTTGTCCCTTAATATTGGTTGGTTGATTTGCTGCATATTGCAAAAAAATACTTCGCATGATTATTTTTAATGTTTCACATTCTTGATTAGCAATGACATATTTTCCATTGGAGTGTTTATATACACCAGCACGAATTCCATTTTGAATAATTTCAATATTTTCTTTAGAAAAAAATGTATTAGAAAGTTGTGTATTATCCCATAATCCTTCTGTTGGATTTCTTAATGTCGCACATTGATTTACGGGTATTTTATCGTACATTTGAAATAAATCAGTTGTTTTAGGCGTAAAAATATCTACGCGACCGTTACTAACCTTTTTTCCATTGATTATGTTATTTACCGTATTCATTATTTTTGTATTATAAAAAGAAAAAATTATATCTATTTATACAAATGGCAAGTTTTCAAACTATTATTGTTGTTATTGCAATTATTTTACTCATTATTTGTCTTATTTTTATTGGAATAGCTTTGCAAAAAACCAAAAATAGTGGGCAATGGCCTCCTATAGTTGGCGAATGCCCAGATTATTGGATAGATACATCTGGTAATGGTGCAAATTGTGTAAATACGCGAAAATTAGGAATATGTACTACTGGTGGAAATGGTGTTAGTCCATCTGATTCGATCATGGCAATGAATTTTACTGTAGCTCCTTATACTGGTTCGAATAGCCTATGCGCAAAATATACTTGGGCAAATAAATGTGATATTACTTGGGACGGTATTACAAGCGGTATTACAAATCCTTGCAACAAAAGTAGTTGATAATTTAATTTAATTATTTGACCAGAAGAGATTAGTATTTATTTTATTATGTAACTATAATAAAATGAATACTAATATTTATCAATTACCTGAAGAGATGGTAAAAGAAATTTATGCTTTTGTACCCAACTGGGTAAAGGTGTATCTAAATAAAAAATACTATCTAAAATATCATAAATTTATAAAACGAAAATGTATGAAACATGATGGTTATTTTCGAAATATCATAAGATTAGATTTTGATTTTATATTTCAACAAAGTTGTTCTGAAAATATGAAACAATGGCTTTTAAGAAAGCAGTATAAATATAAAAATAATGTATTTTTAAATTATGCATATTTACTAGAACATTTGTGTATTGAAACAGAATCAACCAAATGTCGAAACATACTTCATTTTTATATCAAAAAATCTGGTTTGAACAAAAATCAACATAAAAAGAAAGTAAGCAAAGTTATACAAAAAGAATGGAGCAATTAAAATTAAATGAATTATTAGATAGACAAGAACATTGCAATAAAATAAAGGAAGCATTACTATTGTTTGAATCGGATAAAAATAATATGCTAACAAAAAGAGGTATATATGTATATGGCGAGCCAGGTACAGGAAAAACTGCTTTTGTTATAAACTTACTCAAAGAATTAAATTACGATATTGTTAAGTATGATGCTGGCGATATACGTAATAAATCTATTATTGATACTATAACAAATCATAATATGTCAGATAAAAATATCATGAGTATGTTCAAAAAAAATATCAAAAAAATTGTTATTGTAATGGATGAAATTGACGGAATGAATAATGGAGACAAGGGGGGAATCAATACTCTTATTAAATTAATAAGACCTAAAAAAACGAAAAAACAAAAGCTTGAAGAGATTACTTTAAATCCAATTATATGTATAGGAAATTGTCATATTGATAAGAAAATAAAAGAGCTGATGAAAGTGTGCTATACGATTGAATTAAAAAAGCCTACGCCTACACAAATGACAAATATTGTAAAATCAATTATGCCAAAGATAGAAAATGCACTGAGAATAAACATTGTTTCTTTTGTTCAATCTGATATACGAAAATTAATAACTATTTATAAATTATATAATGAAAATAGTGATATATTAAACAGTGATATGATACAGAATATCTTTCAATTGAAATCATATAATGATGATACCAAAAAAATTACACAAAAATTGATAAATATGCCAGCAACAATTCATGACCATTTGACCGTTATGAATGAGACTGATCGCACCATTGTTGGATTACTGTGGCATGAAAATATTATTGATGTTCTTGGTAAAATGAAAAAGGAAGTAAGTATTCCATTTTACACAAAATTATTAGAGAATATGTGTTTTGCTGATTACATTGATCGTATTACCTTTCAAAAACAAATATGGCAATTCAATGAGATGAGTTCTCTGATTAAGACATTTAAAAATAATAAATTATATCATGAATCGTTCAAGAAGAAGGTAAAATTCAATCCAACAGAAGTTAGATTTACCAAAGTACTAACAAAATATTCTACCGAATATAATAATTATACCTTTATACAAAATTTATGTCAGCAATTAGGTATGGATAAAAAAGATATGTTTTTCTTTTTTTTAGATTTGAAAAAAAAGTACAATGAAAATGAAATCATTGCATTATTTGAAAATTATGATATTACCAAATTAGATATTAATCGTATGTATCGATATTTGGAAAAATATACGAAAGAAAATCCTGATGTCGAAGTCGGAGAAGAGGAGAGTGTCGAAAATGAATAATAAAAATCTTTTTTATAGAAAAAAATTTTTATTTAACTCCTATTGCGTTTTGTACTTGATTTTGATTTTTGTGTGTTCCTGCTTGTTGAATTTCTATTGCTTCGCTTCCTTTTAACAATAGCGGATTCTTTTTCTTCCGATAATAATTCTTCTTCAAATGTCACTGTCTTTTTTGAAGACGGAACTGGTTCTTTCTCTTTTTCTTCCTCTTCCTCTTTTTCTTTTTCTTCTGAGCCTTCGTCTTTATCACGTTGATAAATAGTATAACACAAAAAACCAGTTGCTATTGTAAGCCCTCCAAGAAGTCCTGCTAAAACAGTTTTACTCATATAATAATATTATTTGTTTAGATTTTTTCTTATTATTTCTAACTGATTGTGTAATCTTTTTATTTCTTTGATAGTATCTTCCTCCATTTTATTTCCGATTACATTTTTTACGTATGATGTTGTATTTTTTACAGAAGCCGTAAGAATTTCATTATGTTGTATCATATCGTCTCGAATAATATTACAAAGAAAATTAGTATCTGTATTCCTAAATGGACCAAACAAAAATAGATATAACATACACAAGTTCATTTTATAAATTATAATAAAAGTATTTAAATTATTTTTATTATAAAAATCTTTTTCCGAGTTACCTGAATCGAACAGGTGACCTTTTGATATCAATAAACTACTACAGTCAAACGCTCTACCAATTGAGCTAAACTCGGTCCCCAATATAAATATATATTTTTTATTTAAGTAGTTTTTTATTAAGTTGGTTTAGTGGATCTTTATTACACTTGGTTTAGGATCACTTTTGGCCTTTACTTCACCAGCCCTTTTAGCCCAGTTTTTCTTTTGATCCTTTTCTAGATTGCAATCAAAATGTCGCTCATATTGCTCAGGCGACTGAAAAAAAAGCTTTTTTCGCTCAGAACCACAAGGACAACTAACACGAAAATATGAGTCTTCGTCAGCAGATCCAACAATATCATTTGTATAAGCACCACTAATAGCATTACGAATATAGGATCCGTGTGAGCCGCTTGAAAATACGGTAATCGTCCGCTTATTTTTTCGCTGAATAATATGACATCGCTTATCACCAGCCTCTTCCATAGCCTTGGCCATTTTTCGCGTATTCTTATTTACACTGACATCGTCCATCTCCTCGTATTCCATCTCGTTATAAAACTCCTCATCATAATACATAGGCAAGTCTCTTTCCTGTTCTATCCATCTTTATCATGATTTCTTTAAGTAGTTTTACTATATCTATTTTGTCTTTTTGGTTTCAATCGCTTGTTGAATAATTTGTTTCATTTTATTTTCTAGATAAGAAATTTTCTCTTTGAGCATATTATTTTCTGTAACAACACTTTGAAACAAGAGAGTTTGATCATATATTTTTTTCTCTAACATTTGTATATTTAAATTTTGCTGACGTTCTTTTCTTAACTGAATAAGCTGATCCAGATTTTTTTTTACATCTGGTTTATGAATTGGATTGCCCGGTTCATACTTGGTTAAAATATTATCAATATCTTCTAAGAAAAACTTTTTTACAGATTCTTCTTTAACAAAGTCATCAACTGTTTTTGAAGATACTTGCATATACTCGTTTGGTGAATCCAACATTGTCTTTTTATCATAAGAGTTGTGAATATGAGAGAAAACCAAGATTGATTTTGTAGCATCTAATTGCACAAAAGGTATGGTATAATTCTTTAAAAATATCTTTTCTTCTGCGACACACGCTTCATCGTCATATCTTGTTTGTTCAAGAAGTTCTTTACGAAATGCAAATGTTGCTGCTGTAGAATGAGTCGCCCCGTAAGGCCCAAATTTATACATTTTATGAATATGTTTAAAATAAATGTACATTTCACTTGAACCGGCACATAATGCTTTTGGATTTTTCTGAAGGGTTTCAACAGCATGTGATATTCTAGTTTTTGGATAATAGTCGTCATCGTCCATATAAAGAATAATATCTCCTTTACATTTTTCATGCATCAGATTTCTCTTTCTTCCCAATGTCATTTTTTCGTCGTAAGAGAAATACTTTACTTGAGGTATTGATTCGACTAAATCTCCTATTTTATCTGTGCCATCGTCAATAATGATCCATTCTACACAATTTAGCGGATAATCTTGAGACAAAAAACACTGTATAATGATTGGAAAAAAAGGTCGCCGATTAAATGTGGGCGTGCATACACTTATATAAGGAAATTCTTGAAACATATTTATATCTTTGAGTTTTAATTTTATACTTTTTTATTATATAAATATATATTATAATGAGTACATTTACTGCTGGTGCAACAGCGAATGCTCAAGCAATAACGCAAATCGAAACAATTGTTACAGCTAGTGCTAGTTTTACTGCAACATCCGTACTATCTGAAGAGGATGCATATGCCAAGGCTTTAGCAGGAGCTAAAGCAACTGCACAGCAGACTGCTAATTATGATGCTGATTTAATAAATCAATCTATTAATGATACGATTACGACTGCCGAAAATGACGGAATTTTAGGAGTAACAGGTCCTACGGGCGCAACAGGAGCTGCCGGAACTAGAGGAGCAACAGGAGCAACAGGAGCTCCTGGAGCTGCCGGAACTAGAGGAGCAACCGGAGCAACCGGAGCAACCGGAGCAACCGGAGCAACAGGAGCAACAGGAGCAACAGGAGCAACAGGAGCAACAGGAGCTGCCGGAACTAATGGAGCAACAGGAGCAACCGGAGCAACAGGAGCAGTCGGAACTATTGGTGAAACAGGAGCAACAGGAGCAACAGGAGCAACAGGAACATTTACACCTTCATCTTCTACCTACGGAACATACCCAATATCAAATGGAAGTCAATGGATAATCGGAGGTAATTCAAATATTTTCCTTGGTTCTAATGCAGGACAAACAAATCAAGGCGGAAGTGCTATAGCAATTGGTTATGCTGCAGGATATGAGAATCAAAACGGAAATTCTATAGCAATTGGTTATGAGGCAGGATACAGTGATCAACAGTCAAGTGCTATAGCAATTGGTGAAGATGCAGGATACACTACTCAACAGTCAAATGCTATAGCAATTGGTCAAGGTGCAGGAAATGAAAATCAAGGCAACAATTCTATAGCAATTGGTCAAAATGCAGGAAATGACAATCAAGGCGGCAATTCTATAGCAATTGGTCAAAATTCAGGATATTCAGGTCAAACCGGAAATGCTATAGCAATTGGTCAAGGTGCAGGAAACAATGGTCAAAATCAATATGCTATAGCAATTGGTAATGCTGCAGGAACTGGGAATCAAGGTACAAGTGCTATAGCAATTGGTGAAAATGCAGGATATGAGAGTCAAGGTGCAAATTCTATAGCAATTGGTCAAAATGCTGGATACTCCCAACCTGCAAATAGTATTGTATTAAATGCTAGTTCAATTGTTACATTAAATGGTTCTACTGCAAATGCATTTTACGTAAATCCTGTTCGAAACACTGGTGCAACTGGTGGTGGTATGCGGTATGATCCTTCAACCTACGAAATTACATATAATTCAACAAAAAATTTTGTTATCGATCATCCATTAGATACAAATAAACTTTTGGTACATGCATGTTTGGAAGGACCTGAAGCAGGCGTCTATTACCGAGGCGAAGGTAAAATTAATGATAATTTATTTACTACTATTGAATTACCTTCTTATGTAAATGCTCTTGCAAAAAATTTTACAGTTCATATCACTCCCATCTTTAACAAAGATTACGCTCAATCCAGAGTGTATGAAGCAAGTCGCGTCGAAAACGGTTCTTTTACTGTTCATGGACCTAATGGCGAATTTAGCTGGATTGTCTATGGAGAAAGAACCGTAGTCAATGTAGAGCCTTTGAAATCATCTGTTGAAGTCAAAGGAACTGGACCTTATAAATGGATTTAATTTTTGTTTTTATATTTTTTATAATTTTTTTACAAATTTGCAAATTTATAAAAAAATAAAAATTATTATAATCGCTTCTTCCAACCACCTTGTTGTAAAGTTTTTGTTCCAACAGATTTCATTTCAACTGGTTGTAATTCTCCACATGTTTTTGTAGGAGGATCAAAACTTACTAAACCTGGACTTACGCCATCTGCTCCCTTTACTTGATACTTGCTATAAATTTCGCTGAAAAAGAATAATAATATAAAAATAATAAGTGTTGCAACTGCTGCAGGTGCGCCAAAACTAGATGACATATCCAAAATCAAATAAAAAGAAAGAATAAACATAAATATTCTTCTATTAAATTTGAGAACATCAAAAAAAAGACCGCTTATACCATAAGATTTTGTAGTTTCATCAGTTTTTACAGTACTTTTTAACATAAAAGGAAAAAAAAAAGAATATACGACGGCAATTGGAATCAAAAACCAGCCAACAAGTAACGGAATCCAATAGAAAAAAAAAGCAACAATAATTTTCCACCAATTCTGGAATTCCCAAATATCTTTTCCTTTAGAATAGTCCCAATTTGTCTTATTTTTATCAGCACTTAATTCATGCGGCAAACAAAATACATATAAATTTGCCAATACCAAATAAAAAACATAAAAAAAATCAACAAACCCTAATCCAAAATAAATAAAAATAAGAATAAAAGGCATCAAAAGAATAATTAATATTTCCGGTAATAAATTATTGATGGTTTGATATACAAAATTAATAATTGTAAAATTTAATGCTAGAATATTTTGCATCATTAATCCAAAGTATAATTTTATTTGATTCGAATTGGGTCCTTCTGTCAAATTTCGAAACCACATAAAAAATTGACTATTTGTCATCATTTTTATATTTTCTTCGATCGAAAATGTCATTTTTGTAGAATTTGGTTCATCGCCATTTTTTCCAATATTTACATTTGTTTCTAGATCATTTATTCTTTCGTTGCTTATTTTTGTAGAAAAGGTAGGAAATACGCTTGTATAAGGAGCAAACTCTACACATGTAGGAAATAAGTTTGTTTGAGCGGCCCGACATGTATAAAGAGCTCCTGTACCAAAAACAATGATAATACCCAAATGTATAAATTGTGCTGCAATATTTTTTACAACTGCAAGTTTTGTATTCGATGTGTTATTTTGTTTGTCTATTTCTTTTTTTTTTTCATCGATTGATGCCATATTGTTATAATCTATTTATATATTTTTTTTCTCTTATAAACCATGTTGTTTTCTTTTCTTAATAATATAATAGAATACTCTTACTTTCATGAAAAAAATACAATTATTTTACATCCTTCTTTTTATTGGTTTAGCATTTGTTTTACTATTCAGTATATATCCAAGGCAAAATATAACATTTGAATCTTTTATTACCAATGATATAAATGGCCCTAATTATAGTCACACGGTAAATCAACCAATCAACACAACAATCTCTTGCAAAAATATGTGCGGATCCTTGGCTAGATGTTCTATAACAGGCGAACAATGTACTTCGGATGTTGATTGTTATGGATGTCAAAGAGAATCGCCAACAATCATAACAAATTTCGATATTCGAGGTCAAAATGATGCTGGGAAAGAAACTACTGAAGTAACTCCAACTTATTCTACTCTAACCACCGACATTGGAACACAAGCAAAATTATATAATAAATTACTCATTGATCCTCCACAGTACTACCAGGGCGAAAATACATGGCGCAAAAAATTTGACAATGGGGAAATTTTTTACGATAAACGATTTTATCCCGGCGAACAACAATTTATGCCCGTATATCCTACAAGAAAAACATTATCTGGACAATTTGAAGATGATGGACCTTTAGCAGCAAATGCTTATTTATAAGTTTGTTGCAATTCGGCATCTCTTTGTTGCTGTAACTTTTCAATTGTCATACCTTCAGGAGCCTTTCCTTTTTTGTAATCAAACTCATCTTTGGGTGTAGTAATTATATCAGAGTGATTTAATGGAACATAATTATGCATTTGTCTTAATCCGCCATTTCCCTTTGTAGTCAATTCTTCGGAATCCATATCTAGAAAACTAAAGTTATCGGAAGCAATTCCACCAAAACCACCGCCGCCTCCTAAAGAAAAGGCCATAGGTTCCATATTATTTTGAGTCGCTTGTTTAGTGACAATTTCTTGACTCGGCTTTAAATGATTATAAATATGGTCTCCATATAATACCTGAAAATTATTATTTAATAAAAGTAATGCCGGTACCTTTGTAACATTTTCAGGCATAACAATTTTTTGACCATTTTCTAAAACAATATTAATTTTTCCATCGGCCGCCTTTACTCTTTTATCAATACAAATAAAATGAATTGTTTTACTTACCTGTGTTTTAGAAAGCGTTTGCAATATTTTTTTCGAATGCTCGCAAAAATTGCTATAATAAAGTATAGAAGTCATTATTATTATATAATAAGTTTATTGGAACTATATTTAAACTCATTTTTTGGACATTTTACTAAAAAAAATTGATAATAAAATAGTAAATAAATAGATTGTACTATAATAGAATATGAACCCCAAAATTGAGAAAGTCTCTGATACAGATGGTACGCTTCGTTTTACCTTATCTGGTGTAAATGTAAGTATTGCAAACTCACTTCGTCGAACTATTCTTTCAGATATTCGCCAAGTTGTTTTTAAAACGGCACCCTATGAAGAGAATAAAGCCAACATTACGATCAATACAACTCGTCTTAATAATGAAATTTTGAAGCAACGTTTAAGTTGTATCCCTATCCATATTCAAGACCTAGACATGCCTCTACAGAACTATATCGTAGAAGTAGATGTAGAAAATCAATCAGATAGCATAATATATGTGACAACAGAACAGTTTAAAATTAAAAATATTACAAGAGATGAATATTTATCTGAAGAAGATACGCGAAATATCTTTCCTGCTAATTCTTACACAGGATATTTCATTGATTTTGTGCGACTACGTCCAAGAATATCAGAAGGAATACCCGGAGAAAGAATTCAATTAACATGCGAGTTGTCTATTGGATCAGCAAAAGAGGATGGTATGTTCAATGCCGTTTCGACTTGTTCTTATGGATATTCTATCGATGAAGAAAGGTCAGTTGAAATTCTTTCACAAAAACAACAAGAGTGGAAGGATGAAGGAAAAACAAAAGAAGAGATAGTCTTTGAATCAAAGAACTGGACATTATTAGAGGGCCAACGTGTTGCAAAAAAAGATAGTTTCGATTTTATTATTGAAACAATCGGAGTATTTGAAAATATAGAGCTCGTTAAAAGTGCATGTTCTATTTTAATTGATAAATTGAAAGAATTAAGCGATACCATGAGCAAAGACAATTTACTAATGGAACCATCGATTAACACTATGAAGAATAGTTATGATATTATTTTGGAAAATGAAGATTATACCATTGGTAAAGTATTAGAGTTTATGATGTATGCCAAGTATTTTGATGATGCAAAAACTCTCACCTTTTGCGGATTCAAAAAAATGCATCCTCATGATAGCGACAGCATTTTAAGAATCGCGTTTGTAAATGAAACTGACAAGGCAGCAATCAAACAAAATCTACAAAGTTGTATTGATGAATCTATTATTATATATCAGACCATTATGAAAAAGTTTTAGATGTACAAGAATTCAAACAAAATAATAGGGTATCTGGTTTCAAACGATTTACATAGTCTTTTACCACTTTTCGACAAATATTTCCCTTTTCCAATCTTAGTTTATTAATATACATGGAATGCAAATTTTGCAAATGTGATTGATATATTTTTATCACATTTTCTAGTTTTATTATTTTTTCTACATAGCATGCTATGTATTGCCGGTGTAACTTATGTGTAAATTCATGTAAGTAATTACGAAACTTGGAAAATTTTATTTTATCGGTCGAATTTATTTGTAAAAAATCTTTTACTTTTCCATAATGTCGTAAATATAAATATTTATACAATTCCTTTTCGCCAGTTCCTTTTATTTGTTTTATATATTGATATACTGGATTCAATAATTTGGTTCGCGTGTATGTTTTCAGATTTTTGATAATAACACCCTTACACAGGTACGGTGTATTTATAGATGCATATTTTTGTTTGATCTCATCATAGGATAAAAAATCATATAAGGCAGGAAATTGTACAGTTGTATTTTTCCAATATTCACATTGTCTTGTCTTAGTTTGATCCAACGGAAAAATAAGAATAGAATGATCTGGTGTTTGTACAATTTCATACATTTCAATCAAGTAGAGCGCTGGTTTTGTAAATGTAAATGTTGAAATGTCCTGATGTTGCATAACAAAACTATAACTATATAATGGATTCAATTGTCGAATATCAACATTCACATAGTGAATTGTTTCTTTAAATAGAGAATAATATGTTTTATTTTTGCAAAGAATAGTTGCGCCGACAGAATTTCTTGTAGAAATTTCCCAATCGCCGGCCAAATTTAGTGTAGGATTCCAAAAAACATTGATCATAACTCCATCTATAAATTCTTCGGCAATAATATCTGTAGTTTTAGATGGATATAATGATAAAAATGTAGTATAGGATAATGCTTTTGGTGGGGCAAATCCAATAGCTTGTTGCATACTATTCAATATAAGACATTTTAATACTCCAATTGTGCTAACAAGATCTTCCGTAAGTAAATATTTATTGTAACGAATTAATGTATATAATTCATTATTTTTTGTTTTACATATAATTTTATTTAGCTGTAGTGTTTCATTTGTGCCGTCTTTTAATAACAGATTAAATCCAGGAATCTTATTTATATGGAATACAATTCCTACGTCCATAAATAGATAACTATGTAACGCTTTAACCTTTTTTACAACATCATTCCATTTTTACATACCTTTTATAATTACATTTATAGATTGATAAAAATTTCTACTATAAATATAGGATAATGTCTCAAAACAAATTAGAAGATCCATCTGATGAACAAGTAATGGAATCAAAAGAAGATAAAAAGGAATCAGTTATTTTACAGTTGGGTGATGTTATCCGTTTAGAAGCATTAACCAATGAAATATTAAATAATGTTACTTTTATTATTGATTACATTGATTCATCTTTGATAAAATTAGCAAATGTTGAAACGTATCAAATGCTCTCTCTAAGTATTCATGAAGATGGCGTCTTAGGCGATGGTTCTATTACCGGAGTCATATTAGTTTATCGTAATGATAAACTTGGATATGCCAGACAAAATAATTTGTTACCTGGAACCTGGATAAATTTATATTTTGGAGGCGAACTACCTATTATTATTACTGGCGAAATAACAAATTTAGAAGAAGATATGATTGAAATTAAAACATACCCAGATAATGATGTTATATATATTAATTTTGGATATAAAGGATTGCCGCTGGATATTCCGATTGAAAGCATTGAAATTCGAGAACCACCTGAAAAAATTATATCGGAAGAAGAGGTGGAACAGCTAAAGCCATTAAAAAAACTAGAAAGTGATAGTATAGAAAGTGATACTATAGAAAGTGATAGTGTAGAAAGAGAAAGAGTAAGAGAAAGAGAAGGAAAAAGAGTAGTATCGAATGAAATTGAAGATGACTTGGCAGTAAATGTTCCGCTTGTAAATATAAAAGATCAAATAAGAGAGTTTATTATACGCGCAAACGATATTCAATTCGGTGAAGAATTTGGAATCATTACTCAATATGAAGACGTAGATGCATCTCAAAAAAGATTTACTATTGAAATACAAACAAATGATTTATTAGACGAAATGTTATCAACTGTTCCTAATGTACAAAGAACAACAAGTGTCTTGAACACAATTCATACTATGATTGAAAGATTTAAGCAACTTCGTTTGCAATTTTCCGAAGTAGATGCACACGGAAATATATTATCTTCTATTAAAAAAGGTGTTGAATGGAAACCATTATTACACAATTTGAAATCATTTAAAACTTCATTGGCGTGGTTGTTACCTGTTGCAAAAAATATTAAAAAGATATATGATGATAAACCAGTTGAAGATGCTGATTATTCTGATATTGTTTTGTTAAATATTGCAGATGATATAAAAGATATTAAAAATATTATTAATCAATACAGATCAGATGATTCTCCAGATGAACAAAATAAATATATTACTATGGTGCATGAACTAGATCCTTATTTTACGCCATTTCAAGAGCCATCTGCAGAGTCTGAAAATATAATATATCAAACAGCTGTACAAACAGATATTACTGCAATTTTGGATAATTTAACTGGATTCGAATCTTCTGTAATCAATCAGGATATGATTACTACCAAGAAATTTGTTATACAAAAATATAATTTGGGTTTAAAACGACTAGAAACTGATCAAATGACTGGGAGTAAAATGATCACTCATCTTGTAGATCTAACAAAACCAGATATACTCGCAATATCATCTATTACCATGTTGTCAGAACCAGTTATTCGTTACTCCAGAATTGGATTGCCTTGCACAAATATACTCGATAAATCCAACTTAAATATGACGCCATTAAATTATTGGCAACTTTTAACAAATAACACATCTATGAAAAATATTATTATAGATAATTTGGATGAAAAACTTTCGTTAGATGAAGACGATTTCGTTCAAGGTAATAAAAATTATGTATTTTCTTCTCCAGAATATAATATTGAGAATTATACCAGGTTTTTGTCAAAATTTATACCCAAAACAAGAGTGTTGTTTAATATGATTAAAAAATATATTCACGGAAAACTCTCTTTAGTAGATGTTGTCAGTACGTTAGAACCATTTTTAGTTTATATAGATGATATAACTTTCAAACAATACGAAGAAATGAATACATTTATTATTGAAAAGATTGCTGAATATAATACGCGATTTGCAAAGAGAGGAAATGATTTTAATTTATTAAAACGAATATCAAAAGAATCAGTTACTCCATCGAATACAAGAATAACAAAATTAATAAATGATCCAACTCTATTTTCAGAGGTCTTTGAAAAATATGATTTTCCAAAAACGGAATATCTAAGTAATTCAGAAACAATATTACAATTAACAAAGGATGATTGCTCTAGATTATATGATAGTGCTCTTTCTTTGGAAAATTTGCACCTTATGATACCAGAAAATATTGATCGATTTATTGATGAAGAGAGAGACATATTAAAAACAGGAATAGAAAGAGACGAGGCTGCCGATGTATGCAAAACCTATGTTCTAGCAAAACAGTATAAGGATCTAGAAGAGCTAGAAGCAGATAATGATAAGATGATTTATTTCGATAAAAAATATGATAACACACTTTACAGCATTCTGGATGAGTACAAAAAAGATCAAATGATGAAAACACCCGAGGAATTTAAAGAATTTTTAATAGATAAGCTCATAAAAAAACACGGAGCGTCTTCTCAATACGCCGATTTATTTGCAACTACGCTGATACAAGGCATAAAACGTGTAGAAAATGGTCATTATGCAATAGTATATGATAATAACTCAGAAACAGCAGGATATCTATTTTTTAAACGCGAGAACAATAACTGGGTTCTTGATGCAACTGTCAGTGAAGATATGTTGTCAAATGATGCCACATTTTTGTGTAATTTTCAAGAAAATTGCGTGGAAGTTAGCAAAAAATATGAAGCTGTCTGTCAATCCGAAAGTGTTAATAAAAAAACACTTGTTCAAAATGCATTAAAAGAAATGGTGAATCAATTTGATAAAACATATCAAATAAATAAAGTGGAACTTGAAAAACAGTTGCAGCGCACATTTGAATATAATTTGACTATTTTTGATACATTACGAAATATTGAAATTGAAAAAAAATATAAATATAATTTTCAGCAAGTAAGATTGGGGTTAAAAGTAGATGAAGAGGGGCTAGAACAAGTAGCCAGCCCTTATAAAAATATTCGCGATATCATTCTTGGTCAAACCGACTTTGTTAAAAAACAGGTAGATATTGTCAAGTTCTCTATGCGTTATACGAGAGAAGCCATACGATCTGCAAACGAGGATGAACACTGGCGATATTGCATAGAAACAAATACAAAATTGCTTCCTCTATTCTTATATGAGTTGGCTGGAGTATGGTGCGAAACTCCGGATGAATATTCAAGAAAGGTTGATTTATTAATAAAAGAGATTGGTGCGCTTAGTGACGACGGAGATTCTTGGGTTGATAAATATAGTGGTTATGTCATTAAACAAATTGATTTTGACATTGATGAAGGTTATGAAGAAGGTTATAAAGCAATTAGTCGGAGTGTCTTGGAACAAGACGCTGGATCAGGCATGTTCGAGGCTAGAAAAGTTGTAAATGATTCGCCAATGACTAAAATGATCAATAATATTATTAATGCGGTTTCTGGATTCATGGGAATTTCAATAGAAGATCAAAAAGAGTTTATTATTAAAGTGGCTTCAACTGAAATCCTAGCACAACTTCCTTTAGAATCTGATTATAAAATAAAAATTGATGAAATGGGAAAAAAAGGAAAAGCAATTGCATCTTATAAACAGGTTTATAATTTAACTGTCCTCTACATGAGTCTAGGCGCTCTACTTATAGGTATTCAAACAAGTATTCCATCGGTTCGAACAAGAAAAACATTTCCAGGCTGCGTACGATCTTTTGATGGATTTCCATTTCAAGGGAATGGTGATTTCAGCGCCGTACATTATTTGGCGTGCGTCGTGTATAAGATACGAAATAAAACAGATCCTTGGTCGGCACTCGTCAAATCAAAAGAAGAATCCGTATTTGAAAAAATAAAGGCATTTATCGAAACCTATTTGTTAAAAAATGAAGATGTTGTTAGAAAAATGCAAGAAAAAATCGAATATTTATTGACTAATCCTCCAGTTTCTATACCAAAGGAACACGAATTATCTACATGGCTAGGATTTCTACCGCCACTTGTACGAATCGTATTAAAGCCCTTTCCTCAAAATATTTCTAAAGCGTTCAAAGATAAGCTGATGCAGGAGTTTAAATCAGGCGCTAGATCACAGCGTGAAAATATTCTAGTAATTGAATCAAAAATGATACAGTTTTCTCTCGCCATTCAGGAAAAGATACAGACTATTCTAGATAAAAAAAAACTTCTTCTCACCAATGCAACGAATGAACCTTTTTTGGAAAATGCTTGCTGTAATGAAAGAGAAAAAGCGAACGAAACCGTTATTCAATATTTTGAAAAAGAAGACAAAGATATTGAGCTCTTCAACACAATTGTGAAAGATTTGTCGCATTTATTGTATGATATTCAGAGAGTATCAAAAGCGCCATTTTTTCTTAGTCGTGTCAATACGAAAAAAGATTACCCGCCGTCGTCGAATGATTTTAACGAAGATACAATTTATCAAGCATTTATAGTATTATGTAAATTTAATACGGCTGTTCCTATTACCCCAGACTTGATTGCGGTTTGCACAGATAAACCAGATTATTTAAATTTATCAGACTCCATTTCAGAAAAAATTCGCAAACTAAAAGAAGATGGAAGAAATTATACAAATGAATCTATGCTGCGTTTAATTCAAGTAGTCTCAAAAAATAATATAATTACTGTTCATTTTGATGAACACTCTGTAACTCTTATTCAAAAGTTACGCGATGTATTGGAAGCTATTTCTCGAGAAGAGGATGAAGTGGTGAATAAAAGTATGATCCAACACATTGAAGCTACGCTCGATACATTTGACATTGGAGTTGAAAGCGATTCTGAAGAGATGAGATCTCTCAAAAATTATGCAAGCAGGTCGAATACAGAAATGAAAAAAGAAATTATAGAGTTTCTTGGAAAAAACGGCGGACTTTCCAAAAATAAAATGAAAGCTATAGCATATTTCATAGAAAACGTCACTCTGTGGGAAACTTCCGATACTTGGAGAAATCAAACAACAACCATATCGGATGATGCGACTTATAACTCTTTGCAATTCATGAAAGAGTATATGCAAAATATGATCAAAGTATTTCCAAAAATAATTTTAGACAAGGTAGATTACCAAAATATACAGTTGCCCAGATATTGGGGTCTTTCAAATCGACACATGGAAGATATTAAACAATCAATATTAGAATATTATGGAAAACTACGTACATTTTATGATAGTACAGTTTTGAAAAATGTATTACTAACTATTTCATCTAAATGTGATCGCTTACTGATGCTTGCTTTAGAAATTCCATATTTGTCGGAAATTACATGGAAAAATAAATCTATGCATTCAATTTTTGATAAAAGAACCGTTACGCTTTTAATGGAAAACTTTTTTTTGCAGACATTGACGGAATACATACATTTAGCAAATGATCCTGCTATGATAGTGCGAACCATTGCTTTTGAGCCGGAAGAAGAATTTTTAACACTAGAAGAAATGGAGGATAGAGAACGAGGATTGTCTGCAAAACCAGATTCTACATTATCAAGTGGAGAACAAAAACAGTTGCGTGTAAAGGTTAGCGAATTATTAATTAGTTTCTTAACTATTATGGAGGATCATAAAGACATAGTAGATTTAAAATATGATCGTGTTATGGACTTGGTGTTTAAGACAAAAGAACGCGAAAAAGATACATTTACAGATAGATTGAAAGCATTAACGGATGAAGAGAGAGATGCTGATACTATTTTGAAAATAAATAAATTAGGTGTTTGGAGTAAAGGTTTGCAAAAAGGACTAACCACTTATACAAAAGAAACATACGATGAAGAGCGAGATTTTGCAGAAAAATTGGCGGAAATAGAAAATAAAGTCAAACGAAGTGAAAATGTTACTGAGCAAAATTTGGAACAATATATGGAGGATTTTATGGAGGAGCAAGAAATGGGAGAACAAATTGAGCAAGAGGAATTAAATATGGGTGGATTAACTGAAGATTATATGGATGGCGATTATTTTGGCCAAGAAGAAGAACACTTTGATGACTATAATTAACGTTACTTTATTATAAAAATATTTCTATTTCTATAATAAGAATAATTTATCTTGATGCATCGAGAATTCATAAGAAAAAATCCGGTAGTTGTCTCTATTTTAGTATTTTTAGTCATTTTTATTCCTATTCAGGTATTTAAACCAGCATTTTTATATAATACTGATGGAAGCATACGTTATTTTGGTGTTGGATACAAAAATAAAACTATTCTTCCGGTATGGCTTTTTTCTATTATTTTAGGAATTCTTTCCTATGTTTTCGTATTATATTATTTATCTCAACCTGCATTGTTCTAAGCAATAATTTATTATTTTATTTCTTTACAGATTAAGATTATTGCAAAAAAATAAAATTTATTAATGAGAATAAATTGTGGATTGTGCAGCAGCATTTGAATCTTGTACTGCTTGTTGCTGTTCTTGGAAAATTTGTTGATTTGCATTTAGTGATGCTATATCGGGTTTGCAAGCTCTTGTTGAAATATTATATTGAACAATAGATGTCAAAAGAATGGCAGTATAAATATACCACATAGCTTCTCCAACATTATCTCGTAAAACAACAATATTCAATAATTTTTGTTGTAGCGCTGAGGCTTCTTCTATATTTGTTTGATATTGTTCTTTCATCAAAGGTGTTAAAATACCCCAATATTGCATAAAATTTGAAGGAACAATTTGATTAATAAGCAGTGACATGTTGCCTGTTAATTTAATAATAGCAGATGCAGCTTCTTCTAAAGCATCTCTTTTTTTAGGATCTCCTCCTGCAGCATCTTGAATAGGTTGATTTACGTCACTTACAACAAGTAATTCTGATAAAATAGTATTTGCTTGTCCGCTTACTACAAAATATCCTACTACATTGGAAAAAGCTGATTTCCATCCAGGAAAAACAATCAAAACTGCAATAACAACCCCAAATATGAGAATCCATGGTATAAAAGTCAGTAATGCTGCTGAACCAACATTTTGACTAACACTCCCGCCACATGTGCTAATAATTGCACCAATATTCACACCAAATTGTGTTAATACTACAATTAAAAAATAAATAAGTAATTTTGAATATAGACCCTTTTGATAAGATAAATATGCTGCTTCATTTTGTAGTATATCGGGAGTCAATTGAGGTCCCTTAAGAACAAAAAAATAAAATATAGTTGCAATAATAAATATCAAGAGAGAAAGATATGAGCTGCCCATATTAATAGTAATGTATATTTTTTTTTACTAATGACTCAATTCATTCTATTTTTTATCTTATCTTTTGTCTTTTATAGTCGTATCTTTTATAAAAAACTTTACTAGTAATATAATAACAAAATATCATGAATATCGAAAAACCAACTCTAGTCGAACCAGGTGTTAAATATTTTTTGAAAGAAACACTAAAACAATGTAAAGAATTTAAAAATAAGTATAATAATTTATTATTTAACATTGGTTTATGTGTTGGATTTTTTTTAATTTTAGGAATAATTTTACTCTATAAATACAAAGGAAAATTGACTCCTGTAGAAAAAGAACAAAAAAATAAAGAAAAACAACAATATATTTTAACAAAAATTAAAAACTTTCAAGATGCAAAGCGAATAGCTCAACAAGAATTAATTACTGGCCTACCGCATTGGGAAAATGACTATTTTAAATTTGGAGGAATATCGAAATAAATATATGGTGTTACATTAAGGGTTAAAATGAGCTATGAATTTAAAGATGCATTAAATACTTATTATAGTTTAAAACAACAATATGAAGAAGAATTTTCCAAGCAAAAAACCAAAATAATAAAAAAACGTGATTTAAGTTGGAACGAGAAACGTGCTGAATTTTTGAAATTGAAACAAAAATGTATCAATTGTAAAAGACCGGTTGGAACCATTTTTTCTACCAAAAAGGTTAGTGCTGAATTTGATAGACATCTTATTGCTATTTGTGGGGATCGTACGGATCCATGTCCATTGAATATTGATTTGAATGTAGGCTTCATGATTAATATATTAGATTCAATACATACCGATGAAAAAGATATAGAAAATTATAAAAAAGATATTATCAATAAAAAGAATGATCTGTTGTTTGGTTATATTAGTTCAGAAGAAGCAGTAAATCAGTTTGATGAAATAAAAGAAAATATTTCTGCGATAATATCAACATACGAATATACTGTAAAATTATATCTAAATACGGTTGATAATAAAGAAAAAAAGGCGGAACTAAAAAAGATACAAACTGAATTATTTCTACAAATTTCAAATTTCAAAAAGATAGTAGATAACTATGAAAAAAGTGAAGATACGCAATTTATGACAGACGCAATTGAATTATATATACAAGTAATTTTACCAAATGCTCATAAAATAAGAGATTTGACATATGAATATTCTGCTGTAGAATATAATGAAGACGATAATATGTACTATCTTATACAAAAACCAGTAACTATAGAGCAACTAGAATATAATTTTTCTACAGACCCCATAGAAATTGTATCCATGAAAATAGGTTTTGATAAGTCTCAAAAAAAAACAGTAGAGAAAAAGAAAAAGAAAGAGAAAGAGAAAGAGAAAGAGAAAGAGAAAGCTATTCCAGAACTAAAAAAGAAAAAAAAGGCATCTGTAAAATTGGTATTACGAGAAGAAAAAAAAGAAGAAGAAAAAAAAGAAGAAGAAGAAGAAAAGGGAGAAGAAGATGAAGAAGAAGAAGAAGAGCAAGAAGAAGAAGAAGATGAAGAAGAGCTTAGACCAAGAATCACAATTCAGCCAAGACTATTAGACGATGGGAGCATTTCTGCAACAGAAGCCGCAAGACTTGGATGGAAAATCGAGACTGCAAAAGGAAAATTAATTGTCAGAAATCCTACCTCGGGAGAAACGTATGAAGTTACTGCAGAAGTATAATCCGTCTATTTTTTATTGAAAAAAAATAGTATTATACATTATATATGATTAGTAAATACATATCTATTCCAGTATTTTTGATTAGTTTCGCTATTGGTATTTTTGCAATATATATTTTAGGAGCAGATACAAAAACAGTTTATATCTATCCTACTCCAGAAAATATAGAAAAAGTACAATATAAAGATCATGCTGATAATTGTTATACATATACATCGAAAGAGGTTTCATGTCCATCCGATATTTCACAAATTAGTACTATTCCTATACAAAATTAAGGTTTAAATATTAGTTCAAAATAATAGAAAAAAAATTATTATATGCATTATATAAGTAATGCATTTATCCAAATTTTTACATACAAAATCTGGTAAATATATCATGTCTGTTATCCTGGGATTTGGTTTAGCAACTCTTTTTAGGGCAGCGTGTAAAGATAAAAACTGCATTATAAAATATGCGCCAAAGTCGGAAGACATTGATGGTAAAACGTATAAATTTGATAATAAATGTTACAACTATTCAAAAACTGCTCAAAAATGTAATTCAAATATGGAAACTGTTTCTGGATAAATTCGTAATTATTGTAATTCAACCTTCTTACAATAATTATATGACTGATACAACAAGTATTTTAGATCTACCAACGGATCCTACTGGTGGAGGCTCTATAAATGGCAATGTCAGCTTTACTGCAACTGAAACACATAATCAAGAAAATACGAATACGAATATGGGTGGAAGCGTTGCTTTAGATCAAACTACCATCAATCAAATTGTAACAGGATTACAACAAGCAAGTGTTTCAGGTTTAACGCAGTTGCAATCGAGAGATATTTCACAAAATTCAAGTTCTATTACGCAAGATCCAGAAGTTCAACCCAATTATATACCTCCTGCCGCAAAAAAAGAAGATTATATTCAAAATTATGAAGATAATGATGTCATTATTCAGAATTATAAGAAACAAACGTCGATTCATAATGCTTTGGATGAAACCTACGATGAAATTCAAATGCCATTATTAGTTGTTATTTTGTATTTTATTTTTCAGATGCCGATCGTAAAACGATATGTATATAAATATGGGCCCGCTCTTTTTACAAAAGACGGAAATGCGAATATTTATGGTCTTATTTTTATGAGTATTACCTTTGGAATTATTTATTATATATTATCAAAGACTATTAAACATTTTACTTAAACAAATAAACCTCCTCTCCCTCGTTTTCTTGTTTTTTCTCGGATCATTCGTTTCCTTTTTGTTGGAAGCATTATTTTTATTTTTGAATTTTTTATTTCTTTTTTCCGATTTGAGGTTTTTTTTCTTCTTCTTCTGCTTGCACAGGACGATATCGCAAAAACCACTCCTCATATTCTTTTGTATTTTTCGTATTCTTTAATTCAATAAATTTTGCTGCTTTTTCAGCACGCATTTCTTCCAATGTCATTTGATGACCGTAACAATTGATGCTAAATCGTTTTAAAAGACCCTTTTGTTTTAATCGATTCTGTTGTTGTACTCGAAATAAGTATTGAGCCATGCATAAAATTCGATCATTATCATAATAATTACGACCAGAATATAAAAAAGCTAAATAAAAACTCAACATGGTATCGATGGTTGCAATCTTTACTTGTTGGCGTCCTATAGTAATAATATTATAGCTATGACATGCAATTGGTTTATAAATAAAGGCTACTGTGTCGGCTCCCACATTGATTTGATAATGTGGCGCAACAATCTCTCCAATAGCGGGCTTTGCAATAATTTTTACATGTTTGATTCCTTCATCCTCCAAACGCTCTTTTAAAATTTGAGCAGTCATTTGAGGTTCTACAGATAAAACATCAAAATCAGCAACCTTTTGCAAACGTTTTTTAAGTTGATGTGGCATATAGTCTGAATACAATGAAATCGCATAACCACCAAAAAATACGACCCCTTGATCAATAAATGTATTTTTTACAGTTTCATAAATTAATTCTGCATCATTTTTTTTGTCCATTTCTCGCTGAAAATCAATAGATTCGCATTGATGCGCTTTCAATGGATAGTTTTTATTGAGAAGTGTTAAACGTTTTAACACCTTCTCCCATCGACTAACATCTCCAGCAGGTCGCGATAATTCTAAAAACATGGACATTCTTAAAAAATTGGCCGGCGCATAATAAATTCCAGCAACTCGAATAGCATCTTTTTTGATCGCTTTATAAATATCTTTATGCAAAGCAGTAATATCAGCAACTGGTATAAAATTGACAAATACTTTATAGGTGCCTGCATGAACCCCCGGTTTTGCTTCTACTTCATCAAACCCATTTTTATAATATATATCTGTTAAATCTTTTGCATCCTGCAATGCATCTGGGCTATAAAAATCGTAATCTGGTATTTCAACCTCCTTGTCATAAAATTGGTCTTGTTTTGGTAAAATATTATTAATTGCTGTTCCGCCATAACAAATGAGTTTTTTTTGTCTTAAAAAATTCTCTACAATAGTTATAATTTTTTTCACTTCAGAAGAATTGGCAGTCATTTTTCCAAGACGTGTTTCTGCTTTATCTACAGCCGCGCGCAGAATAGCCAATTCACATTCTTGAAAATTCATTGTTTTATTACAAACTTCTTCTTTCATTAACTTTCTTTATATTATCATAAGATGATATAAAAAATAATTTTATTTGTTTAATTTTGTTATTTTGGTTTATCGTAAATCTTCATCGGCATGATCTATTAAAATATGTAAATTATCTAACATAATATAAACATCTTCTTTGCGATCGTGTTCTTTTAAATGTTTCAATTTATGTTCTAAAGCTTCTTTTAATCGTTGAAGTGAATGCAAATATGTTGTCACTTTGTCTTTATAACCTCGATGTTTTGCTAAAATCATCCAACCAAGTTTTTCAAATTCCATAACATACCATTTATTCAACCCGTCAAATGTTACTTCATACTTCCCCTCATGCAATCGCATCGTTTTATTTATTTTCGATCGTCTATTACTTTTATTTTTAGTTTTAGTCATATTTTATATTATATAAATATTTAATCTTTTACGTAATTAAGAATTTAAAACATAAATTAATTATTAAAAATAGTATTAATATCATCTTGCCAAGGTAAATTTAAACTAGTATTAAATAATTCTGTTAATATTTTTGCACAAAAAATTCTTAAATTAACAAATGGAGAATTTTCAGGCGTATCATATACATTGGTAGTATGCAATACAATATTTATTATATTAGAATTTGTAGGTATATCATAATGTTTGAAATCAAAGTATAATATATTATAATCAATATTTATATATTTATCTTTTATGAATTTTTCAAGTTCTAACATTTCATTGAAAATGTTATCATTGAATTGATCTTCGCGGTAATTATTGTTATATAAATAATCTTCATTGACATAAACAAAATATATTTTTTTAGGTTGATTTATAATATCATTAAATCTATCAATTCTTCTTTTATATTCTTCAATCCCATCATTAATATTAGAATTAAAATGCGCCAAATAAATTTCATATTTATTATTAAAAATATCATTATAAACATCAGGAATAAAATCTCTAAAATTTTCTTCTAATACTTTTTTAATTTTATTTGGAAATAATGGGATAGTCCAATCAAATGGTAATGAAAATTTACGAATATTAGCATAATTACACACCATTGCTGACGAACATCTACTACCAAATGGTATTATATAATAATCATCATTTATTACTAATTCATTAGGATTATTTATTACGTAAGAAAACATTTCTGTTTCCATTTATATTATATAAATATATAAAAAGAAATTATAAAGAGTAAAAAATTGTTATTTAAATGTTTAATCATATAAAAATTACATATTTGGCATGATCATATGAGGTACGGTTCTAAGCCAAACAAATTTATATGTTAATTGCCAAACAATTCCAAAAACAATGGCGTGCGTTGCAGCAACTGTCATTGTGCTTCCTCTAGGAGGCAAACGCAAAAGAACTCCCGGTGTCAAAAGAAAGAAAAGAAGCACAATGTAGAGAGTAAAAATCCAATCCATCGTTATATATTATGTTTATAATATATTTTTATTTTTTTAATTATTATAAGATGAAAAGGTAAATATTATTTGGTTTTTGAATGAACTAACTACTAAATTAAATACTTTTCCATAAAATGGATTTATGCCAATTTTGGTATTTGCTGTAACAATACATTCGGTTACCATACTATTTACAATAGAATCAAATTCTAAATTTGCTGGTCGAGATGGCGTAAGCCAAGATACAACTAAACCATTTTCCAATGAGATATAATTTGTAATATCAGTGTAAATATCTTTATTGTTTTTGCTACACATAAAGGACGCAGAGCAAATACCGAGACTAGTAGAATCACCACTTTTATATAATGGTGCGCGCCCATACACATATAAAGAGCTCTGTGTAATTGTTGTAGTAGGCGGTAAAGTAGTTGGTACTTCCACCATAGATTTAATGAAATCATCTACATTCAAATAATAAGTAAGTGTTGGAACTGTTTCATTCAAATAAGAAGTATCGATCAATGCTGATTGAGTTTTGGCGACAACTAGCGAAGTTTCGATGGCTTTTTGTTCTGCCTTTTGATCAGCGTCTAATTGCGATATATCAGATGTGGCTGACGCACTTGCCGATGCAGTTATTACTTTATTTCTTGTTGTTATTGCGCTCGAAGTGCTTGTTTTTATAGATGAAAAACTCATATATAAAATAAAATAAAAAATAATTAACATAAAAAGTAATTTATACTCTCATATTTTTTTAATTTAAAAAAAATTGTTCTGAATAGTATTTTGCATATGTTCAAAATTGTTTATATCATTAATAAAAGGGACAACTGTATTTTTTATATTAAATTTTACAATATCATGCCACTGTTCTTGTACTAAATGAAGCGTATTAATTGCATATTGTAAATCATCCATTCCGTAAGCAATTCCATATAAATTATCTAATCCTTTGGCTTCAAGATAATTAGAAACACATCCTGTTTTTGTTATCCATTCTAATTTTGTTAAACCATCCCACGGATATACTACAGAAATACAACCACATATTGCTGCCATAATTGTTAAAAATGTACATGGGTCATAACATATAAATACTTTATATTTATTGAAAATCTCAGAAAATTCAGAGTGCGTTAATGAATGAGGCAACAAATATGCGTTTTCAATTGGAACGCCATTTATCTCCGAGTACCAATTAATTGGATTTCTATGCCATACCGATTTACGTAATGCATAGCAAATTCCGGATCGTTCTTCAAAATTATGCTGACTAATACAGGGGTTTATATATAGTGGGGAAAGTAGCTTATAAACTACATCCTTTTTTTCTGGAAAAACCCCAAACTTTGTTTCTGAATTAAAATAATAAACCAACTCATCTTTTCCCCACGTATTCACCCAATCATATGGAACATTTTTACCTAATTCACTAAGTAGCCAACGCACAACATACTTTGCATTTAATGGATTGCCAACCGTACCTTCACAATATATGACAACACAGTTATCATCTATCGGAAATTCATTATTATAAAAATTAGCATAAATACCATTATCTGGACGAAATCCATCAACTGTATAAATTTTCACATTTTGTCCTAACTCTTCCAATACCTTTCCTAAATAATATTCTACAATTGTCCCACCGCTTAAATCAGTTCCTCCCATATGGGTGAATATTATGATATTTTTTGAAGGAGTTATACTTTTTTCTTGATTTTTTTCTCCCAAATAAATATCTTCATATATTTTTAAGCTTTCTTTTAGTCCAATAAATTGTAAATTTAATTTTTGTAATTTGCTAGAATCTCCACAATAATTTTTTTGTAAGTTATTATTTAAAACATGTATTCTTGCATAATCTTCTGTTCCTAATATTATTTTTGCAATATCAGAAAGTTTAAATTTTTCTTCATAACAAATATTTATTGTTTTTTCAAGATTTTCTTGTGTATTTACATTATCAAAATAATATTTTACTATTTTAACAAAATCATCTTCATAAACAAAATCAAAAAATTTATCTTCAAATATTGTTGTTTCACTATTATTTTTTTTTGCATTGAAACAACTTTTAATAAAACGCGTGTCTTCTTCATTTGTATGAAATATATTAAAAATTCTAAAATTAAAAACATTATTATTCTGCAAAGAGCGTTGATATATCAAATATTTTGAAAATCCGTAATAATCTGTTGGTATTTTATAAAGATCTTCTTCTTTTCTGTTTAATATATCTGTATCTCTATCATATATTGCTGCAGAATCTAAATTTATGATCATTTTAAATTTATGCGAAAACTTTAATAAATTTTCAAACATTAATAAATTTGTATGGGTAATATCCCCATTTTCTTTTTTTGTTCTTCTTCCTCCAACAATAGCAGTATGTACTAAAATATCAAATTCATTATCATTCAAAAAATTTTTGATTTCTGATTCATTCAATACATCTAGCTGTGAATGTGATACATTAGTTATTTGTGTTTCTTCACACGATAAGTGTAATTTAATCATTTTTGCAATATTTCCATTGCCTCCAGTAATTAAAACCTTCATTACTATATATATATATATATATATATTATTAATATTTTTTAATTTACTAAATACATGCAAGATTTTTAGTTTATCTTACAAAATTAAAATCGTAATTTTTTTATATATATAAATAATAAATGCATAAAAAAATCTGGTATGCACCCAATCAAAAAGAAGCATATGGCGATGAAGAAATTAAGGCAGTTGTTGATTGTCTGAATGATGGATGGCTTGCAGGATTTGGACCTAGATCTATTGCATTTGAAAAACAAGTTAGCGCAATGTTTGGTAAAAAATATGGTTTATTTGTAAATAGTGGATCCTCTGCCATTTTATTGGGGCTGAACGCATTAAATTTAAAACCAGGTTCAGAAGTCCTCACTGCAGCTTGCACATTTTCAACAACATTAGCACCTATTATTCAGTGTGGCTTAAAGCCCATTTTTTGTGATGTAGAAATTGGAACTTATGTTTCTTCTCCTGACCAAGTTTGTGAAAAAGTAACTGAAAATACAAAAGTTATCATACTTCCTAATTTGATTGGATCGAAACCAGACTGGGCAGAAATTCGTAGAAGAGTTCGACCGGATATAATCTTATTTGAAGATTCTGCAGATACAATTACTTTAACACCCGATACTGATATTTCTATAACCAGTTTTTATTCAAGTCATTTGATAACTGCAGGCGGTTCTGGTGGAATGGTAATGTTTAATGATGAAAAGTTATTAAAAAGAGCTACCATGTTTAGAGACTGGGGGCGAATCGGCGATAACTCTGAAGATGTAAAAACGCGATTTGAATTTAGCATAGATGGAATTCCGTATGATTATAAATTTCTATATGGAGCAGTTGGTTATAATTTTAAATCATCTGAAATGAATGCAGCTTTTGGATTAGTTCAGTTGTCGCGCATTGAAGAAATTCGTTTCAAAAGGAAAACCATTTTTAATAGATATTTAGAAAATTTGAAAGATACACCAGAAATTACATTACCCATTAATACATACGATTCAGATTGGCTTGCTATACCATTTATGTGTAAAAATAGAATGGCGCTTCTAACCTTTTTAGAAGAAAATAATATTCAAACACGTGTTTGTTTCGCAGGAAATGTAACGCGCCATCCAGTGTATCGTGAATACTTGGAAACTTTCCCAAACTCTGACAGAATAATGGCCGAAGGATTTCTACTCGGTGCTCATCATGGCATGGTTGTCGAAGATTGTGATTATGTATGTGACAAAATTAAAGAGTTTTTCTTAATGAAATAAAATAAATATTTCATATCAAGTATTATTCCCATTTATAAAATATTTTATATATTTATAAATGAGAAATTGTCCGATATGTGGTAAATTATCAGAAAATTTAACGCACATAGTAAATATTAACTTATCGTTAGTAGATGATAGTATTTTAAATAATAAATTAAGTGTGAAATACTGTAATAACTGTACTTTTTATTTTTCTGATTCTGAAAATACCCAAGAAGATTATAATAATTATTACATGACATTTAATAACTACCAACAACAAAATTACTGTGAAGATAAAGACCTAAAATGTAGAGATTTTATATGCAATAATATTAATAAAGATCAAGTTAAAACTATAATTGATTATGGTGCAGGAAATGGAGTTTTAGCAAATCTTTTACAAAAAGATTTTATTGTTGAAACATTTGATATTGGAATGGAACAGACCGATATAAAATATGATTGTTTAATATTATCACACGTTTTAGAACATATTTATGATTTAGATTCTTTTATTAATGAAGTATCAAAAAATATAAAGGAGGATGGTTTATTATATATTGAAATTCCAAATGCCGAATTCTACGAAGAATTTATAAATATATGCCCTTTACAAGAGGTTAATATTGAGCATATTAATTTTTTTTCGAAATATGCACTTAATAAATTATTGATAAATAATGGGTTTTATTCTATTAATTTGCAAGACGATTATTTTATGTTAAAAGATATGAAATATCATGTTATTCGAGGATTATTTAAAAAAAATAATAATAACAAATCTTTTGAAAAATATCTCAATCATGGCATAAATGAAATAGAATCGTTCAAATTTTCAAACTTGAAGCAGTATGAAAAAATCTATGTTTATGGTTGTGGGCAATTTTTATTCAAAATTCTAGATAAAATCCAGGAAAATTGCAATATAATAAATATTATTGACGATAATTCATGTTATTTGAATAAAAAAATAAAAAATATTGAAATAATAAATTATGATTTGTTTAAAGAAAAATGTAAAGATGGAGATACTATATTATTAACTACATTGATCCACGATGAAAAAATTAAAAATCGTTTAGCTTTGATAGATAAAAAAATAAATATAATCGACGCATTGTTTTCGCTTGAATAAATTAGAAAAATCATAAAAATATACATTTAATAAAATTAATAACTAATTATTCTAGTTAGGACTTTTGAAGAAGAATACAAAATATAAATTTATTATCTATTTATATAGTAATATGGATTTTTCAAATTTTTCAATTAGTTGGTCCAGCATGGCGGAAATACTACCTAATATCGAAACACCGAATTATGATGTATTTACTGAACTAGATAATTCTTGGAACGAATCGATACAAAAATATGGACCATATATAATTGATCATAGAATTAAACATGATTTATTTTTATATTTTCATTTGATCAAAAATATGTGCGATAATAAAAAATTAACAATTAAAAACCCATTGCATTTAGAAAATAATCAGTCTGAAGTAATATCAAGCGATATTTATTTTATAACACGTTATAGCGACAACTATAATCACGGTCATGCAATTCCAAAATATTATCCTGTTGATTTAATAGCAAATTATTATTTTGAAAATGAAAATATCGTTGTTGGTATTTTTTTAGGAACAGGCGATGTTGGATTTCATATTACAGTAGCTTACATCATTTATTATAATCAGTCAAAATTGGTATTATTTCATCATCTAAATGAAAGATTAGATCATCAAAGTTATCCATACTATTTGCCTAAGATATATGATATTATTAAAAATATTAATACTGATACTATAAAGAATGAAGTGTCGTTAGTTAGATCAATAGATGGATATAGTTTTGGTTTATTTCATACGTTGTGCTCATTTGTTAATGGTATATACTTATTAGATTCTGTTGGAATTCAATCTAATATAGATGAAGTTATTCTAGGACCAAACGACCCATTTCTTATTGAACAGTATTATAGAAACAAATATGAAAATATAACATTTGTTAAAGAGGTACCAGTCGATGGCTTTGACTGTAACAAGTTATATAAAGGTGTATTATTTAAATATGGACACTTTCACGTAACAAATAAATTTTCAGAATTTGTTAAATCATATATATCTAGAGCTATGCCGATTAGCGATGAATATAAAAATGAAATACAATATATATTAAATAATTTTTATCCCATTTTTTCAATAAATTTACGATGTTTAACATGTGAAATAAAAGACCAAGATATAGTTATTAGCGAACTAATTAATAAATTAAAAGAAATATATCCAAATTCTTTTTTTTTGATAGGCGGATTTTTGGGAGATCACAATGAAGAAATATTAAATAAATTAAACTCGACTATAGGGATTACTTCTATTAATTATTCAAACACTTTAAATGAATACCTAAAAGTATTTGCATCTATACAAAAAAAAATAAGTCATCAAGATATAAAATCATTAATAAACTTGAAAATTAATAATGTTCTAGAATATACAAAATTAGTTAGTTTTTCTATTAATATGAATGCCGGTTATACTTGTATTGAAACTATTTTAAATGATATTTCCAGTGTATATTTTGGAACAAAATGGATAGACCATAATAAAAGAATATGGTATATAAGCAAAAAAAATTATAAAGAACCATTTTATATCGACGATGCAGAAAAAATAAATTTTATTTCAATAAATATATATGACAAAATTACATGTGAAATTTCAAGCGATACATTAGTGAATTTAATAATAGATTATGATAAAAGTAATAATAACATTCTTTCAAATATAAATTCTAACAGTAATATATGATTAAAAAAATTAATATTTTAATTCCAATGGCTGGTTTGGGTAGCAGGTTTTCCAAAGAAGGATTTAAAAATATAAAGCCACTTATTCCATTAAATGGTAAAACTTTTATAGAATGGTCAATTGACTCTGTTGATTTTAAGAACGTTGAAACACAATTTATTTTTGTTATTTTAGAAGAACATCGAAACATTCTACAAGATCATTTAAAAACTATAAAGCCCGATTGTATAATTTTAAGTGTTCCATCTCTAACGCGCGGTGCGGTTGAAACTGCTCTAACAGCAGAAGAATATATTAATAATGATATACCATTAATAATAACAAACTCTGATCAAATTTTTGAGTGGGATAAAGATAAGTACATAGATTATTTAAATAAAACAAAAACAGACGCAGATGTTGTTGTAATTGATGCGAATACAGACAAATTTAGTTATATCGAATTGAACGAAAATGGATACGGAGTTCGATTAACAGAAAAAGAAGTGATATCAGATAAAGCGTTGGTTGGAATACATTATTGGAAAAAAGGTAAATATTTTGTTGAAAGTGGAAAGGAACTTATTTGCAGAGATATTAGAAGTAAAAATGAATATTATATTTCTTTATCTTACAATATGCTTATTGAAAAAAATATTAATGTAACATCTTATATGCTTTCAGAAAATGAAAAATATTTATCTATAGGAACTCCAGAACAAGTGTATGATTATCTTGATTACAAAAGTTTAAATATTAAAATATACGAATTAGAAAACTATGTAAATGGATGGTTTATAGGTGATTTTGAACCGTCAATATTAAAGAATTCTGGAGTTGAATTAGCAGTAATGAATAGAAAGAAGGGAATTGGTATTCACGATTTTCATTATCACGAACATTGTATTGAAATTAACGTATTAATTAAAGGGACAATGAAATGCAATAATAAAATTATCAAAGAAAATCAAATTTTTGTATTTAATCCATGTGTTCCTTCTGTATATGAATATTTAGAAGATTGTACCTTTGTAGTTTTCAAAAATAAACCATCTAATACGGATAAAGTTATAATGTAAATATATATCACAACTAATATAATGATATATATTGCCCATAGAGGTAATTTAAACGGACCCGATCCAATTAATGAAAATAAACCGGAATATTTACTTACTGCAATTTCAAAAGGATTTTATATAGAAACAGATTTATGGTTAATAGATAATATATTATATTTAGGACACGATATTCCACAATATAAGATTGAAATAGAATTTTTATTACATATAAAAGAATGGTTATTCTGTCATTGTAAAAATATAGATGCATTGTACTTTATATTGAAAAATTATAATGAAATAGAATGTTTTTTTCACAACGAAGATGAATGTGTATTAACATCCAAAAATCATATATGGAATTATCCTGATAAAAAACTAACTTCTTTATCAATATGTGTAATGCCAGAGAGAGTAAATAAAGATATAGATATAGATAATAATTGCTTTGGTGTTTGCAGCGATTTTGTAGAAATTATTAAACTATCACACACAAAATAACTTTTAATCATAACTATATATTCTATTTAGAACAAATTATTTTATTTTTATAATATAAATGAGCGAATTAGTTTTTACTAAGGACTTAAAAAGAGATGACTATCTTGTAGCGACGTATTTTCTTGAAAGCAAAACTAATTTAGAGAAAGCAGCGTGGGAGTTGGCAATAGGACAAAGTGTAGGAAATCCAAATATTAGAAATGAATGGGAAACTGATTATTTATTTATAAAATATTCATGCAAGGTTATGCACAATATTGATGAATTACAAAATAATTCAGGAATTGTCAAGATTGCATTCCCTGTAATAAATACAAATTGGGAAGAAGATGGTGTCAGCCACCTTCTTTGTCAATTAATGGGTGGGCAAATGGATATAGATAATATTATCAAATGTCATTTATTAAAATTAGAATTTCCAGAATACATTGTTAAAACATATTTTAAATCCCCCAAATATGGAATAGAAGGTGTAAGAAAATATACAAAGACATTTGATAAGCCTTTATTAGGTGGAATTGTTAAACCCAAAACTGGAATCTCTCCTGAAGTTTTATTAGCCATGGTTAAACAGATGGTTGAAGGTGGTGTAAATTTTATTAAAGAAGATGAAATATTATCTAACCCTTCCTTTTGTACCATTGAAGAAAGAGTGCCTCTTATTATGAATTATTTAAATCAACGCATTCTCGACGGTTTTAGTCCGGTTGTTTATGCTGTTTGTATTAACGCAGATTCACCATATTTATTGGATAGAGTCAAAAAAGTTTATGAATTAGGAGGAAATGCTGTTCATATTAATTTTTGGTGTGGAATGGGTTCTTATTTATCAGTTAGAAAATTGACCGAAACGTTTGAGAGAGAATTTTTTATTCATTTTCAAAAAAGTGGAGATAAAATATTAACTAGTGTAAATCACGACTATCATATTGATTGGAAAGTTATATGTCAATTAGCAGGATTAAGCGGTGTTGATTTTATTCACGCTGGAATGTGGGGGGGTTATATGAACGACGATGAAGAAGAATTAAAACAAGTTATGGATATATTGCATGAACATAAAGTAATTCCGGCACTCAGTTGTGGAATGCACCCCGGAATAGTAAATGCAATTGTTAAACGATTTGGTAATGATTTTATGGCTAACTGTGGTGGTTCAATTCACGGTCATCCGGGCGGTACAATCGCTGGCGCAACCGCGATGAAACAAGCGATTGATAAAACATTTGGATCTGAGTATGAATCCGCAATAAAAAAATGGGGGTTGGTAGAATAATTATGTTAAAATAAATTTTATAATATATATGTGTATATTATAAAATGGATAATACATCATCGGAAAGTAACAATATTATATATCATTTAATACAAAAACCCGAACAATGTTTATATGATGCATTTAATATGTTAATGTTTGACAAAACTAATTTGGTTATTCAAAAATTAATAACTAAGATAACTATTTATAATAATGTAAAAGATTTATATGGTGATATATTAGAGTTTGGGGTTTTTAAAGGTGCATCACTTGCGCTGTGGTTGCAACTTAAAAAAATGTACGAACCAAACTCTTCAACAAAAATAATAGGATTTGATTTTTATAATTGTTCCAATACTTTGTCTTCATTAAATGAAAATGATCAAAATATAACATTAATGAAAGAAGTATTGTCGCGCGTAGATGAAAATGATTTAGACATAAATAATATCAAAAAAAAATGTGATAATATTTTAGATAATTCTACAATTTTAATTAAAGGTGATGCTTCTTTAACAAGCAAAGAATTTAACAATAATAATCCAGGTGCAAGAATTAAATTATTATATTTAGATATGGATGTAGAAGAACCTACTTATAATGTACTACATAATTTATGGGATAAAGTGGTAATAGGAGGACAAATAATTTTAGATGAATATGGTCATCATAAATGGGATGAATCAAATGGTGCTGATAAATTTTTAAAAAAAATTCCGAATAAATATAAATTAACATGTACAAATGTTTCTGCGCCAACTTTAATTATTACTAAATTAGAATTATAAATTATACTTTGAAACTATTTGTATAAAATTGTATAATTTATTTTTACATATAAAATAAATTATACAATTTTAACAATCATTTCTTTCTCAAATTCTTCTCTACTTAAAAATGGATCCATATCTTCAAATGGTCTATTTGTAAATGTTCCATCATCATTTTTTATTGCATTTAATCTTGGAACTCTACCTTGAATACAGCAAAATATTTCTAATATAATAGCACCTTCATCATAACTTAAAAATGTGTTTATGGCATTTTCAATATCTTCATTTTTTCTAACAGATATATAGTTTATACCATATGCATTTGCAATTTTTTTTGAATCTGGAAAAGATAAACCGCTACTATAATCTACTCCGAATTTTGCTTTAAAAAAATTGGTTTGAGTGATTTCAATTGCCCCATATGCCCCATTATTAAATAATAATATTTTAAGAGGTAATTTGTATTGCACGATTGTCTGTAATTCTTGTATATTTAATTGAAAAGACCCTTCTCCTAGTATAGGTGTCACCAGTTTCTCTGGTTCAGCTATCTGCGCTCCAATCGCACAAGTTAATTCAAACCCCATGTCACCCTGACTACTATGTAGAAATTTATCATTTTCTTTTATATTCACCATATGCCATACATTAGTAACAATGGATCCAGATGATGCGATAGTTATTTTATTGTTTGGCGCAGCATAATAAAACTGTTTTAAAAAATGATACGGATTAATTCCATTTGCATCGGATAAATCCTTCGGTGTTTCAAATTGCCATTTATTTTTCCAATGCAAACATTTATTATTCCATGAACTATACTCTTTTGCATCAAAATAAAAAGCATCGAAAAAATTATTCAAATCCATATTTATTTTAAGGTCATAATGTGTGTTTGTTTTTTCTAATTCATTTTGATCATTATCAATATATACTATTTTTGCTTCTCTTGCAAACCAATCTTCTCTATACCCCACAATACCCTGCGCCATTCTACAACCTAAAGAAATTAGCAAATCGCAGTTTTGCATTGCAAAATTACCAGCTCTATCTCCAATCAACCCTATCTTTCCACAAAATAACTTATTATCATTTTCTATGACATCTGTTGCTAAAATTGTAACAACTACTGGAATATTATAGTGATTTAAAAACTTTTTAAATTTTTCGATACAATTTCCAAGTTTTATTCCGTTTCCAGCAATAATTATAGGCCTTTCCGATTTTTTTAATAATTCGTATATATTTTCAAAATTATTTACAGAAAAATTATTTTCTATATTCGCTTTTTTAAGTATTGGAATGTCAGTTTCTTCCATCAATAATCCTTGAATATCAACTGGAATAGACAGCCATACTGGTCCAGGTCGTCCATTTATTAGATTATTAAACGCTTCGATTAGTACATCTTTTACTTCTTCAATATTTAAAACTTCCTTTGCATATTTTGTCACGGGTGTTACCATCGAAATAATATCACAATCTGCGCCAGCATAATGTCGCAATACCATATTTTTTGTATTAATTTTTTGAATAGACTCTGTACTTTTCACTTGTCCTGATATAAATAGTACAGGCAAGCTGTCTTGATGAGCTACTAAACAAGGAGTTATTGCATTTGTTGCCGCACAGCCTGCCGTCGTGCATACAATACATGGTTTTGAGTTTGTTTTACTATAACCAACTGCAGAATAACCGCACGCTTGTTCATGATGCTGATAATGAATTTTGTAATTACTATGTCTTCCAAATGAATCATTTAAATGCATAGCAAATCCTCCGGTAATTGTAAATAATGTATCTATTCCATTTTTATTAAAAAAATTTACGATATAATCGCTTACTTTTATTTTCATAATATAAATAACTACGTTATTTATTTATATTAATTCTAACGATATTTATACAATAACACAATAATTTATTCTACTATTCAGCAAATTTACAAATTTATATTTGGTTCCTAACTCTTCTAAAACTGCAATTGTTTCACCTGGAAATGATTTCCAATTCAATTCGTCAAAAGCTATTATAGATCCCTTTGCCATTTTTGGTAATAAATGTTTTAAAGCAGTTTTTGTAGGTTCATAAATATCCAAATCTAGATACAACAAGGAAACAATAATATGTTTATTTTCTTTTAAAAATTCAGGTAGTGTCTCATTAACATTTCCTTTAATTAGTTGTACTGGTGGTGCTGCATAGCAATAACTACCATGAATATCTATTATATTATTCAATTTATCATAACAATTATTTGAAAAGTCTCCCTTTTCCCATTTAATATTGGCTATATCATTTTCATGAACATCAGGAAAACCTTCAAATGTATCAAATCCATAAAATTCACGATACTTGTATGTTGGTTGTAAAATATTATGACAATGTATCAAACTCATTAGTCCGTTTCCAGAACACACTCCCATTTCAATAACTGCTCCAGGAATACCCTGAATCATTTTCATTAATTCATATTTAGCTAAAAATGATTGCATTGAATTAATCGGAGTATATAGTGCAAAGTCTGCGATATGCTTCTCTGGTAAAGCTTGTAACTTATCTATATAAGTATCAAGTTTTTTATTTGATGCCTTGTTAAATAAGATTGCAGGTTGTTCAGAATTTTGCATTTATATATATGCGTATATATATCTTTATACTATTTTTATTATTTATTATAAATTTCCAGAAACAAGTTTTCCCAATAAAACATGTGTTTATTGTCTTCTTTTAATTTTTTAAATACATTATAGATATCACGTACTTCCATTTTATCATATTTTTCAACGATATCTATTGCATATGTGACATGACACCCAAAATACGATGATAAAACATAAATTATATTATAACACAAGTTATTCAAACATTCTTTATAATTTATTAGATATTTGTCACCATACTCTATAATATTAATAAAATCATAGGTTTTTCCGTGATTTTTATTTAAATCCATCATAATTAATTCTGTCTTTGCATTCCCAGAACCTCTACCATATCCTAAAATACAACCATCTATCATATCTGCGCCATATTTAAGTGAGTGTAACGCTTTACACGTTCCATTGCTCATGTTATCATGTGAATGAAATCCAATTTTTATATTTGTTTCAAATACCTCAGTCAATAAAAATTTTACATAGGGTATTAATTTTTCTATATAATCCAAATCAACGGAACCATATGTGTCTGCCATTGTAAAGTGTGTTATTTTTTTTTCTGATATAATTTTGCATACTTCGTATATTTGTTGTCTGCTCATTTTATCTATTCTTCCAATATTAAATGAAATTTCATATCCTAATTCTATTAATGCATCTATTTGTTTCATTCCATCCATTAATTGTTGTACATCAAGAATGTCATCACTCTTATTCTTTGATCCATGATAAGCCATTAAAACACGCACCATACTAATTTTTGACTGAGATTGTGGAATAAATTCTTCAATATCAAATGCATTTATAGTAACCATTACCGCCAATTTGCATCCATTAATATCACCAATGGCCCTATTAATATATTCTTCATGACAAAAGAAAGAGGGTCCATACTTATTTGTTAATTCGAGTTTTTTCAAGTTTCTAAAACCAATTTCCATATAATCTACTCCTGAATTGGAACACGCGATATAACATTCTCTTACTTGCGAATCTGTAAAATGCCAGTTATTTACATATCCTCCATCCCGGATTGTACAATCTAATAATTTCATTATGATATAATAATACAATACATTATTTTATAATGAAATAATTATAAATTTTTCAAACTATTATAATTCTCTAGTATGTTGCTTAAGTTATAATTTTTAATAATATAACTATAATAATAATAACTAGAATTATTAATAAAAATAGTGTCAATCGTTTTTACTTGTGTCATTGCATGTATTCCTGTAACACTATCCTCAAACCCGACCATTCTATTATCTGGAAAATCTTCAACTACCTTTAAATAACATTCTGGATGTGGTTTTTTATTTGTTAATAATTCACGATAATAATTTTTTGAAGATTTTTTTAGTATTGGAAATAATTCAGAAAAGTAATCAATGTTACTTTTTACACTATTTGATACGATAACAAATTTTTTATTTTGTTCGATTATTTTTTCTATTAATTCAAGAGCGCCTTCAATTAAAATGATATTGGTTTTATCACGATTAATGATATCCAAATAATATTTATTTTTTTTTTGTATTATTTCTTCATAGTTTTGTATTCCCAATTCATTTATTAAATAAGATTTTATATTATCGCTTTTAACGGAATGAAATTTAGAAATAAAAAAATCGAAATCAATATAAAAATCATTGCCTAACTCTCTTCTTAAAATATTCAACCATGCATTATAATGAAAATTTTCAGTTTTAACTAAAGTATCATCTAAATCAAAAATAAATAAATCGTATTTATTTATAAAGTAATTCATAATTTATAAATATATTATTATTTATTATAAATTTTATATATTGAACGAGTAATATTGGCTGCTTACAGTTCTTGTTTCATAACTAAGCGCAGGATCCGGTTGAGTTGGAGCAGCAATTGTAATCTCAACATATCTCAAATTTTCGGGTTTCAAAACAAACGCATACCCCCCCTGATCAAAAAACTGGTTGTTTTCTTGTAAATATACATCATTCAGTTGATAACACATGGCAATCATTTGACATCCCGTTTCTCTGCATATAATTGCACTAGGATTTATTGGTGCGGCAGAAATATCGGGCAATGAAATAGTCATATTTTGTTTATTATACGTTTGTAATTCTACAATATCCGGGGTATTCTTTACATCATAATACCGTAATGCTCTCATGAAAACGGAATTGCTTGTTAAATTTACATACTCGTAAAATTCAGGGTTGGCAGAAAAACTTTTATTGCTATTGTCTGCAATAATAACAATTTTTCTTTGTAAAGATAACAATGGAACAGTGCCTAAATTCTGTTTTGTAGAATCTTGTTCATTTTCAAAACTATATTCCGGACCCAAGAAAAGTGAATCATAGTTTTTGAATAATTTAGCCAATGCGCTGTACATTTTTTGATTGTTACTCATGAATCGCAAATGAAAAATAATAGGGTCTTGTGGATTCGGGGCAGTTGATTGTGAAAATGCATAATTATTTATAATCGTCATGACATCACTAAAAGCAACATAATTATAAGTTTCTTTTACATAGTAACTTGAAGAAGTGGATGTGCTTACCACTGGCTGGTCAGCTACCGAATAAATCTCAAAATCTAAGCCTCGAACGCCTTGGCGTAAAACGTCTTTTAATGCGCATGTCCCAACAAAATCGTTTTTATAAGCCCCTGCACTACAGCAATTATATGCGGTTTTTATATAATAATCGCGCAAATTATGTTTGCAATTTGGATCGCTTGTATTTAAAGAATGAATTTTTGTATTTAGTGCGGAGTACATACTGTCCATTGCACTACATTCTTTTGAGAGTAAATTGCGCATATAAAAATAATACACAAGGATACAGATTATTGTTATTAAAATCAAAACAAATAATAATAAAGAGGTTGCATTTTCCTTAAGTAATAAGCTTTGAAAATTAATTTCTTTTATGCTTGATGCCATATTATTCATTGATTTCATCATTGTTTATCTATGCCAATACATTATTTTTATATAATAAATTATTGTTTTATCAAAGTACAAAGTATAAATATAATTAAATATATAATATATTCTTGTATATAATGGCTGGAGGATTACTTCAATTGGTGAGTCAAGGCCAACAAAATATTATATTAAATGGCAATCCGTCAAAAACTTTTTTTAAATCAACATATGCTCATTACACTAATTTTGGTCTGCAAAAATTTAGGGTTGATTTTGAAGGCGCGCGTACTTTACGGCTTACTGAAGAATCAACCTTTACTTTTAAAATACCTCGATATGCCGATTTACTTATGGATTGTTATATATCCGTAGATTTACCCAATATTTGGAGTCCTATTATTCCACCCAATGAAACACAAGGTAATAATGGTCAATGGATTCCTTATGAATTTCGATGGATTGAAAATTTGGGAGCACAAATGATTTCCAAAGTAACGATTACTTGTGGAAATCAGACAATACAAGAATTCTCAGGTGCCTATATTTTGGCATCTATACAGCGAGACTTTTCTACAGAGAAAAAGACATTATTTGATAAAATGATTGGAAATGTACCGGAATTGAACGATCCTGCAAATGCTGGTGCGCGTGTTAATGCCTATCCAAATGCTTATTATACAAATAATCCAGTAGGGGCAGAACCATCACTAAGAGGTCGCACTTTATATATTCCTTTGAATGCATGGTTTAATGCAAAAACACAAATGGCGTTTCCACTCATTTCATTACAATACAATATTTTACAAATAAATGTTACTATGAGACCTATTTTTGAATTATTTCAAATACGCGATGTCTATGACTCTATCAATAATTATCCCTATGTAGCTCCTAATTTTAATTTATATTATATGCAAATGTATCGCTTTTTACAGACACCTCCTGATATTGACTTGGGTGTTAATTCATATACAGATCAACGAGGTGTATGGAATGCGGATATTCACTTGAATTGTACGTATTGTTTTCTCTCCAATGAAGAATCTCGAATCTTTGCTTTAAATGAGCAAAAATATCTTTTCAAGCAAATTCGAGAATCTGTCTTTTATAATGTTACTGGTTCCAATAAAATAGAATTAGATTCCGTGGGTATGATCTCATCTTACATGTTTTATTTTCAACGAAGTGATGCCAATTTGCGCAATGAATGGAGCAATTATTCAAATTGGCCCTATAATTATATTCCGCAAGATATTACACCAGCGCCCACCGACGGTAGTTTTAATGTTGTAAGAACAAATCCGGATGGTACTACAAGTGATGTTTTTATTGGACCCGGAGTGAATACAAATGGTCTTTTAACCGGTTGGATGCTTACAGGAGACTATACTTCAGAAAATACAAAAGATATTTTGATCAGTTTTGCTATTTTACTCGATGGATCTTATCGAGAAAATACGCAGCCATCTGGTGTATATAATTATATAGAAAAATATACACGCACTACTGGAAATGCACCTGACGGTTTATATTGTTACAATTATTGTCTGGATTCTTCTAATTTAATTCTGCAGCCTTCTGGAGCCATCAATATGAATCGTTTTAATAATATTGTATTAGAAACAGTAACGATTAATCCACCATTGGATCCGCTCGCTCAGACTCTAACTATATGTGATCCACAAACCGGAAATATAGTGGGTATTAATAAACCCACATGGCGCATTTATGATTATAATTTTAACATGGTCTTGTTCGAAGAACGTATTAATATGATGACCTTTGTTGGCGGAAATTGCGGACTCATGTATGCAACTTAATATCTATTGCTGGATTTGAATTATGATAATATTTTTATAAAAAAATTATCATACAAATGTAATTATGATCTAAAAATATATTTGCAACAACTGGTTTTGAAACCGTTGAAAGAAGAACTAGCTGCTACAGTATAAGCCCCAAAATTTTCTACATATACCCATTCACCAATCGCTAATTCTGGCAACATGATATTTTCAGAAATTAAATCAATGCTGTCACACGTAGGTCCAAATATGCGGCTCTTGTGCAATTTTCCATCTCGCTCATTGAAAGGCAAAATTACTGGCTTACCATGATCAAAATAAATACAATTAAAAGAACCATAAATTCCGTCATTCAAATAATAAATGATAATTGGTTCTTTTTCCAAGGGTTTATCCGAAATTTTATTATTATTATCATTTTCTTCCCACACCGTTTTCTTTCCAATTACATTAAGAACCAATGTATGTGATTTTTCAGCAAAGTATCGCCCGGGTTCCGCAATAAATTGAATTGTTTTATCTTCTAGTTCTTTTCCAAAAAAAGTCTCTATGCCACGATTTACCTCTTTCGCAATATCTTCAAAACTAACCTCTTTATCTGTACCTGGAAATCCTCCTCCTAAATCAATAATATTTATATATATTGCGAGTTCTTTTGCAAGATCGACTGCTTTTTTGCAATCTTCTATTGCATGATAATAATTTTCAGCTGACATGCAACCGCTTCCTACGTGAAAACTAAAACCGGTGACATCCAATTTTAAAGTTTTTGCAATAGTCAAAAGTTCTGAAACCTGTTCCAATTTACATCCAAATTTTTTATTAAATTTACACATACTTTTACTGTCATCTACAGCTAAACGCAGAATGAGTTTAGCGTAAGGATGATATAGTTTTATTTTATACAACTCTTCTTCACAATCAAATGTCATACAATCGACGTCATTGGCTCTTGCATAACGAATTTGCGATGACATTTTGCACGGATTGGCAAAAATAATTCGCGTTGGATCACTTGTAATTTCAATAATTGTTTTTATTTCATTCTCACTAGCACAATCAAAATTGGCACCAAGTGATGCAAGTGCTTCTAATAAAACTGGATTGGGGTTACACTTAACAGCATAATATGGTTTTATATCCGGCATAAATTTCATCCAATTAATAAATGATTTGGTAATTTCACCCAAATCAATCAAATAAAAAGCATGCTCGCTTTGATTTTTTTCCAGAAAATCATTAATTATATCATATATTTCAATATCGCTGCCATATAATTCTACGTCATATTTTTGTAGGAAAGCATTATCCAAGGATTTAATATATTCGGACATTTGTCTAATTAATAATTCTTTACTTTATATATTTAGATCCTTTCTTTTAAAACAATATAAAAAAATAACGATTATTTTATAAACAATGTCGAATGATCGATCTACTATTTTATCGGGGTTTAATGATCATTTTTTGGAATTTATTACTGATATAAATAATGTGTTTCCAAAAGATGCAGATATTTTAGCTGCTAAAAATTCTCTTATTCTTATTCGTAAGGCAAATCCAAAGATTATTATTGGCATATGGTATTCTTATATTGTTATAAAATACAAAGATGCAATAGAATCGGGTGATATCGGATTTTTTTTAGAAAAAAATTATTCGGATGATTTGAATCAAGCGGCAAATGCAGGAAAAATTGTAGAAGCAATCGATCGTTTGCGTACCCCAGTTAAAATGATGAATCCAGATGATCAGAAAAAGACGATGAAGTATATTCAAAATTTGACCAAATTGGCATTTTTATTTCATACCACAGATTAAAATTGATAATAAAAACATATAAACATATAAATATATTGTATATAGAGTAAGATGTCCCTTTTAACAAAGTTATTACATTATGTTATGTTGTGTTCCGCAAAACATAACATCGATTCGTCGCATGGATTAGATCATAGTATGAGTATGATTCATTTTACGAAAGAAATTTTTGAACTAGAACTAGTAAAGAAGGATACTTTGAAAAAACAAGAGAGATTGATTTATATTTCTGCTATTTTACACGATATGTGCGATAAAAAATATATGAAAGAAGAAGATGGAATTATGAATATTACAGAGTTTTTGTGTCAAGAAAAAATAGAACCATGGGAAACTGAAGTTGTTAAACAAATTATTACCACGATGTCTTATTCAAAGGTGAAAGTTAGCGGATTTCCTAATTTAGGAGAATTTCAAGATGCTTATCATATTGTCCGAGAAGCAGATTTATTGGCTGCTTATGATTTTGATCGATGTATGGCATATCGATTGAATAAATCTGTAGGTTCAGTAGAGGAAACATTTGTTGAAGCATGTGAATTATTTGAGAAACGTATTTTTAAACACGAAGAAGATGGATTATTTATAACAGATTATGCAAAAAATAATCATATGGATTTGCAAGCAATAACTTTACAACAAATGGCTCGATGGAAAACAGTCATTCGAAATATAAGATAATAAAAAATATGATGATATAGTATGAGTAAATCTGATGGAGTATGGGTATTAGTCTTTGATACAGAAACCACTGGTGTGGGACCGGATTATAGAAAACAGCTTGGATATGATGGAGCAAATAAAGTATCATCTAAATTGGCCAATGGTGAAGGTTGGCCAGAAAATATTGCAGTATGGGATGAATCCAAGACATATATTGCACAAATAAGTTATATCATGTATAATTTAACAACAAATGAATATAAAATAATAAATAAATTTATTTCTGATATTCCTGAAAAAGTTGTTGATGAATTGCTAGCTAATGAAGAAACAACACATCCGATTATTTTGGCAACTTTGAAAAAAGCGCGGGATGCATCGGCTTTTGAAAAGGCGACAATTTTGGAAGCAATGACTATATTTATTGCTGATTGTCAAAAAGCACAAGTCGTTATTGCACATAATGCAGAGTTTGATCGAAGATTGGTATTTTGTGAAGCTGCAAGATTAATAGGTTTGAACGTAGAATTATTTGATATTTTTTTAGCAAATCAGCATAAAATGTATTGTACCATGTGCGTAGCAAAAGATATTGTAAGAATTGATTCAAAAATTTTTAAAGAAGGAGATATTTCTAGAAGAATCCCTTATATGGAAAGGAAAAAAATATATCCAAATGGACCGAAAGGCAGATATGAATTCACTGAAGTAGCTGCGTTTAAATCTCCTGCTTTATGGGAGGTATATGATCGCATGTTCGGATATCCGCCCGATGATAGTGCGTTACATGATGCGCTTGTAGATGTTGTCGTTTGTTTAAGAGTCTTTTATCGATTATGGATGACTGGAAACACGAGTTCAAATGGTCCAATCAATATTCTTGTTTGTGGTTATGGAGAACCCGATATTTATGAAAAAGACCAAGATACTGGTGGAAGAATTTCAGAATATATTCGTGCCATTACTCCACCTGGTATTGATCCAGGAGGAAACTTTGATCCATCTTTAGGTTTGGGTATTTGTTTTATAGAAGGCCAACTCTATGGACGCATACCTGGTAAAAAAGTTTTGACGTGGCAACAACGCATTCAAATGGAAGAAAATCGAGAAAAAGCATTGAAGAGAAAGAGAGACATAGAAGCAGTAGCAGAAGAAAAAAAAGTAACGTCTGCAGAAAGAAAAAGAATGACATCAACAGAAAGAAAAAAAACATCAACAGAAAGAAAAAAAACATCATCTGAAGGAAAAAAAGTAACGTCGGCAGAAAGAAAAAGAGTAACAATGTCAGAAGAAAAAGCTGGAGGCAAAAGACGATCTAAAAAAATAAAAATAACAACCGGTAAAAAAATAAGAAAAAGAAATTGTACAAGAAAAGTTAAGGTTAAATATACTCACAAATAACAGCTTCAAATTCGGTATCTTTTTTTTTTTCTATGATTTTAAACGGCTTTCCACAACCATAAATTAAATTTTCATTTATTAATTTTTCACATAGTACCTGTTCTGCATGTGGATCCATTTGTTTTCCACTTTCAATAAAAACTCCATGTCTAAAAATTCGGCAATTTAATTCTTCTATTACAACCGGATCTTGACAATGAGGGCATACAACGATCAACATATAAATACTAGTTATATACTATTTATATTTATATTTTATATTTTATTTAAATATAAAGTTTGTAGAACCAAGTATTTAAACAAATAATTTTATATCAAACATATACATGGCTGATATGAAAGAGGAAAAAGAGAAACGGGAAGAGAAAGAAGACGAGAAAGTAAAAGAACCTGTAGAAATTCCGGCAGAGTTTCAAAAAATTATGAAAGATTTTATTAGAGATATTACAGTAACATTTCCAGAATATCAGCTCATTGTTAATAAGTGGTGGAAGACGGATATTGAATCAGCCGAAATAAGCCAAAGTAGTATAGAATTTATCTTTAAGCACTCTTTAACGGTTTATCCCGAGAGATTTTTTGATATTTTGTATAAAAATCCGGAAATGTTTTCTGAAAAATCAATGATTAATACAGAATTTCTCCCGGGAATCAGCTTCAAGTATTTATGGTCTTGTGAAATTTCCGATGGCACTCGAGAAACTATCTGGAAATATTTGCAATTGATTATTTTAGCCATTGTTGGATGTGTGAATAACAAAGAAGCCTTTGGTGATACATCCAAGATATTTGATTCCATCAATGAAGATGAGTTTCGCAATAAGCTCCAAGAGACTATGGAGGGAATGCAAAACTTGTTTAAAAATGAGGAAAATGCAACATCATCTTCCGGTGTCAATATGGATAATATCCCTTCAGCAGATGACATTCATAGTCATCTTAGTGGAATGATGAATGGAAAATTAGGAAATCTGGCAAAAGAAATTGCTGAAGAAACGGCGGGCGATCTTGATTTGGATATGGAAAATATTACAGATATGAAAGACGTATTTCAGAATTTATTCAAGAATCCTGGAAAACTAATGGGACTTGTAAAAAATGTAGGCGAAAAATTAGATTCTCGTATAAAATCGGGTGAAATTAGTCAAACTGAACTGCTAACTGAAGCAACAGAAATGATGGGTAAGATGAAAAATACCCCGGGTATGGAAAATATTCAAGAAATGTTGAGCAAAATGGGAATGCAAATGCCCAATATGGCTGGCGCTAGTCGAAATGCTAAAGTGGATGTAAATGCTATGGAAGCAAAATTAAAACAAGTTATGAAAAAGGCAGAAATGTCTGAAAAAATGTTGAAGAAATCGGAAGAGAGGAAAAAGGTACAGGAAAAAGCTGCATCAGATGCTGCAGAGGCAGCTCTAGCAGCTTCGAAACAACCAACTTTTACAGATGAACAACTTATTGCCATGTTTAGTAATATGGAGAAGCCTACAAAAACACCAAGAGTTTTGAAAGAGGACAAAGATAAAAAGAAGAAGAAGAAATAGAAAGAAGAATAGAAGAAGAATAGAAGAAATAGAAGAAATAGAAGAAATAAAAGTTGATTTTGTTATAAAATTATTACTTCTAATATATATATAATGACAACAATTTCAACACCATTTTGGGGAAATGATCCATCTATATTATTTGATAAAAATGAAATAGTTCAAATATGGCCAATGCCTACTATGACAATGGAAGAAAAAATGAATGCTGTTAGTCGAATGATTATCCTTCTTTCTCTTTTAGGATTTTTATGTACATTCTCGATTCGATTTCTAATAATTGGTATTGTAACATTGTTCATCGTATGGATTTTTTATCAATCTTATAAGTCAAATAACAATAAAAAAAAAGAGGGGTTCTTTCAAGATGGAAGAAATCAGTCTTCACAAATTAAAATAACAAATCCTGAGACACTTGAAGTAAATCTTAGATCTGAATTTGAAGACATAAATAAAAAAAATCCATTTAATAATGTTCTTTTAACGCAAATTAATGATGATCCTCATAGAAAGGCTGCGCCTCCCAGTTTTAATCCTGATGTACATGATGATATTAATAAAGAAACCAAAAAAATGATTCAATATTTGAATCCTGGTATTAAAAATACGAACAAACAATTGTTTGGTGATTTAGGGGAAAGATATCAATTTGATACGCAATCGCAATGGTATTTTTATTCTACCCCCAATACCAAGGTTTGCAATGATCAGGGAGCATTTGCTGACTATTTATATGGAAATATGCCGAGTGCAAGAAATGGAAATGCATTTGCATTGGTACAGGACAATTTGCGATATACTTTATATTAAATATATTCTATTCTTAGTACTTTTCTTTTTTTCTTTTTTAATTTTCATTTTTTGTTTAGGTGATATCTAAAAAATATTCTATAATGTATTATTATAAACCATGGCATATGTTTATAATTATACTTTTGATAATTTAAGCAGAATTGGTAATGATGCATGCACACAAGATCAAAATACAATTCAAAATATAAATGCATCAAATTACTTATTGCAAAATTATTTCATCAATGATTGTTCCATGAAGCAACCCATTGCTTTAGCAACAACTCAGCCAGGTATTATGTATAACGGCGGAAATGGCAGCGGTGCAGGAGGTTGCAATATTGATTCTAGCTCTAAATTATTAATAGGAACAATTCAAACGCATCCAAGATGCAAAATTTCCCTCTTCCAGCGTCCTTTTGCAACAGTTCCCTTTTTAGGTCGTGGTTCCGTAGATCCTATTTTAGAATCGCAGATTATGCAGGGCGAACTTTTAACCAATAAACGTTCTGTCAATAAATTGTCCGAAAAAAGCGATATTAAGTATCAAATTACGCCCTTGATACCCAGTGTAAAGGATCGCGTTACGAATCCAGCATATTCTGTGGAAGGCGTTGCTTCTGAAGGATGGATACGCGGCGGTATTCCATCCCGTGATTTAACACGCGATCGTGATTTTTATAATGCACATACTCCCAATCAATATGCTTAAAAATATTTTTATAGTTTTTATTTCAGATGTATAAAATAAATAATGATAGATTTTTCTGTCTATCATTATTCTACACGATTTTCTTCCTCTTTACAGATCACAACTTCTTTTGCCACTGCTTGTATTATTTTATTATAATTTTTGAAATCTTCTTCATCATCATGTCCGCCCATTGATTCATTTACTATTTTTAGAAACTGTTCATGAACTACTGATTCTCCATCTTTATATTCTGGATGTTCTTCTTTCCATTCTGACAATTGTTTTATATTTTTATGTGCAACATGCTTAATCATTGTGGTTATTTTTTCTTTATTATTTTCCTTCTCCCAAGCATCCTTATCTTTTACATAAATTATTTCTCTTTTCATATCGCTGCAATGAATCGGACGTTTAAATTTGTCCAAGTTGTGCAAGGCATTTACAATAATATTACCGATCCCTTTTGCATAACCAAGTTCGCCGACCCTTTCAAGATCCGTTATTTGTAACTTGAGAGAATCGACAAAATCCATAATATTCATTGCATCTTTGCACTGTTCATTTAAGAAAATATTCAGATTAAACTTGTTTTTATTTGTCGTATTATAGGAATTCGTATTTGTTGTATTTCCTAATCCTTTTTCCATAAGTGCAACCATCTGTTTGTTTTGTTCCGCCAGCATGCTACCAAATTGATTGTTTTGTTTTAATAATTCTACAATCAACTCTTTATCAATAGGCGCTTTCTCTTTCTCTTTCTCTTTCTCTTTCTCTTTCTCTTTCTCTTTCTCTTTCTCTTTCTCTTTCTCTTTCTCTTTCTCTTTCTCTTTCTCTTTCTCTTTTTGATCGCATGTTTTTTTATGTCTAGACAATCCCGATGCATATACAAACTGTTTCCCACATTCGCATGCAAACATGGTGTGGGGCTTTTTGGGACTTTTCGTTATCATTTTGTTATCATTTATTACCATTTTGTTATCATTTGTCCTTTTTTGATGTTTTACAGTTGATATATGGCGATTAAAATCTTTTTTATTGCATGTATTATAGTCACACAATTTACATGAAAATTTTAGGGGTAAAACTGGGGATTTAGTTACCATATACTATGATAAGAGAAAAAACCCCTAAATCTTTTTCCAAAAAATATATAAAAATTTACAATCACAAATATTTTTGCCAATTTTAAAATTGAGACGATTATGGTCTGGTGCATATTTTGCATATTTTTTTCCCAAAACTTTTTTCGGCCAAGTGATTTTGGACATTTTTTTTGTCCATTTTTGAAAAGTCAAAAATACTTTGGAATATAAAATATGTTCGTTTTTTGACATAGACTGAGAATCTGGGTTTTAAAATATTAATTATATATTTTAGATCTAATACAATTTCTAGTCAGAAAATCGGACTAGAAATTTAAATATTTATCATATATAAAATATTATTTATACAGAGTTGGTCGCACTTTTTAAAATAGTAATTTCAAGACGCGCGCCATCTGTCGAACGACGCGTTCTCCAGATATGAGGTACGTATGTTTCTTGATCTGGTGTAATAGTATCATCCGCATATGAAACAACTGTGGCTATGTCAGTTTTTCCATACGCAATATATTGACTATTTTGAACTCTATTACATGTGTAAGATGCGCCAGTTTCATCTATAACAATATAATATTGTTGCTGTGCATAGTAGTTACTTGGTATATTTATTCCATTTATACTTATTTGCTTGAAATTACCCCAAGTTCCAATTTTTGCATTTGTAATTTTATCATATAAATTTGCATAGGAAGTTAATAATGTATATTTTTCTTCTTCTATAACATAATTTTGTGTTGATAAAATTTCTGAATATAAAGCATAACCTTCTATAATTGACGTATATTGTTGAAGATTATCGACAATGATACTTTGATTTAATAAATTTGCTGAGAATTGAGAATCTGAAGTAGCATTTTGTTTTGCAATTGCATCTGCCTTAGTTTGTGCATCTTGTTGAGAGATGGTTGATGTGGCTGTTGCCGTTGCACTTGCAGTAACTAAAATCCCATTTACAGTAGATGAAGTGCTTTCTTGACTAGACGTTGCCAAAAAATTAGACATTATACTATTGTACAATATTATTATTATACAATATTTATTATTATTTTATGCAGAGTTAGTTGCAGATTTAAGAATAGTAAAATTAAGACGTGTTGCATCGGGTCTGTATGTTTTCCATATATAAGGTATGTACGTTCTTGTATCTGGTGTCATGCCAGTGTTAAAATGAGATGTTACTAATTGTATATCAGTGCAACCAATAGTTGCGTATTCAGTATTTTGCAATCTAGTGCATGAATAAGTGGTGTTGGTTTCATCCATAACAATATAATATTGTTGCGTACTAAATACATTATTTGATCCTACTCCATTGATGCTAGTATTTTTGAAACTTCCCCATCTTCCAATTGGCTTATTTGTAATGCTATCATATAAAGTAGCATAATATGTTGTTATTGTATAATCGGGAGATTTTTCAGTATAACCTGGTCCTAATAATGGCTTCATATTTTTCTGTGTTGGTAAAAGTTCAGAATATAAAACATATCCCTCAACAATCGGGTCGTATTCTTGAAGATTATCAACAATGACACCCTGATCTAATAAACTGGCAGAAAACTCAGCCTCTGATGCAGCATTTTGTTTTGCAATAGCATCTGCGATATTTTGCGCATCTTGTTGAGAGATGGTTGATGTAGCTGTTGCTGACGCAGTTGCGCTAACTTGAATACCATTTGCGGTGAAAAAAAATCCTTCCTGACTAGAAGTTGCTGAAAAACTCGACATTATAGGTTATTCTAATATTTAATTTTTAACAAAAAAAATAATTCTAAATTTTCTGAATTTTATTATATTTATTTATACAATATTAAATATTACGCATTAATAAATAATACAATGTATAACAAAGATTTTGTCTGCACTTATCCTTATTATAATGAAGTATTGCTAAAATATTGTCCCACCCAGTTGGAACCAGATTTTATGAAAGAATATGTAGATGCTTATTCTACCGATGATCTAAGCGATTGTTTATATAAGGCGAATTTTTTGGAATCGTTTTGTTTAACTGAATATCATGAAGAAATGATCAATCAAGAATTAGATATATTGTATAAACTTTTTTTGACGAATGATCGATTTAAAGAGTGTATGAAAAAACTGGCAAATAAATATATTAGTGAAGATTTATATACTGGATTTATGCTTTTATTTTCATATGACTATTTTTTTTTAACACATGTTTGTGTGTGTGAATTTTTAAAAACGAGTGAAATGCCATCTTTATCAAAGTTGGAAGAATATATTAAAAATACTTTAAAATAAAAATTAAAAAATTTAATAGTATTATAGTAGAAAAGGATGGCATCGACACGAAGCAATAATACCCAAGGTAATTATTATTTAGAACAGAGAGAGTTTAAACAATCGGAGAATTATACATTGTATGAACATTCTCAATACGGTTCAGCTTATTCGACGAATCTTCCAGGGAATGGTTTAAATCCTGCACAAATTCCATGGAATCAACTTTCAAATAATGCAGTAGAAATAGAATCTTTTTTATTTGGAATCAATTCTACAAATTTGGTGAAACCGGCTCCGCCATTGGTGGCCGAATTGAAATATCTAGACAGTGTAAATATTTTTAAGAAGGAACCTACTTTAATACCAGAACCATTAGTTGTTTTAAAAAGTCAAAGACCTTTCCCTTGTCCATAAATTATTTTATATTAGAATTTTATTTAAATATTTTAATACTACAATAACCGCATGAAAACTATAGGTATTTCTCTTGGAAATGTTTGTGAATCGGCTGTGTATGGGGTTCAAAAAGGATTAAGAAAAACGGAGGCGCAAGGCTATAATATTTGTCCATTTGATTTAATGGTCTCAAATTATAATGGTATCATAGAATGTATTAATGATGACTTTCGATATTTTTGTGATCCTAATTGTTTGAAACTTCAATCGCATGGATTGACGAATACAAAATATAACTTTGGTTTTAATCACGAGACTCCAGGACATGCTAATTTATATTTACATGAAAAATGGCCTGAAGGATCGAATCATTTTATTAATAATAATTATCGTCATTTTATTGAAAGATACAATAAAAGAATAAAATCATTCAGAAAGTATTTATTAGATCCTAATAATTTTATTATTTTTATTATTCAATTTGTAAATGAGCCGCATCCTGAGAAAAATTTGCAAAGATTAAGAAATTCGCTGGTCACAAAATATCCAAAATTAAAATATGATATTCGAATAATTTCGTAAAAATTATTTTAATATAGTAATTATACATATATGAAAACTATAGGTATTTCTCTTGGAAATGTTTGTGAATCCGCAATGTATGGAGTTAGAAACGGATTAAGGGAAACGAAAGCGCAAGGCTATAATACCTGCCCATTTGATTTAATGGTGACAAATTATAATGGTATCATAGAATGTATTAATGATGACTTTCGATATTTTTGTGATCCTAATTTTTTAGAGCTTACAACTCATGTTTTATGTAATACAAAATATAATTTTTGTTTTAATCACGAGACTCCAGGACATGCTAATTTATATTTACATGAAAATTGGCCCGAAGGAGTAAATCATTTTATCAATAATAATTATCAACATTTTATTGAAAGATACAATAAAAGAATAGTATCATTCTGGGAGTATTTATTAGATCCTAATAATTTTATTATTTTTATTATTCAATTTGCAAATGAGCCACATCCTGAGGAAAATTTGCAAAGATTAAGAGATGTACTTGCCAGAAAATTTCCAAATTTAAAATATGATTTTCATGTAATTCCATAAAAATTTGTATATCTAGACAGTGTAAATACTTTTAACAAAGATCACACATTAATGCTAGAACCAGTAATTATTTTGAAAAGTCAAAAACCGTTTCCTTGTCCTTAAAAAGATATAACTCATTTTATTTTTTCTAATTATTGAGAAAAAATGAAAGATGCATTAAAACTAAAATATAAAATTAAAAGACCCATTCCAAAATATAATGTATAATATTATTCTTGTGAATAAATATAATGTAATTCTAATTCTAAATCATTCATATGTGCTAATTGCGGATTATCATTTCGAAAAATGGAGCGATCAAATTGTGGAAATTTATCTCCTATATGCATTGGTCGTCTTTCTCTTATACTAGAACTTAGTAAATGCTCATAACATTGAGTATTATTAAAGGATCTTAAATCGGGATTTAATGCACGATATATATCATTATTTACAGCAATCATGCTAATATAACTCAATATCAAATTCATATATTTATTTGGTAAAAAATCGTCTATTTGATGATTATGTAAATTGTGAATAGATTGATCATAAAGATTTCTTCTATTTTCGCTATCTGCATTTCCACGATAATGTTTGTTATTACATTCTTCTAATGATTTAAAAGTATAATGGTTTATTTGAACAATATCAGTTGTATAATTATGATTAAATGCACTATTTAAATTATTATCTTTAATATCTTTAATCATATACCCTTGTTTCATAACAGGAATATGAGGATTATTAAAATAATTAACTGTATCTGGTTTGCAAATTACTTTAATATGTCTATCTTGGTCATTTTCACAATGACGATACTTATCAATTATTAATCCATTTTGTTTTGTATTATGATAACTTGTTCCAAAAAAAAACCAGTTAATCCCTATTGCATCTTTGTCTTCATGTTTTTGAAGTAATTCAGTCAAAGTAAATGTTTGTTTGGGTACAATATATTCATCTCCATCTATTACGGCCAACCAATGAATATCGCTTTTATAATTTTTTATGCAATGATTATACGCATTCATTTGCTGACTTTTTCCTGGAAAATTAATTACAGTGCAATATTTTTTAAAGAAAAAATTGTGTAAAAGTCTATCTTTAATAGGAATTTTACTTTCATTATCATAAATGTAAATTTGTGATGCTCCTAAAATAATATTGTATATTATAAACTCCTCTAAATTGTCTTCATCTTTTATAATACAACATACGGCAAAATAATGTTTCATTGATAATTTATTAATATATTATTTTTTTTATATAAATTTATTCTCTTTTAAATTAGTATATTACTATAATAATAATGGCAAATACAAGATTTTTCTATGATAGATGTCGTGTTGAAAAACAATTACAGGAATCAACTGATCAAGGGAAATGGATTTTAAATGTTCCTGGAAATGGAGACCGACCAGATTATATTGCTGATCCACAGATACGCATACAAAGTTGGGGCGCCAATTTAATGACAAATTCAGTTGATTTGGAAAGCGAACTTTTAGGTGTGAATCGACGTGCTGGAACAGATTGTTTAGGAATAGATCAATACAATAACAAGAAATATTCTGTTCCTTCAAAAAAAATGAATTACCCTACAAATACTGTTCTTACAACAGAACAATCGCGCGTGATTACACCGGCGTGGATGGTTAGAGATGTAGAACAAGTAGATTGGTATTATCCTCCATTAAATCCTCAAGAAAATACGTGCATGCCATTTTTAAACAATGTAAGTACGCGAATTTTAGAAAAAGATTATTTTGTGCAAAAAATACCGTGTTTAAATCAAGACACTATGCTTTTTCCTGTTCCATTAAACTTTCAGCCACAACAAACAAAAGTAGTCAATTAATAGTTACACTGTAAAGTATTATCATGAAAAAATAATACTTTATATATATAATGGAATTTGCAATCCCTTTAATCGCATTGGGTGGAATGTATGTAGCATCTAATCAAAAAAAAGACTCTTATACAAAATCTAAAAAAAAAGATTCTGAAAAAAAAGATGATCATGTAAAAGAAAATTATACCAATATGGGAAGAAAAATAAATTATTTACCAAATACAGATATTCCGCCTCAAAATTATCCTATTCCTAATGAAACTGAACTTGTCAATACAGTACAACGATATTCTAATCCTAACGTTGCAACAGATAAATATTTTGATCAGAATTTATACGAAAAAAATCAGAATAATGGAGTACGTGTAGGAAATAATATCCAGGAAATCTATTCACTAACCGGTAATTACTTGGATAGTTCTGAATTTAAACATAATAATATGGTTCCTTTTTATGGTGGCAAGATTAAAGGACAATTATATAATGCAAATACGGCAGAAACTTTGTTGGATAATATGGTTGGTTCAGGATCTCAAGTGACTAAAAAGATAGAACAAGCGCCTCTTTTTAAACCGCAAGAACATATGCAGTGGGCGTATGGTGCTCCTAATATGAGCGATTTTTATCAATCACGGGTGAATCCCGGTATGAATAATGCAAATGTGAAACCATTTGAATCAATTACCGTCGGACCAGGCTTGAATAAAGGTTATACAACTACTGGCAGCGGTGGATATAATTCAGGCATGGAGGCGAGGGATGAGTGGTTGCCAAAAACAGTAGATCAGTTGCGAGTTGAAACAAACCCAAAATTAGAATATTCTTTAGAAAATCATGAAGGTCCGAGTTATTCCCATGTGCAAAATCGAGGAATATTAGGAAAAGTAGAAAAATATCATCCAGATACATTTTTTATTCAGACACAAGATAGATGGCTTACTACAACAGGTCAAGAAAAAGGACAGGCATTGCGTCCAGTTCAAGAAGTGCATGGAACAAACCGTCAAGTAACATCACAGTCGTATGTGGGAACGGCTGCGCCCAATGAGGTGGCTGGTTATGCTCCCTCTGAGTTTCAACCTTCTAGAAATAATGTTTTGCCGGCAAAGGCTATTTTAGGGTCGGCTGCAGTGGGTCGTGGCGAAATTTGTAATCAATCGCCTATTAATAGTTTGACAAATTATTCCAATAATCGCTCTACTATTGTGCAACCAGATACGATGCGATCTGGATTTAGTCGTGCCATCGGCGCCGTTATTGCGCCATTTACTGATATGTTTCGCCCTACACGCAAAGAAGAATTCGGACCTAATGTGCGAGTTTATGGAGATGCAGTTAGTGGCGTAGCACAAGGATATGTCTATAATCCGGCCGATATTACACCAACAACAATCAAAGAAACCACACTTTATACGCCGAATTTATTTATTGATGCAAGTCATACAAATGGTACGGGTTATCTTACTGCGGAGCAACAACCCATTTTCAATCAACGAGACACGACCAATTGCAGTACTATTGGAAATGCAGGAGGAAGTTCCACAGGTTGGGGAGAGATGAGTCATGAAGCTGCTAATAATCAGCGAAATAATGATGTAAAACAAAGTACGGTAGCTAGTTGGACGAATCATGGAAACTCGCAGATCTTTAATCAGCAAATGAATGTAAATGTGGCAAGAATAGATTCTGATCGCGATAATACGCGAATGTGGGTTCCTTCTCATATGCCACAAATGCCTATGAGCAAAGAAACATATGGTAAAATTCGAACTCCACAATATTATAACGAGTGTATTGGTTGCGATCGCATAGAACCAGACCTTTTAACAGCGTTTAAATCAAACCCTTATACACATAGTTTGACAAATTGTGTATAGATATCTTGAGTTTTTATACTTAAAAAAGTATAATTACGTTCAATAGCTACTTAAATTGTAATGACGTATGTATAATTATGTCACTACAAATTCATGAAACAATTCTTGAAAAATTGGAATATTTTCGCAAAATCCATAAAATACCTAATATTATTTTTCATGGTCCAACGGGTTGCGGAAAGCGAACTATTGTAAATCAATTTATTAATATTATTTATGATCATAATAAAGAAAAAATCAAAAATTTTGTCATGTATGTGAATTGCGCACATGGAAAAGGGATTAAATTTATACGAGAAGAATTGAAATTTTTTGCAAAAACACATATTCAATCGAATGGAGGAGATATTTTTAAAAGCGCTATATTATTGAATGCTGATAAATTAACAATAGATGCACAGTCGGCGCTGCGTCGATGTATTGAATTATTTAGTCATACAACTCGATTTTTTATTATTGTAGAGGATAAATATAAATTATTAAAACCTATTTTGTCTCGATTCTGTGAAATTTATGTTCCTGAGCCCATATATCAAGGAAAAATAATTAATCTGTATAAATATAATTTGAACAAAACTTTCAAGTTGGACAGTATTAAAACGGGAAGAACTGACTGGTTGAAAAAAGAGTTTCAAAAATTTATTTCGGGTGAAAAAAAATTGCTGCATGATGATTTGACGCAGATTTCAGTAAAATTGTATGAAAAAGGATATAGTGGGCTTGATATTATTCAATTATTGGAAACATCTTCCTTGTTTGACTCTTATATTCCCACGGCTAAACGATACGATCTGTTATTTGCATTTAGTAAAATTAAAAAAGAATTTAGAAACGAAAAAATTATTATAATGTTTATGCTTCATTTTTTGTTTTTGGATACTGAATTTAATTTAGAAAATATGTCTTTTATGTAAAGTAAATTTCGTGAAATCTTTGTAAAAAAAATATTGATACATTAAAAATGGATGATTTTAACGTATCTAGTTTGCACGAGTCTAAAAATGAGTGGGGATCACGTTTGCTTACTATTCTAACACCTCACGTTATGGAAGGATTGCGATCTATTTTTGATGAAGCCGTAAAATTGTGCAAGGAAAACGGAGAAACCGATAAATATTTAATGACATTTCAAAATTTTATTACTAGAATACCCAAGTGGAATCAAGCAATTATTGAAAAGGAACGAGCAAGAATTGTGGAAAAAAGTGCATGCACTTATTTGGAAGATTTAGTAACTTGTGTTCATATCATTCAATTGAAAATATTAACATCAGTTCGTGTTGGACAAAAACAAAAAAAGATTGATATTAATATCTTGAAATTGGATGATTTTATTCATAAAGTATATATTTATGTTGCGCGAAAGGTGTATAAAAATGTATATTTATTTGAACTAAATATACCTCCTCTTCAAGTACAAAAAAATTATCGAGAATTGGAAATTATTATTCAAGAATGTATTTTGAATACAATTCGCGATAGTGTTCCTGTGGAATCTATTTTGCGCGCCTATATGGACGAAACAATAGAAGAAGATGTAGTAGAAGAAATTAAGGAACAATTAATTGAAACTCCGGCTGAAAAGGTTGAAACTGAAACAGAAATTGTTAGTGAAGAAGTTACGGCTCCCATCAAAAAACAACTTGAATCGGAAATAATGACGGAGAATATGGTTGTAAAAACAGAGGCTTTAGAATTTCCCGCATTGTCTTCCGATGACGGACGTTTGACATTTGACGATGTGGATTATGCTGTTGATACTCAAAATAATGAAGAACAAATTAATGCACCCAAAGATATTAATCGATTGGAAGAAATTAGTCAAATTAGAAATGCTCAACGGAAATTAGAAGAACAAATGGATGAAGACAATGATGAATCGCAAAATACAAAGATAAAAATTTTCGATGAGGGCGCAAAACTAGATCATTTAGATATCCATAGTATTGAAGAACCAAGTCTCAATTTAAATTCTGATTTACTTTTAGGCGATATTGAGGTACTTACTTAGAAAAAAGAAAATAAAAAAAATAATATTGCGTAAAAATCTTTACTGAAAAGTGATAGCATAAATTAAATGGCAAACACTTTTATTGTAGCCGGTATTATTTCAATTGTCTATTTGTTGATGAAGTTTGGTGAAATGCGTTTTATAGAGAAAGAAAGTAAGCCGTTAAAATACCTCATTCGAGATTCTCTCTTGGTTTATTTTAGTGTTATTGTGGGTATATTTTTTGTAGATCAATTGAAACCTATTATGGAAGAAGGATCCTCTGCTACAATAAATCCATCGGTTTTTACAGATAATCCAGCATTTTAATATAAAATCTGTATTACATTATTTTTCAAATACTTTTCTATACTAGAATATATAGAGACAATGGAGAACGGTCGAATGATGTTGTTGCACGCAACGATCATTGGTATTATATTATATATATTTATGATTTTTGTACTCGGTCAAAAACAAATAGTTGCTGAAAACCGAAGTATTTTGTTGGCTGCTTTTATATTGGCATATATGATTTTATTTGGTCATGGATTACCGACGTCGATGAACAAAAATTTATTTTGAATATGAATATATTAAGAGAAAATATGTAATTATTTTTTACATTTAAAACGGTACAAAAAACCAATATAAAAATAAGTATTATTTTTATCCTACTTAATTCATGTTATATATTTATCGCAAATACACGACAAATATATAAAAATATGATATATACACAAAATCGCAATCCAAGTACTATTTATGCGTCGTCTTCTACAATAATCAACTTCTTTTTGGGTTTCATGACTTTTTTTACATTGTTTTGATTGCTCGTGCTAATTTTTACCGTCGGTTTTACTTCTATTACTTCGTTTTCTAATTCTTCTTCTACTGTTTTATTTGATGACGGATTTTTTATTTGGTTGATTTCTTGGTGTGTTAATCCTATCAACTTGTAAAACTCATTTTCTGTAATATCCGTAATTCCTAATTTACGAATGTCTGGAAGATATTTGAATGCTTCATTATCTAAAAACGATTGTCCGTATTTAGAATAATCACTAATAACTACGCTAATGTTGAAATCCATTATTTTTTTAATCAATTCCAAATTGTCCGCTAAAATATAAAACTTGTGATTTCCAGTCAAACTTAATTTCCCTTCATCAATAAACGCTCCTTTGAATCCTCTTTTATTTGCAATAATAAGTTTGCGTTTATTTGCGTCTGGGTGTTGTTCAGTTGTTTTTTTAACCAAAATGCCTTCATTTAATGTATATGTATCAACAGCCCACATATCTTCTAATGTATATTCATTTGGTATTTTTGCTTTTACTCCAGATGATTTTATGGTCTTTATTTTGTATTCTAACTCGCAATTATGTTTTTCTATAAATTGAATAAGTTTATCAAATATACTATGGAACGCTAATGGAATAGAATAGTTTTTATTGAGATATTCAAGCGATACTGTTGTAAGTTTCTTTCGTTTGATTTCGCTAACAATCTCTGTTTTTTTATTTTGTGTATTAAGTGTGTTTTGTAATATGTATAATGAAATAGGAATATCAGCATTAATCATTCCTTTTGATTGCGAGTCGTCCCATAATTTCAACCAAACAATATGTTTCTCCAACATCTTATTATGTAGCGAATGACTTTTTTTCAACCAACTTAATGGATTAATGAATACTAAAAATCCATTTGGCTTCAACCATTCAAACGATTTTTCAATAAACTTTGTCCAGATGGTTTCATTTTTTTCTCCCAACTGTTTTCCAGTATGCGAACGAATACCTCCTTTATTATATGGCGGATTTCCTAAAACTACATCAAAACTATTGAGTTGTAATCCCCATACACTTACTATATTCAATTCTAATGTATCGCCTTCATAAAGGTTCAATTTGAACTGGCCATTCACATTAAATAATTGATGACAAATAAACACATTTTTCTTGTTTAATTCACTCATATACAACATATTTTCTATGATGTGTTTTTTGCGTTCTTCATTATTTGATATTTGCGCTTGTAAGCCTTCCATTAATTTTAAATAAACTGCTACTGGAAAATTACCCATACCAGATGCTGGGTCAAACCATTTGAAGGTAAGTTCTGTAAATATGCTTCGTCCATTTTCTTTGATATAGTGTTTATCCAAATTATCTAACATTTCAAATATCAAAGACATCGATGTAAATACTTCGCCGTTTTCTTGCTTCTCTTTTTGCTTTGGTTTCAAACAACTATCAATTAATTCTAATAATTCTTTGGGTTTATCAATCAAACTTTGTAAAGACATTTTAAATTGAATTGCTATATTATATATAGAAGTGTTCTTCTTAATATATTTTTCAACAATTTTTTCAATCAATTTTATAATATCTTTTTTGCTCCACCAAATAAACGACTGATCGTTAAATACACTTAATAATGATGGACTACTTTTAATAACATTCAACATTTCTAAAATATCCTTATCTTCTGTATTCATAGTTAAAATGCAACTTAATGGAAGAATAAACGGTAATACATCTTTGGTTAAGGAAATGTTTGCAGTTTGACTATCTAGTTGGTCTTCTGTTTTTTCTTTTGGTTCATTATCATGGTCATCTTCATTTTTAACTATTTCTTTTCCGTCTTGTAATGGTTCATCGCTTTCTTCGTCAAATTGAACTTTTATATTTACCTTTTCATCGCCAATCGAACTTGTAAAGTATTGATTTAACATTTTTTGGTCTTTTGTATCCAAATCAATAATGTTCTCCTCAATTTTCCTCAATAATATTTTTAGATTATTGATTGGGTCTGTTTTCCAAATATGTAGTAATTTTTCTACCAATTTTGTTTTGTTTTCTTTACTTTCAAATAAATCACTATCAATATTAATCAAATTGTTTTCTACCAAATAGGCAATTTTTTGCTCTACATTCAAATCTTTTTTATGCGTATTATAATCTAATAATGTATTAAGCACTCTGGAAATATTCAAATCTACAACAAATCCCATTTTTTTTTGTCCGCCGTTTATTTTGTCGTTTTCTATATTATTTATGCTTTCTGTCATGCAGCGATACATCATTTGAATAATTTTATCACTAGATAGAATATCGTTAAATAGAAAGACGATATCAACAAAGGGTAATGTAATTCCCAAAGTTAATTGATTACCGGCCAACAAAATCAAACCATCTTTTCCATCTTCTTTTGCCTTCAATTCCCAGTTTTTGATTTCTTCTTTGATGTTTTTTAATTTGTATTCTTTTTTTGAATTAACTATTTTCACCTCGTAGTTTCGTAATATTCTATTTTTAAACATTCTATCCTTCAAATGTTCGCTGACTTTGTTAATTGTCATATTGATCCCAAAAGGTAAGAACCATAATTGACTTGTAAAATCACCATTATTCAATTTGGTTCTGCTGTTAGATTTTATGCATTTTTGTTTTATTCTGCCAAATATTGATAAATCTTTTTTAGGGTAGTCTTCCTCTTTGTTGCTTCCAGTAATGTATGCCAGCATAGTATCAACTTCATTTGGAAAATTACCACTTAAAAGGGTACTATTTGAAAACCCATAAGAAGTATCCTTGATTCGTTCTTTGATGACTTCGTATCTTTTTCTATCCATAATATTTGTGATTAATTCCAAATCTGGCATTTTATCATATACGCCCAACTTGGTTTCTTTATTCTCGTCAGTTAAGAATAATACTACATCTTCGCCGTGTTTTTCTACTAATCCTTTAATGTTTCTTTTTTTACATAGTTGTTCGTCTTCAATATCCCAATAAAACTGACAATCTAAAGGTATATTCCATTCGCATAAAGGTTTCGCATAAGTCGCCGTCAAATACAATTTTATTGTTTTTTGTGATGAGTATGATTGTAAAATATTTTTAGACATTTGTGTTGTTCCGTGAAAGTGATTCTCATCAAATACGATAAAATCTAAACCAAGTTGCAGTATTGATTCCACTTTTTTTTCAAATACATAATTATCTAATAATTGTTTGCTTACAATAATAATATTATTATCTTGTAAAACCATGCTATTAAAATCGACTCCTTTTTTTATTTCAACAATATTTATCCCAATAAAGTCCCTAAACTTGTGGAACAAGTCATCTGTAAATTGAGATAAGGTTTCGGTTGGGGCTGGCGTAATAATAAGGGAGTTTAACGATGCATATTTTTTGTGGTATTTTACAAATAATCCACCAACACAATATGTCTTTCCAGACCTTGCTTTTGCTCCTAATAATAATTCTTTCTCGCCCTCGTCAATTTTTCCCATCTGTTTAGATGTAATCAAATCTTGATGAAATCTCAACTCTAATGGTATTTTTGTATTGCAGAATATAGAATTAATTGCATCAATACTAACGTCTTGTATAGCGTGTTTTAGATTTTGAAATCCAATTTCCAAATCACTCAAATCCAAAATATGATGGATATTATCTTTAATATAGTTATTTGTGGATTGGCATGATGAAATCACATTTAATACTTTTTGTTTATTATTTACAAGTAAATAAATATCGCATTCTTTGTATTTGTGTGCGTGTTGTTTTGTAATTGCTAATATTTTTTCAACATCGTAATTGTCAATAGATTTTTTACTATCATCTAAGTAAAACTTGGATGACATAAATACCCATTTTTTAGTAAATTTATCCTGTAATGTGATGTCGCTTGAACCTCCCTTACCTTTGCTAAATATTAGCATTTTTTGTAAATAAATTTCTAAATTATCAACTTTTTTCAATTTACATGTATTGATGTTTCCTTCGTAATGGTCGTATTTGTCATTTGACAGAAGAGTAATAAACCCAAACTTAATTACATAATCCCACATTTTTTCAAATAGATTGCCACATTTAGATTGCGTTTCCGCCGTTGTTTTACCTTTTACAGATTGTAAAAGGTCCGCAAACGTATTGACCTGTTTAATTTGGTCATATAATTCAATTCCGTTCATTTTTGATATATCTATTCAGTATTATACTATCTTTATTATTTATTAAAAACAAGTCAATTTTTTATTGAATTTTATAGTTTTCTGGTTTAACTTGCTCTATTGAAGCATCCATATTTTTACGAATTCTATACAAAATAGTTTCAGATGATATAAGAGTCAATATCCATGATTGATTCTTTCTTATCCATCTGTTGCTTAGTAATGATATATTTTGCAAACTCTTTTCTCTCCAATTGTGATTGAGGAGTATGTTTATGGACTAAACGCGCGATCATTTTATACAGTTTAAAATCAGGATATCTCTCTGCTCCATTATTTTTATACATAATATTAATTCCATTATCATCTAAACACCAGTCATTCACAAGTTTTACAATAGGCGAACAATTGGCTATATTTTGAGGGCTTACATCTTCTATATCTTCTACAACATAATCAAAGAGAGAACAAGCTAGACGGCAAAGATCAAAGCTGTAATTAGGTTCTAATCGGGGTTTCTTCTCGTCAAAATAGGGTTCTGTATTGTATTGCGTTGCGGCATCGGCGCCCGGTTGAAAACTATCACTGCAAAATAATTTGTCATTGCATTTATAAATGCTTCGGCCAAAATCGATGATTTTAAAAATTCTGCCAAATGTTGGAACTCTGTAATATGTCTTTTTATAACAATAGTACAAGTATTTCTTGTTTGTTTTATTGTACATGATATTATTTGTATGTAAATCATTGTGCGTAAAAGAAAATACTTTTTGATACGTAAGTAATATCATAATAATTTGCATGAGGGCGGAAAACCATTCAGTTTCGGGTAAATTGTCGCGATTAGCTAGCAATGTGTCAAATGTTTCATCGCAACATTCCATGCAAATGACTTCTATGGGGAATTTAGATATAACTGCTTCCACCTTTTCTTCTTCTAAAGAGGTATTTTCATCAGAGTCGTTACTTTCTTTACCTGTATCTTCTTCTTCATCTCCATCTTCATCTTCTGTGTCATCGTCTTCATTTGTATTTGTATTTGAATTTGTATTTGGTTTTTCATCGTCAGAAGTATGTGAAGTTCTTGAAGAACACGTAGAGTTTGTTTTTATGGTTGTTTTATGATGTATATCTTCATTTACCATTATATCAGGAATTTCTAGAGACATATCTTTCATATCCTGTAATGTTACTATAGTATTGGACTCCATAGCGCTTTCATGATTTTGCAAAAAAAGATCTTCGTATAATTCATCATTGATGCTTTGAATAGAAAGTGTAGATTTACTGGAATGATGTTTATCAATGATAAGCAAAGGTTTTTTCATATTCACATCATTCGATTCGAGCAAAAATTGATAATCTTCTACATGAAATAGACTATTTTTATGCTGTTTGAAAAAATCGGATCTGTCTAGATATTCAACATCATCAATAACATCGATAGCAAAATTATTTTTAATAGAGAGAAAAGATCCATAATAATCCAATCCATGTACAAATCCAGCGCGATGTAATAGCATGCTAGATAAATACACGAAAAGTCCATCCACATATGATGCATTGTTGGCGTCTAATAATTTTGGATGGGTATCTCCTTGCACTGAATTATATTTGGGCAAAGTAAATAGTTCTGGGTCGTTGATATTATATTTACCAATAAAATACTTGAATGGGTCTAAAAGAGGCGCCATTTTGAAAAAGACACGTTTTTTTTCGGTATCTTCAGGAAGTTTTGTATTTCGAATTTCACAAGTATAAATGTCCTTTGTATCGTGATCTTTTTTGATAATATTTTGTATATAATAGTTATGATTTAAATTAACAGAATTATAATTTGTTTCATTTAATGAAAAAAATTTATTGTATATGGGTATATAGTTTTGCACATTCGATAAATGCAATCCGTCTTTTTTTTGCATTTGTTTAAATAGATCGCCATTCTTCCTTTTTTCGTAATGAATCCTTGGTTCCATTCCTAAATATTATATAAAATACTTTAAAAAAAAAGCGATCTGAACTTATTTAGCATTATGGATTCGTTGCACATTTAATTCCTTTTTCTAACTATTTTCTAGAATGACGCTAGAGTTGAAGAAATTTGATATGAAAACAATCAGTTTTAAGCCAAATGAAGCAAAAGGCCCAGTTGTTGTTCTCATTGGACGTCGTGATACTGGTAAATCATATTTGGTGCGAGATTTATTGTTTTATCATCAAGATATTCCCATTGGCGTTGTTATTGCTGGCACAGAAGAAGGCAATGGATTTTACGGAAAAATGGTACCGAAACTATTTATTCACAATGAGTACAATACTGCGATTATTGAGAATATTTTAAAGCGACAAAAAACTGTTCTAAAGCAGATCAAAAAAGAGATTGAGACGTATAAGCGAAGTTCTATCGATCCGCGTGCTTTCGTCATCCTGGATGATTGTTTGTATGACAACACGTGGTCGCGTGATAAAATGATGCGCCTCCTTTTCATGAATGGCAGGCATTGGAAGATCATGTTAATCATCACAATGCAATTCCCTTTAGGCATTCCTCCCACACTGAGAACTAACATAGATTATGTTTTTATTTTGAGAGAACCTTATATCGCGAATCGGAAGCGCATTTATGAGAATTATGCGGGCATGTTTCCCACATTTGAGTCGTTTTGTCAGGTCATGGATCAATGCACGGAGAATTATGAGTGTTTGGTCATAAACAATAATGCAAAATCGAACAAAATATACGATCAGGTCTTCTGGTATAAGGCGGATTCGCATAACGACTTCAAATTGGGGTCGAAAGAGTTCTGGGAACTCAGCAAAGACATGAATTCTGATGAAGAAGATGAGAAATATGACCCGAACAATGTGAAAAAACGCGGCCAAGGTCCCAAAATCAGCGTAAAAAAGACGAAATGGTAAAAAATCTTGCTTTAAAGCGGTTTTCTTAATCTTGCTTTTACATAAACCGCTTTTAAATATATAAAGCGCTTTTAATAGCTTAAAGATAAATTGACTGTCAATTCTATAACATGCAAAAGGAGGAGTTAAACATTGTCGATCTGATCGAGAAGAACCCGATAGCTAAGCTATCAAATACATATAATAGCAAACTTTTAACCAAGATTCAAGAAACTTTTACTGGATTTGAGCAACAATTATTTGTTAGTAGCTTTTATTGCTATTTACATTATGACAAAAATACCGATTTTGTTGTAGATTTGGACAATGTATGGAAATGGTTAGGATTTGTATCAAAATTTAATTCTATAAGAATGTTAGAGAAACATTTTAAAGTTGATTTGGATTACAAAACCGCTTCTCAAGTTGGAGAAGCAAGTTCAGAAAAAAAACAAAATGGAGGTCAAAATAGGCAAATCATGATGCTAACTATTAAATGTTTCAAATCTTTATGCTTGAAAGCGCAAACAAAGAAGGCATCGGAAATTCACGAGTATTATATGAAAATGGAAGAAGTCTTGCATGAAATTGTAGAAGAAGAAACAGATGAGCTTCGTAAGCAATTGGAACAAAAAGATACTATTATTCTAGAGAAAGAACAAGAAAAGCAAAAAATTACAAAAGAGAATCAAAAGGCAGTAGAACAAGCAACTGTTGCACAATTTCCATTAAATACTGAATGTATCTACTTTGGGACGATCGACAATACAAATGAATCAGGTGAAAAATTAATCAAATTTGGACATACCAACAATCTTGCAACAAGAGTGATGGATCACCATAATAAGTATGATAATTTCATTCTTGTGGCGGCATTTCGTGTTCAAAACAAAGTAGAAATTGAAAATCTTATTAAATCACACCCAAAAATTAAACGACAAATTCGAAGCATAGAAGTAAATGGAAAAAATAAAACAGAGATTATCGCTTATGATGGTACAAGCTTTACTATTGAAAAGTTATCAAAACATATCAGAGATATTATTCACTCCAAAACATATAGTATTGATAATTTTAATCGTGTATTACAACGCAATGAAGTGTTGGAATTGGAAAATATACAATTAAAAGATGCTCAAGAAAAAAGAAAAATGGATACTATACAGTTAGAAGTTGAGATAAAATATCTAAAAGAATGCATTGAAGCACAACAAAAAAAACTAGATTCGATTAATATAGAAGAGCAGTGTGTCTATCAAAATGTTTTATTACCAGAAGATGAGCTAACAAAAAAGTTTAACGAGTTTATTGCAGATTCTTGCATTGTTCGACCAGATGTACAAGAGCACTCTGTTAATTTAGAAGGGCGATATCGTCTATGGAGTCAAGTAAAACCAACAAAATATGTGTTTTATGCTTTAAAGAATTATTTGGATACAAGATTCAAACCAAAACGAATCAATAACATTCATGGTTATGTCGGAATTAAATTGAAAACTATAGAATATAAAAAAATGCATATAGATTCTGATATACAAACATTCCTCTTTCAAGTGTGCAAGTTTTCTGATTGCGGTAAGATTTTAAATTCGGTTTTATTAAAAGAATATCAAGATTGGAAGAAATCTGTTAATAAAGAGGTAAAGGAAAAAGAACACGATATGAGAGAAATAAAGGAATATTTAAATTCTTCACCATACGCTCTCAAAGCAACGGTTTGGACAGATCAAGGCAACAACGAAGGCTATTATGGTTTATCTCTTCGTCGTGATTCTGAAGTTGTAGTTGC